TAGCCCCACTGTTCGTCCATTTCCGCGCAGACGATGACGTCACTGCCCGGCTGTATGCGCGAGGTTACCGACTGCGGCCTGAGTTTTTTAAGTGACGTAAAATCGTGTTGAGGCCAACGCCCATAATGCGGGCGGTTGCCCGGCATCCAACGCCATTCATGGCCATATCAATGATTTTCTGGTGCGTACCGGGTTGAGAAGCGGTGTAAGTGAACTGCAGTTGCCATGTTTTACGGCAGTGAGAGCAGAGATAGCGCTGATGTCCGGCAGTGCTTTTGCCGTTACGCACCACCCCGTCAGTAGCTGAACAGGAGGGACAGCTGATAGAAACAGAAGCCACTGGAGCACCTCAAAAACACCATCATACACTAAATCAGTAAGTTGGCAGCATCACCCGATGCAGCTTTCGTCAATCATGACAGTTATGAGTTTTCCGGTTACTTATCCATTTTTGCCAGCGTGTTCCGCAACATCTGTTTTACTGTTTACACAGCACTCTTCACGTAAGAATTCGATGATAGCTTCCAGTATTTCGTATTGAGAGACACACATGAGCGTTCGACTCTCCCGGTTTTGTGTGACGAGCCCTACTGATACCAGGGCTGAAATATGATGACTTAACGTTGATGAGGGAATGCCAAGCTGCTTTTGCAATTCACCTACAGGCAAACCTTGTTCTCCAGCTTTTACAAGATGTTTGAATATGAACAAACGGGTCGGGTGACCCAGCTCTTTTAGTGCTTTAGCTACTTCTTCCAGTTGCATGTGACAACCCTCTGTCTAATGATATTTCGATAATACCAGAAATATCTTGACCAGAATTATATTTCGATTATTCTAGAAACGTAGATTTTGTCAAGAGGGTTTAGTATGAATAGTTGGATTTCTATGCTGCAAGATGCCGCAGAGATGTTTTTGTTTTTGGCCGTCGAGCTATCTTTGCTGTTTATTGTCATCAGTGCCGGTGTGAGCCTGATAAGGCAAAAGGTCCCGGACCATAAAATCCAGCAATTGATGGGGGCGAAAAAAGGAAAAGGCTACCTGCTGGCCTCGTTGTTGGGAGCCGTTACCCCTTTCTGTAGTTGCTCAACAATTCCAATGCTACGAGGGTTGTTGTCGGCGAAAGCAGGGTTTGGTCCGACACTCACTTTTTTGTTTGTTTCACCGTTGCTTAATCCCATTATCGTGGGGTTAATGTGGGTTACCTTTGGCTGGAAAGTAACTTTGTTGTACGCGATCATCGCTGCCGGTGTCTCAGTCCTTGCCAGTATCGTATTGGATTTACTAGGATTTGAACGTCATATTGTTGATCACAAAAACTCAGCATCAAGTGGTTGCACCACGAAATGCGATGATTCCGAAGCTTCGGTAAAAACGTCGGCGGGTTCCAGTTGTTGCAGCACTAGCTCGACTCAATTGCCTTTAAAAACGAGTTGCTGTACTTCATCAGCGAACCCCATAATTAACTTAAGGACGGTAAAGAACGAGCAGAACGTATCAGCGTGTTGTTCATCAATATCATCTGAACAACCAGCTGTTAGCTGTTGCAGCAGCGAGAATCTGGGCAATGTGAATCTCACAACGAATACCACCTCTGGCCCAATAAAGTTAGCTATGAAAGATGCCTTACAGCAGTTTAAGGATGTTCTGCCTTATCTTTTGTTAAGTGTATTAATAGGTTCATTTATTTATGGCTTTATCCCTTCAGAGTGGATTGCAGCTCATGCCGGAGCAGATAATCCCTTAGCCATACCGCTGAGTGCAGTTGTTGGTATTCCGTTGTATATCCGCGCAGAGGCAGTGATACCACTTGCATCAGTGCTGATGACTAAAGGAATGGGCCTGGGGGCATTAATGGCCTTGATAATCGGTAGTGCTGGAGCGAGTTTGACAGAAGTAATACTGCTTAAATCAATGTTCAGAATGCCTATGATAGTCGCTTTTCTGACAGTAATCCTGGGTATGGCCATACTTATGGGGTATCTGACCCAATTGCTTTTTTAATAATAATAGTAAGGGTCTTCTGGTTTCATGTTGAACAAAGAAGACCCTTTAGCTTCTGTAATCCATTTAATCAGTCTGAATGAAATAGATTATAAATTCTGCTCTGCATACCTGCTTAACCAAAGTCTCATGATTCTGATTGTCGGTACAGTGCCTGAATGTGGCATATCTGGGAGGTGCTGTACCCTGTTGCATCTGCCGTTTCTTTCTTGACCTGCCGGTAGTAAAGTACCTTTTGATGCCGTTCCTGAGCGACCTGTTTTCCCTGATATTTACCCAGCGTATGTGCGAGTTCAACTCCCTGCTTTTGGCGCTGGCGGTCAATTTGCTCGACCAGCAAAATATCATTGCGGTGACTGTCCATCAGTAAGCGACCCAGTTCCGGTCGGTCAAGTTTTGTACCGCTGATATTCTCCCGGTAGTAACTGGCTATTTTATGCCCCCGCTCCTAAACAAACTGCTCCAGCATCTCTTTTGCCCGATCGGTGAACTGATCTTCCGTCTATGCCCTTAAATAAGTGCTGATGAACATTTTTTCACCGCATTACCGCATTTAGGTTATTGCATTTAATCTATCGCATATAGGCTATGTCGTTCATTGTGTGCCGTCACGTTTAGATTATGGTGTCAGGGTATACCCTTATGCGATAACCATTTTTGTTAAAAATAACGCATCGAATAATTTATGAGGAAAACTATATGGCAAGGAGGCAGATTCTTTCTCTGTCGGAAAGAGAATCATTACTGGCATTACCGGACGATGAGTTAACGCTGACCCGAATGGCCTATTTCAGTGAGCATGATCTGGCGCTTATCAGTGCTCACCGTAAACCCGCCAGCCGTTTTGGTTTTGCCGTCCTTCTTTGCTATCTGAAAAATGTCGGCTTTGCCCCGGATAAAAAAATCTCTCCCTCTGATGCGCTGCTGAAGCATATCGCCAGCAGGCTAAAGCTTACCGGGGATCTCTGGCCTGCTTACCTTTCCGGCCGGGATACGACCCGGCGTGAGCATTTAACCGAACTGTACCGCTATCTTGGCGTAAAGGCGTTCACCGGCAAAATACAGCAGGACTGTATTACGCACCTGTTATCGATGGCGACGCGCACCGATAAAGGCATTCTCCTAGCCGAAGAGTTACTTGTCTATCTCCGGCAGAACAACGTGATAATCCCCGCGATTGATGTCGTGGAGCGTACCTGTGCTGAAGTCATGGCAGGCGGCGATAAAATCGTATTTCAGACCCTGAATGCCCCGTTAACTCCGGCTCACAGGGATGCCCTGGATCATTTACTTGAGTCATCAGATAATCAGCCTTCCAGGCTGACATGGCTTCTGCAACCGCCGGGTAAAATCAATGGTAAGAACGTGCTGCAACATCTTGATCGGCTCAGCAGCATTGAATCGCTGGCATTACCTGAAGGTATAGATCGTACCATTCACCAGAACCGGTTGCTGAAACTGGCGCGGGAAGGCCGAAAGATGAGTAGCCGGGATTTGACCCGATTTTCAGCTGCCCGGCGTCATGCGATCCTGGTGTGCGTGCTGGAAGAAGCCAGAGCCACACTGACAGACGAAGTGATTGAGCTGCATGAGCGAATGCTGAATAGTCTTTTCAGCAAAGCCAAACGAACACAGGCTGAGCGCCTTCAGCAGACCGGAAAGCTGATCCAGTCAAAACTGAGGCAGTACATCGATGTCGGTCAGGCGCTGTCTGATGCCCGTGATTCCGGTGGCGATCCCTGGCTCGCAATAGAAAACATACTCCCATGGGCTGAATTTGTCGCCAGTCTGGATGAAACACGCCATCTCGCCAGAAAAAATAATTTTGACCCGCTGCATATTATTACCGAGAAATACAGCACATTACGGAAATATGCCCCACGCATGTTGTCCGCTTTACAGTTAGTCGCAACCCCGGCAGCGCAACCTCTGGCTGATGCACTGGTTGTGATCAAGGATATGTACCGGAAGCAGTCACGTAAAGTTCCGGCGGCAGCGCCGCTTGAGTTTGTCCCTGAAAGCTGGCGCAAGGTGGTGATTACACCTGTGGGTATTGACCGGCAGTACTATGAGTTTTGTGCACTCAGCGAGCTTAAGGGGGCGTTGCGCTCCGGGGATATCTGGGTTAAAGGCTCGCGCCGCTACAAAAATTTTGATGATTACCTCATACCCGAGAAGGACTTTGACAAACTCACACCGGCACTGCCACTGCCCGTATCTGCTGATTATCATGAGTACATTACCAGCCGTATGACCCTGCTTCAGTCCAGACTTGAAGAGGTCAATGCCATGGCTGCCCTTGGTGAACTGCCCGATGTGGAAATATCCGACAGGGGCGTAAAAGTCTCTCCGCTGGATAACTGCGTTCCGGCGCAGGTTTCACCGCTGGCAGAGCTGGTTTACAGCATGCTACCGCGACCTAAAATCACGGAAATTCTCGATGAGGTAAACAGCTGGACGACGTTTACCCGACATTTTTCGCATATAAAAAATGACATTACCCGTCCCGATACCCGCTTGCTCCTCACCACCATTCTTGCGGATGGCATCAATCTTGGCCTGACCAAAATGGCAGAAGCCTGCCCCGGGAGCACCAAATCATCACTCGAAGATATTCAGGCATGGTACATCCGTGACGAAACCTATTCAGCCGCTCTTGCAGAGCTGGTAAATGCGCAGGGGAAAAGACCGTTGGCGGCATTTTGGGGAGACGGAACAACGTCATCATCAGATGGACAAAATTTCAGAACCGGCAGCTCAGGCCGCTACGCAGGGCAGGTTAACCCGAAATATGGGCAAGAGCCTGGACGTCAGTTTTATACCCATATTTCGGATCAATACAGCCCGTTTTACACCTGCATAATCAGTCGGGTCAGGGATTCAACCCATGTTCTCGATGGCTTGCTGTACCACGAAAGCGACCTGGAAATCAGGGAACATTACACCGATACCGCTGGTTTCACCGATCATGTCTTTGCCCTGATGCATCTGTTGGGATTTGCGTTCTGTCCGCGAATCAGGGATCTCCACGACAAAAAACTGTTTATCAAAGGGAAAGCAGAGAAATACCCGGCGCTTCAGTCACTGATATCAACGACCAGCCTGAATCTGAAAGAGATCGAAATCCACTGGCGTGAAGTGCTGCGTCTGGCAACCTCGATAAAGCAGGGAACCGTGACGGCATCCCTGATGCTGAAAAAGCTTGCCAGCTATCCCAAGCAAAACGGACTTGCCAAAGCACTGAGAGAAATTGGCCGCATTGAGCGAACCCTGTTTATGCTCGACTGGTTCCGCGACCCGGCTCTGCGTCGGCGGGTACAGGCGGGGCTGAATAAAGGCGAAGCCCGTAACGCGCTGGCGCGTGCGGTATTTATGCACCGACTGGGAGAAATCAGGGACAGAAAACCGGAAAATCAGAGCTATCGCGCCAGTGGACTGACGCTGCTGACGGCTGCCATATCCCTGTGGAATACCGTCTATATGGAAAGAGCGGTCGATGCCCTGAAGCGTAAAGGGGTGAAGATCAACGAGCAACTGCTGTCGCATTTGTCGCCGTTGGGCTGGGAACACATCAATCTGACAGGTGATTATATCTGGAAAAGCAACCGGATACCGGCTTCTGGTAAGTTTCGTCGGCTAAGACCAGCTAAAGTCGAAAGGTCAAAAAACAGCCTTAACGTACAATAATTTTCGATATCCAAACTGACCCCTGATATTGCGATTCTCGCCAGGCGGGGTCAGCCAACTTTTCCCGTTGCCGAGCGATCGCTCGTTCTCTGGCTGCCTTCTGCCACTCGCGGCGCTGTTCAAGTTTTTGTTCGATTGTTTTCATATGGCAAAAAAAAGGCGGCCTAATGGCCGCCAATGATGTCAAGGAGTGAAGTAATGGCAACGTCTTCGTAGTTGACAAAAACTGCGGCTAAATTATAGCAATCAATTAGAGCAATGGCAGATATTTTGTTTATCGCGAATCACATTTTTTCACTTCAGTACCTGTGTGCTATACTCCTTCTTGATTGATTGGATGCGGAATACAAACCCGCTCTTTTGTGCAGCCTGGCTCCTTGCCAGGCTTTTTTTTATTTCATCATGGAAGCTGTTAACGCTTTGGACCTTGCTGAACTGATTGAAAGGGCATTGTTTACCTTACCCAGGAGTTCGCCAAATTCCCCCATCACTCTAGTAAGCCCGCGCCGCGCTTCCTCCTCCGTTGCATTCATCACAAAATGTTCAGCACTCCGCATGCTTTTAACGGGGAACGCAACAGATATCGAGTCGATATCAGGCATCCTATCGCTCAACTTTACGGTGACAATGACAGATGGTGACAGAATATTAGTGCTTACAGACAGCACTACATATTTTCCGTCGATGTTGAAATCCTTTCTCATATGCCACCATAAATATCAAAGAATTAGAGCAATCATTTACGCGTTAATGGCTAATCGCCATCTTCCAGCAGGCGCACCATTGCCCCTGTTTCACTATCCAGGTTACGGATATAGTTCATGACAATATTTACATTGGTCCAGCCACCAGCTTGCATGATCTCCGGTATTGAAACTCCAGCGCGGGCCATATCTCGCGCGGCTCCGACACGGGCACTGTGTCCAGACCAGGCCAGGTATCTCTGACCAGAGTCATCCTTAGCGCCGTAAATCAATCGATGAGTTGCTTCAAAAATCCCTTCCAGGGCGCGAGTTGATAGCTGGCTGGTGGCAGATGGCGCGGCAACACCATTTTTTCTGACCCGGCAAAACAGGTAGTTATTAGGATCATCAGCTACACCAGAGACAGAAATCCATCGCTCGACCAGTTTAGTTACCCCCAGGCTAAGTGCCTTCTCTACACCTGCGGCGCTAACCAGCGTTTTCGTTCTGCCAATATGGATTAACATTCTCCCACCGTCAGTACGTGAGATATCTTTAACCCTGATCCTGGCAATTTCTGCTATACGTAGCAGGGTATTATAAGCAATCCCAAGAAATGCCAGATTACGTATATCCTGGCAGCGATCGCTATTTTCCATGAGTGAACGAACCTGGTCGAAATCAGTGCGTTCGAACGCCAATGCCTGTTTTGCACGCTCACCGGCATCAACGTTTTCTTTTCGGATCCGTCGCATGACCAGTGAAACAGCATTGCTGTCACTTGGTCGTGGCAGCCCGGACCGACGATGAAGCATATTTAGCTGGCCCAAATGTTGCTGGATAGTTTTTACTGCCAGACCGCGCGCCTGAAGATATAGAAGATAATCGCGAACATCTTCAGGTTCTGCGGGAAACCATTTCCGGTTATTCAACTTGCACCATGCCGCCCACGACCGGCAAACGGACAGAAGCATTTTCCAGGTATGCTCAGAAAACGCCTGGCGATCCCTGAACATGTCCATCAGGTTCTTGCGAACCTCATCACTCGTTGCATCGACCGGTAATGCAGGCAAATTTTGGTGTACGGTCAGTAAATTGGACATTTAACACTCAGATAATGGTTTTAAGTAAAGTGTACAGGATCGGCTCTGCCTTTACCTGTTTATGGTTCTCGTCATAGAAACGCCAGCGACCGCGCGTGCGTTCTATTTTCTCTTCACCGCGCGATAATGACAGTTGACAACTATCACGATCAAACCCTTTTGCCCGCCAGTAACCACGGTTTTTCTCAAGCTCAAGATGAGTGGACACTTTAGCAGCTGAATATCCCATTTTTCACCTCTGATTGATTGGTGGTGCTAAGTGCGCTACGCGAAATCTGGAGCACAAACACTGCCAACATTTCACAGATTTTACGTAGCGCAACCTTGATCAAATGATCAAGTGATCACTATTTGACCTGATAAGGTATTGAACTGTATGGATTTACAGGTAAATTGATCATGTTCAATAACTCTTAAGATAACTTCGTATAATGTATGCTATACGAAGTTATCAGGTCCGAAGAGGAGTTTACGTCCAGCTGTGCACAAAAATCAATAATTATTAGAGCAATAAATTTAGAGAGAAAAATCCCACTCCACCAGCTAAAAACTGGATTGTTTTTCATAGTTGTTTGACAATTGCTCTAATAAATTATAGTTTTGCCGACGTTACGTAATACGACTTTGGATTCACTATTTAATGTGTCTTCAGCGTTGTAGAGCGGCTCAGAAGGAAATGAGCAAACAGGGAAACCTTATACAACGGCATTACAGCTATGCATTGCTCATCTTACACACAGCGCAATGTTGTTAGATTACCCCAGCATGGATCATGGGTGAAACAGTAGGTCAGAGCTTCAGGCTCTGTGTTGTCAATACAGTGAGGCATAATTATGGCTTTCATTCAACCAACCATCGACGACGTTAGACATTGCTCTAACGCTTTATCTGTAGACCCTGCCGAAACCGACGCTGCCCGCGCCATTGCTGAACACTACTCAAAGATATCCAATCAGGAGTACCGCATCACCCAAGACGACCTGGATGACCTCACTGACACAATCGAATATCTCATGGCAACTAACCAGTTGGACTCACAATAAATGCACTAATAAATCTATTATTTTTGTTTGATCCCTCTATAATATAGGTCAGTAATGACCGGTTTTCTCAGCCGGGCGTTATTGACCATGTCAATTCTGGAGGAGGATCAATGATAAATTATGTCTACGGCGAACAACTGTACCAGGAGTTCGTCAGCTTCAGGGATCTCTTTCTAAAAAAAGCTGTTGCACGCGCCCAACACGTTGATACAGCCAGCGACGGTCGTCCTGTACGCCCGGTTGTCGTTCTACCGTTCAAAGAAACTGACAGCATTCAGGCTGAAATTGATAAATGGACTTTAATGGCGCGGGAACTGGAACAGTACCCAGACCTCAATATCCCAAAGACTATTTTATATCCAGTGCCTAACATCCTTCGCGGTGTGCGTAAGGTTACAACTTATCAGACAGAGGCTGTGAACAGCGTCAACATGACCGCTGGCCGCATTATTCATCTGATTGATAAGGACATTCGCATCCAAAAAAGCGCGGGGATCAATGAGCACAGTGCGAAATACATAGAGAACCTGGAAGCAACAAAAGAGCTAATGAAGCAGTACCCGGAGGATGAAAAATTCCGTATGCGCGTACACGGCTTTAGCGAAACAATGCTGCGCGTCCACTACATTTCCAGTAGCCCTAACTACAATGATGGTAAATCAGTTAGTTACCATGTGCCACTGTGTGGCGTGTTTATCTGCGATGAAACTCTCCGTGATGGAATTATCATCAACGGTGAATTCGAAAAAGCAAAATTTAGCCTTTATGACTCCATAGAACCGATCATCTGCGACCGCTGGCCGCAAGCAAAAATATATCGCCTGGCAGATATTGAAAATGTAAAAAAACAAATTGCCATCACTCGCGAAGAGAAAAAGGTTAAGTCAGCCGCATCAGTTACGCGCAGCCGTAAAACCAAGAAGGGGCAGCCAGTAAACGACAACCCCGAAAGCGCGCAATAAATTATGCCCGGCATCAACCGGGCATTCTTCCATTATTCAGCCGCCACCGGTTTTAACAAGCCAGCATCGAGCAGTTTACGCGTCAACCACTGCTGGCCTTTACCCGTTAATTGAGGCGTCAACCGTATCTGGTAGCCATCTTCATCATCCAGCACCACTTCTTTCACCGTGAAATACCCCGCGTTGATGTACTGCTGGAACGGCACATTTTTACGTCCACCGGACGCTATCAGGATGCCGTTCTCCCGTAACCAGACAAACAGCGCGTTTTGCTTAAGTCCAACAACCTTTGCAAAATTCCCAATCAGGATCCCTTTAGCTACTGATACCCGGTCGGCAAAATCGACCTTAGGAGCGGCGGCCACCAGCTGCTGATTTAGCTGGTGGGCTTTCTGTTCCAGAAGCTGCTTTTGTTCAGCCAGTTCGGCAGCCAGGCGTAGGGCTTCTGGTAATGTTTGGGGGATTGCAACCGGTTGCTGTTCTTTTTGCCGGAAGTAGCTGTCTTCCAGTTTTTCAAAGAATGCCCATGCCTGATCGGTTTCGAGCATTTTAGCGTGGCGGGCTGCGCCGCGTTCTGTCCAGAGGGTGAGTGAGCGAACATTGCGAGCAATTTTTACAGAGTAGTTTAAAGCTACTCTGTGCTTCAACTCGCGCAATGATTCTCCTTCAACTTTGAAAAAGTGCTTCCCTTCAACAAAGCGTACTTTGTTCTCATGATGATTTTGGCGAATACGGATTGTTTCTGTCCCATACCCTCTAGCAAGAGTCTCGGTTGTCACTACACGCACTCCCTGCCATTCCAGAACGGGAATTTCATCAGACTGATTCTGAACAACCACCAGCTCCGATTCCTGAACTGAAGGTGCATGAATTTTTTCTGATTTAACGTTAGTTGCTTTCATTCTGTGTGCCTCCTTGCGTGCTTCGGCTGCGACGGTTGCGTAATTCAGATGACCCTGTTCGAGCAGGTATTCGCGGATATCAGACAACAGGATACGGTGAACCGCGTTCTTGTCCTTTCTCCGGTAAAGTTGTTTGGTGATCATGAAGTAGTTGGCAATAACGCCTGGTATATCCCTGGTACTGATACAGGCAGTGTGCTGTTCAATTGCCTCGATCATCTCTTCACGGGTAACTAACGATGTTCTCATAGTCCCTCCTGAGCAGAAGCGTTAACAGGGAGGCACCAGTAACTGAGAGAATTGCGTGAATCAGTGGAAAAACGGGCAGAGAAAATACATGGGGCGTCAGGAAGCTGAGAGCGGGCCTCATCTTCTGTTGGTGCAATAACGAAGTGATAGTGACGTTTTTGGCAGGAGTAAAAGCGCCAGATAAATTCAGGATGAGTTGGGGTAGGGATAGTAGCCATATTGGCAGCCTCCTTAGACGTTGGTATGTAACCACCGCAGAAGAGACCAATCTTGCTGGCGGTGGACTGTACGGAGTTGGCCTTACTGGCGTCCAAGGTAACCAGCCTACCCGAAGGTAGCCCCATACAGCCCACCATTGTAGAGGTGTGCGTGTACGCCGATACAAAAAAAGACGCGAGCGGCGTCTGTATCGCCTTAGACTTAAGCGGGAGGCCAATCCCGGCACCCGTTTTAATGAGGTGCCTGATAAGCATAAACCGAAAATGCCTCAAGGCGCAAGAGGTCAGGTTCAATGTAACATCGGTAGTTAAAAAACACAATTCATTAGAGCAAATGTTCATTCATTAAGCCATGCCAGAGCTTCATCAACCTGCGCTTCGTCTTCGACGCTAAGCACTTCATCCTGGGGAACATAATCCGCCAGCATAGCGAAACAATATGTATCCCAATGGTCTGGTGAGTGCAGGTTGAGTTTTTTCTTCATATCCTCCTTACTCATCACCTTCCATTGACCTGCGGAGTTAATCCCTACAGGGATTTTCGACGCTTCCTCAATAGTTTCATTACCCTTATCCAGTCTCATACGACCAGATTTTACGGCCTCTGCGGCTTGAACATTGGCATAAGCACGTTTATCAAAGTACAGGCTCTTATCTTCACGGCTATGCATCTTTTTACCCCAGCGTATACGCTGTACGGTAATACCATAATACTCGTACATCAGATCCGCCGTTGCTTTACCCAGGCCATCGCCGTCTATCGCTATGGTGATATTGGGGAATCGCTCAGGATTACATTCTGCGAAAATTTTGGCGGCAAGCTGCGTTTCTGTAACGTCTGTGTATTCCAGCATTCGATAGTTGATTACACGGCGTTTATTTCGCTGGCCGGACACCATCATGATATTGATAACGGACTTATCCCGTCCTGTACCACCAGCAACGTCCACACATGCAAGCCAGCCCCATCCTTTGGCAATCTTGACTTTCCGCCGCGTCGCACGTTCAACCTCATCACGTCCAAGAAGGAAGCCATCCTGTGATTTAGGGAATAGTCCGCGTACCTTAATCATGTACATAGGGTTATCACGCCCGCCGTACTCCGCCAGCTTCATTTTGATAAATGCTGGAGTTACCAGCGGTGATTCCTCACTGTTAAGCGTGATCGCCGTATAAACGCCATCAGGGTTACCAGGACGCTTGGCCAGTTTATGGTGAGTATCGTAGAAATAGCCGCTTGGGCGTGTAGGCTGTGACAGTAATAAGATGCGGTTATCCTGTCCGGTAAGAGCACCGGTGATGATACCGAAAGCTCTATCACTGACACCGGAGGCTTCATCGATAATATACAGAAGATGATCTGCGTGTTCACCGGCGAGAGCTTCTTCACTTCCCAGACGAAAGCCCTTCGGTACTACAGTCCATACACCTTTACCAGTAACCTCATAGAAAGCGGTTTCTGTCAGAACAAAATAATCAGCAAGCCATGGAAAACGGCTGGTGGCAGTAGCCCAGTTTATCTTGATGTACTTGAATATACCGGTCATTACCTGCTGAATTTTGTTCGCAACGATAATGGCGCGGGCACCGGGATACATGATTATGAACAACATGATCATGATAGAAGTCATGTCTGATTTCCCGGTACCGTGACCAGACGAAACAGATGTCTTGCTACCCTGTTCCTGCACAGACTCAATAATCAGATCCTGCTGCCAGGTAGGTGTTTTGCCGAACAAAACATCAGCGGCAGCAATCCAGTCATAACGATATAGCGCCACCAGCTCGCGCCAACGTGGATCCGTTACGCAACTTCTGGCCATTAATCATCATCCCCGTATAGCTTGCGGGTAACTTCTTCATCTTCCTCCTCGTCTTCGTCCAGGTCTTGTTCCAGCCATGGGTCGTTTGATACACCTTCAGTATCAACATCTCCATAACCGCCTGTATCAACGATATCGGCGATTTCTTCCCTACGCTGCTCAATCCACAATGCGGCATCGGCGCGGCGGTTGGCGGCCCGTTCTCGCGCAACTTTGTCCAGATCTTCAAGAGAAGGGCCACCGACGGCTGTTTGCCTTTCCTCATCATCGGTATTGGTCTTAGGAGCACGCAGATCGGCTTTGATTTGCTCCAGCATCAGGGGCGGCACTTTTCCGCCATGCGCCTCGATGAATTCAGCTGCTTCCAGCACTGACCAGTTATTTTCACGCTTTCGTTCGTATGCCAGCTTAACAATGCCAGCTTGCCCCATAGATAAAGCGTGCTTTTCCGCCTCCCGGCTTTCTTTTCGATAGTTATTCCGGATGCTGTAAATGGTGTTGATCAGGCTGCTTATCTGCGCGGAACAGCTGTTTAGCATGCTCGCGATACGATATTCAGGCGGAGTCCCTTCATCATCGTCTTTTTGCTGATCGCGCATTTCCTGCACCAGACGAATACACGTATCCCTGGCGTTCTCCAGCATAAGGAGATGAGAAAGAGACTTTTCCAGAAGAGTGGTTTCCAGAACATCGGCCCCGGACCGACGCAACATAGCGCGCGCGGCCTTCCGCGCTTCAACGTTATCTATCAGGTAATCGCCAGCTTCGAATTCAAAGCGTTCACCATCATCATCCAGGGTGTCGCGTTCCAGGCGATCACGTAAGGTCCGGTGGGCGCGGGTGATCACGTCATGATCATCAGAACGATCATTTATGCGCTTATTCTGGCGCTTCGCGTTCTCGACTGCGGCACTGACAACAGCATTAACTCTTTGTTTTTCAGCCATTTCAGCCACAATGTGATCACCTGCACGTTGATCATTAGCGTGATCAATGATCATGCTTTTTAGTGGTTTTCTGACAGGCTTATTTGGCTTACGGCTGTCCGCTGTTCCGGTGTCTTCTTTGAATGCACGGAGATAACGACGTGCGGTGTTTGGGTTGAGATTAAACTCGGCGGCATATTGTGCGATGGTGTAACCACCATCTCGCGCCAGGCGAGCAAAATTCTTCTTGTGATCGTCCCAGGTCACTTATGCTTCCTTTCGTATAAAACTCTTTTTGACGCGAGGGTAACGAAAGTCACATGTCAAAAGGCCCGGAACGGGCAAGCAATCAATCAGATACGTGCGGATGTGGCATTACCGTAATGACGGTGCTGACGGACCACCTTATTGAAAAGTTGACGCGCCATCACCCAAGGCTGGTGCTCCCGGCGTTCCTTTTCGTCCTGCGTCATATAGAGTTCGTTCTGGAGTTTTTCATCAAACCGGCGCGGAGCGCGGCTGCGGCGAAAGAATTCAGGATTCAGAGAGTGGATCTGAAATCTACGTGGGCGTGTACTGTCATCAATCAAAACAGACGAATACTTAGACACAGCGATAGCCTTTAAGCGCAGATAAACATCGCGCTTATCGACATCCAGATGCGGGTATTCCTTTTCAAGAATTGCTGCGAGTTCTTTCGCTGATAGAAGAGATTTAGTGCGGATCATGTAATCCGCAATCTCGTACGATGTTATTCGTGAGTGATTTATTTCCATGAAGTGGCGTCCCTGCCAGTTAAGTAACATCCTGTCACCTACTGATTAGCCCATGTCAACTAATCAACGTCGAATATAATACCCTCGATTAAAGAAATAGCAATACATTAGAGCAATTTTATCTAACGCTCGACGAGTGACTTGTGATAGCGCCGACTCCAAGCGCGTAATCAAAGAACAATCGTTGATGCATCGCCAGCCTACCGTGCGTCTTCTCCCAATTATCGCGGTCACGCTCAATATCACGCTGGCATGACTGGCACAGAGGAATAGCATAAATGTCATGCGCGCATAATCGACTATGACGAACGATATAAGGCGTAATGTGAGCGCCAGCTCCCGCAGCTCCACAGCCACAGCATGGACGGGAAGCCACAAAGTCCATGTACTCGGGCAATTTTAGCGATTGAAGTTTTGGTATTTTGAAATGCGCCATACCTGGGTCGGAGTCAACATCCACAGGGCATACTTTTGCACGCATCGGCGCGGCGCGTTCTTCCATCATCTGAACATATGCTGTAGCGCGATCGTCATACGGGCGAATATCCGCCTCTTTCAGAGGTCCGCTATCCTGCGGAGTAGCCTTCATCTTATTTATTGATATGCGGCAGACTTCTTCCGGCATCAGGTGCATCATGTTGCGCATGAAAGCCCACCAGCACAGCTCCTGAATACTTAAATCATGGCTATTTGAAAGGCCCATTTCCTGACGGGCGACATCCAGTATCCAGTTAACGCGATTATTGTGCAGCGTTTCTTTCAGCTCATTAAAACCACGCATCCGGTAATGGTTATCGTGATGCCAGCACAACAACACCGCGCTATTGTCTCGTTCTGCGTGGACAATATGGTTGTCACACCAGCTACGATCTGCGGCCTGGCATTGCCCCTCTTTCCTGCGCAACCACGCCACCAGCGAGTCAATTCCACCAATACGGCGAAACAGTTCATCGCTGTTAAAAAACGGCTGCAACGCCTCATTTGTTGCCATGGTTTGCTCGGTAACAACGAGGCCGTCTTCCATGTGCTCGATTAACTCACGCGGCACCGGCTCCATAATAAATTTACGGCCAGCCTCCACCAGCTTTCTGACTTCCTGATCCACTTTGAATGTGGCGACGCCAAGCTCTTTTTGTACAAAGGGAGTAATTACGGCTTTCACATCACACCTTTCATCACTGATTGGGCTTTATCTGCTGCCCGGCATTCTCTGTTTAAGCACAACCATTTCCTGACGGCATAACACAGCAATAGCAGCCCTGGCTCCAATTTGCTTACCAACCAGGTATTGCTTTACCTCGCGGCGACTCACGCCATCAAGAAGCATCTTTAACGCTTCACGGGACAATTTGTTGTATTTGCGTGCCATTAATCTACTCCGCAGAACCATACAATCTACGTAACGTGTCGGCGACAGAAGATACAGATATCTCGCCAGTCGCAGCGCCTACAGTAAGGTCTGCCAGTTCAGGTGAATCAAATACCTGCACCCCGTTACGGCGTAGAAATAGCAGCGCGCTGTTTAGCGCGGTACGCTTATTGGCATCATTGAATATATGCCCTCTCGCTGTAGCCACCAGGTAGGTGGCGGAGACTTCGAAAAGGTCGGTGATCTCTTCGTAGGCAACTCTGGCCTGAACTCTCCCGATAATGGCCTCTGCCCTGCCCGGATCTGACATGCCAGGCAGGCCGCCGTAGCGGCTTATATTCGCATCATGAAGCGCAATAAGTTCTTCCGGTGATATATGCCTCATTATCGGTTAACCAGTTCCTTGTTGGTGGAGTCCAGGGTGTCAAACAGGGATGCAAATTCAGCATCCAGCGCCGCTTTTTTGTAGGCTTCGAAAGTAGCCTTGCTGACAATTACTGCTGGCTCACGGCCTCTGCGGGTGATTTCAACCTCTTCCCCGGCTTCAACATTGTTGAGCACTTCAGAAAGGTTGCCGCGCGCGGTACGGAAGTTAATGGATTGCATAAACACCTCGTGTACTCGTTATGTGTACACAATTATAAACCTCACAGGCATAAAGCACCAGCCCTTTGCAGCTTAAATAACCGGACAATCATCAAATTCCCCACTTCGGGCATCATTGATGACATGAGTGATCACACCAAAAACAGCATTGCTGCCCACCATCGCCCTTCTTGCTAGTGCTTAACCTCTTTAGAGGTTTAATCCACAAACACGTGATAAGTATGGGTCTTATACACAAATAGAAAATCCATATACAAAAAAGGAACGCGCCGGCCTGACCCGGCGTGTATATAATAACCAGTAGATTAATTACCCCGTCTTTAAACTGATACCGCAGTAATTATTAATACTCACTTTTTGTCCAGTAATGTGTTCAGTGACTTATTCAAAAGCTTAAATGAATCACCGGACATTTCGAAAATTTCATTTTCTATGTTAATAACCTCGCCTTTTCGGTAAAAAACTGTTCTTATCGCTGGTGACAAAAAAATATCAATCCAGAATGTAACATCATTTCGGACACCAAGTTTTTTGTATATATGTCTCTTTTGTAACGATACAGTTTTATTACTACGAGACCGGAGGTGTGATATTTTTGTAGAACTATACCCTTTCATTATTAACTCAAGAACATCACACTCAGTTTTTGTCAGCGATGCAAATACCCATAAGTGAACAGTAATATCATGTTCTTTTATTTCACTCTTTATATAGCAAATGTTTTTTTCATTTCCATATATCAATCCCCACATCAAAAATAAATTTTCATCTAGCTATAGATGGTATACGTTAAGTAATGCATGCCGCACATTCCTGTCATTTATCAGAATTTGAGACTGAAGATGATAAAGTTACCTAACCAGCATTCCTCCTCCTGATATTTGACGCTGTTGCCGGATTATACCCGGCCCCAACAATAAGCCGGTATCTGAGTGATAACAGATACCGGCTTGTGAATCGCCTCAACAAACGTTATCGGGAACTAATGGTTATTTATCTTCTTCTGTTCCCTCTTTACTTGTCACCTCCTCCTGAACTTTCACTTCCACTTTAGGTAACTGATTAAAAACCAGATGTTCTTTTTCAACCAGAGCCATAATTTCTTTTGTGATATCAGCTGAATCGTTATGTGCAAGCACAACACCTGAAGACAACACAGCAATATTTCCTGTGTTATCTTTTCTCCAGTTATTTATGGCATTATCTATTACACGGGATAACACCATTTTTGCATTGTGCTCCTCGATAACATATTGCCTCTCCAGTTTTTGTCTGGCATCAAGAAGCAGTGCATCTTTATTTTCGTTATCTGCGAATGCTTTTAGCGCATCCTTGTATCCCTTTTCAAGAATAATCTTAACTTCACTCAGATGCGTTCTGGCCAGTTCTCCGGCAGAAGACTGATTATAAACAGCATCAATATTAACAACTGCAATTTCTTTTGATTTATTCATATAAATAACACCAGTAAATCCAATCAGCAACAGCAACAATACTGCATTAGCAACAGAAAATTTCATTACAGAACTCATTATGACTACCCGGATGTGGCAGGAGGGATCCTCCTGCCACTATGTGATTAAAATGTATATTTAATACCCAGCATTGCCTGGGCATCACTGTACCCTTTATCGCCGACCTGAACGCCAACATTGCCCCAGATATTCAGGTTGTCTGACAATTTACCCTGAACACCCGTTTTGACTTCAGCAATATTTGTGGCTCCGTCCTGACTGAGTACCGTATTATCCATTTTGACACTCCAGTCCTGTGTATTATGGATCCAGTTAACCTCCACAAAAGGCTCGAACTGATGCGCCTTATTGTCATCAGACGCACTCTTACCTTTCAGGTAAGTTCTGACGCCCAGACGACTCTGGATATTGCCGTCTCCGTTAAGCTGAACTTTCGTGCCGTTTTTCTCCTTATGTTCGCCGGCTCTTACATTCATCCACGTAAGCTGGGACTGTGGCTGAATATACCAGTCATAGTGGCTTCCCTGGCTGCCGGTAAATTCGCCGGCTTTGAAGGTATAACCTGCTTCCACTGAACCGGTAAATCCACGGGATTTCCAGGACTCCGCCGCCAGTTTTTCACCATTAACGGTATTATTAAACCAGCCGTACTGGATCCAGGTGTCAACATAAGCCCCGGTGTCATTGCCGTCATTCTGCTGCCACGTTCCGTATAAACCGGTACTGTAACCGCTGATCGAGCCTTTAGATTTATATCCCGAAACCGAGGATGTCGTGGAGCTCTTCTCATTCCCGTAACCGGCCATAATACCCAGCTGCAGACGCTCCTGACCGTCAGTCCACTGTGCAATGCTGCCACCCAGTTGCACAACATAGCGGTTGCTTTGCGTATTCAGTTGTGAACTACTGTCCTTCCAGCGATTATGACCGCCAACATGACGCATCCACATACTGGTTGCTTTTTTCTCACCAGTAAACACGTCGGTATAGTAAGTTTCCCCCTCACGATCGTGCATTCTGGTGTTGAACAGCGTGTTAGCCGCCGCAATGTTCGAAATATATGAGCCAGCCTCCGGGCGATAGACCGTCTGCACAGGTTTATCCGGTGTTGGTTTTGTCTCCGGTTTTGTCTCCGGTTTTGTCCCCGGCTCCGGCGGCAATTCAGAGCGCAGATACCAGTTACCGTCGGTACCACCCGCATTACCTTTATGCAGGAAATATTCCCATGCCCCGGCCACAGCACGATTCTCCAGTCTGAAGTTACCGTTAGACTGACCACCGACATGCACAATCTCAATGCCGTCAGCGGTCTGAGCCCCCTGGCCCCGGACGTTATTCACCACCACGCCGGTATCGCCGGAAGTGTTACCCGTGACAATCAGTTTGTCAGTGGCAGAGGTATCATCCCCCAGCACGGTATTGATAATTAACGTACCGCCACCGGTGTAATCGCCATTTACGGTCAGGGTATTTCCTGTCTTACCACCGGCCAGACGAATGACGCCGGTATTGGTCAGTGAGCCAACCGTAAAATTGCTTACTTCTGCGTTCTCATAGCCTGAAAGTGCATTCAGTGATGCCAGCGTTCCCTGGTTATTAACATGACCTGCAACGGTACCCTGCCCACTGAGTGTGCCGCCATTGAGAACATGAATATTTCCGGAGCCTGATAGCGTCGCATCAGCGGCGCGGGTGACTGAATCATCACCGACAATCAGAACGCCATTTTCAACCGTGGTATCACCGGTATAAGTCAGCTCATGATTAATGATCAGATTACCCGCCCCCTGTTTCACCAGAGCGCCGGAGCCAGTAATATCATTCTTCAGTAACCAGTTTCCACTGGCGGTAAGCCAGGTGACACCATCACTGTCAATCAGCCCGGTGCCCAGGTGTTTTTCATCTGAAGCCCGCAGAGCAGCATCTTTCTGCACACGGAATTCACCGCTGAAATTACTGTTATCCCCGGAAAGCGTCAGATCAGTGGTGTTCAGTATACCCACTGAACCTTCTCCGGAAAGTGATTTACTCAGGTTACTGCTGACTCCGCTACCGTCGGCGATATCAATCGCCAGGCGATCATTAAGGCTTTCAAAGCTGATGGAGCCCTGGCTTCCCAGCCCCTGTGCGCCGTTCATTTCAACCAGCGCCCCCTGGGTAAGGCTGGCATTACCGGTAAACCCGATATTGGTGCCATGTACCGTCAGATTGCTGCCCGTGACAGCCAGCGTTCCCTCACCGGACAGCACGTTGTTTTCAATGATGCCACCATTATCATCCCCCGGCTGACGCTGCGTGCCGCTGACCGTTAGTACACTACCGCTATCAAGCTGAATGTGCGCTCCCGTTTCTGTCTGCAGTGCACCGACAGTCTGGCTGTATCCGTTTGTTCTGAAGACGGCATTGCTGGCGACGTTCAGATTACCTGTTGCGCCAAGTACATTATCATTTGCCATCTGTAATGTGCCGCTGCGCACCAGCGTATCCCCGGTGTAGTTATTACCGCCGTTAGACAGTGTGACAACCTGCCCCGCAGCTTCGATGGCCAGATCCCCTGCCCCCGTTAACTGTGCGCCAAGATCTGTCTGCAGTCCCTGGGCATTCGCTCTCGGTGTCAGCACCAGCGCTTTATCACCGGTTCCCTGTAAATCCAGCGACTTCAGCCCATAGCCTATGTACAGTCCGTCACCTTTAATACCGTCGGAGCTTCCCAGCAGCTTATAGTCATAATTTCCCTGAGCTACAACTTCACCGCCCTGAGTGACATCAAACGTCTGACTGTGAGAAATAGCCTGCCCGTTTTCATCCACCAGTTGCAGTTGCCCGCCAGTACCGGTGACGGTACCCGCTGCATTCACCAGCGTGACCAGGGTCTGCGCATCATCCTGCTCCAGCAAATTCTTACGGGTATCAACAGCCGGAATATCATTAATCACTTCATCTGGCATGGTGACCTGAATTGTGCCTTTCCCCCGGATATCCAGCGTACCTGCAGCAGAGGTTTCAATACTGTTGCTGGCAATGGTATCGCCCGGCATAACGGAACCAAAAATCAGCGTTCCGCCATTGAACCCAAGACCGCCAATCTGCTGAACACCGGAGCCAACCGTTGTGATATTCCCGGTTTCAGACATCAGCATTGCATGGGTTAACCCGCTCGTATTCAGCCCTTCCAGAGCAAAGCTACTGGTACCCAGCTTCAGAGTTCCGGCAAATTGATCCCCGACGTTATGGCTGAATTCAAAAGCAGAGGTCTCGGCATCAAGCTGAGCAGACAGCGTTCCTTTGCCCGTTAACAATGGATCAAAGGTAAAGTTGCCTGCAACTGCGGGAATAATGGCCAGTTCGCTGCCCGATTCAATATCGACGGAACCCGGGCCGGTCCCCCCATCGGTCAGCACAAGAGCTTCCTTCAGAGTGACAAGCGAACTGTTCTTCAGCCCGACATGTTCAAAATTCCGTAGTTTTACAACAGAATCCAGCGTATGAATGGCGTTATCAAAAATCAGGGAATCAGAATCTCCCTGCCCGCCATCCAGCTGGTTCCAGGTTGCCCCTTCGCCTTTAATGGTGAAGGTGTTCTTCCCGGTACCGGCAGTAATCTTATCAACATGAGCCTTACCATTGAGCGTTACATTGTTATTGCCATTTCCTGCAGTCACTTCTCCTGTCAGTATGCTGCCGTCATCAAATAACAATGTGTTGTTGCCATCTTTTGCACTGACGGTTCCGGTAATACTGCCTTTATTGGTGAATGTGTTATCACCGCCGTTCAGAGCCACAACCCCCTGAATTTCAGCACCGCTGTCATTCAGTACGGTGGTATTCACTGCGTCATCAAACGCCATTGCAGTCCCGGTGGCGGACGCAGCTTTAATCTGACCTTTATTGGTAAAGGACAGTGCTTTTGATGCATCCACCACGGCATGATTCAGAGAAGCAGAAATGAGATTACCGCTCTGAACCACTTCACTGGCCGCATTGTTAACCACCAGAGCGGAACCGCCATCGGCCTGTGTAACATTGACACTTGCACCACTCTTCACGACAGCACCATCTTTAGTGTTGGCGAAAATACCCGTGCCGCCCGTGCCTTTCAGATTAATGACTAATCCGCCGGAGTCAGACATATCCAGGTTATTATCGGTTTCACTTCCGTCAGCTTTCTGGAACGCCAGTGCAATTCCACTGCCGTCTACATTAATAGTGCCGCTGTTGGTCTTCGCCAGAGAAGCAGAAGTTCGCACACCAATGCCATCAGCCACATTAATTTCAGTCGTATTGGTTAACTGAATGCCTTCAATTTCTGCGCGGTTCTCAATCCCGTGACCGACCGCACCTGCAGCATTAACATTGATTTTCGCACCATCAATAACCAGCCCCACAGCCCCTGTATCCAGCAGGATGCCATGCGCATTTTTCTGACCTTCGATCGTACCCAGGCCACTCCCTGCCAGGTTCAGTGACGCGCCCGCCCCCAGCTTAATGGCAGCCTCACCATCCACAGCGACGATATTCCCTCCTGTGCTGGTAATCTGAGACTGTGCGCCTTCAACAAATAATGCAACGCCATTGACCGCAATACGGCTTCCTGTATTTTCAAAGCGGCCGTTATCAACCCAGACGCCGATATTATCGGTACCGGCAGTGAAATCAATGTTGCCGCTGTTAATCAACAGTCCCTGATTACGCGTAATAAAGCCCTTGGCATTATTCAGCGGCGAAGAGATATCTGCCTCATTGGTAATAACCGAGCCAGTATTCGTTTGTGTAATACTGCCATCCAGAGCGTATTCATTTCCGTCAACTTCCGCGACAACAGCGCCATCCCCTACAAGGTTAACTGATGCCCCCTGTTTCAGCGTCGCTGTCGCACCACCAGTTACATATAATCCCTGAGCCTGAGCCCCCAGGATCTGGAAATCACTGCCAGCCTCAGCCAGGACATTGCTCCCTTTCCCTGCGGCCCAGATCCCCCGGCTGCCTGTCCCGGAGGTTTGCATCAGCAGAGAGCCTGTCTGTTTTGCCCCGTCTTCAATGCGGAAGAGCACTGACCGCTGCCCACTGGCTTCCAGCAGCGTTCCCTGTGCAACCTTCGTATTGATGGTTGCACCATCTCCGATAATACGGAAAGCAATCTGATCGGTAATACCGGAACCGTCAGCAGCAAACTTAGGAATGGCAGTCCCCTCAAGATTCACCGTTCCCTGTTCACTGACCTCAACGCCAATCGCCCCCTGCCCCTGCAGTTCGAGTGTGCCGGCGATCATATTAACCGTTGTTGCTGCACCGGAAGCTTTAACCCCAGTGGTACGATTGGCATTATCCCCCCCACTGAGGACCAGATTGCCGCTGTTATTAATGGTCGTGGAGTCCTGTGAGCCGCGGGCAAGTAATCCCACACCGCCATCCTGAACGATGATATTTCCACTGTTGGTGCCAGTAGCGCCTTCCTCAACCCGGATACCGGTCGTGTTCTTTCCGGTAAAGGTGATATTACCGGTGTTCTCCAGGGTTGCCCCATTGCGGGCGATATACCCGGTTACTTTATCCTGAGAAGAGCTCAGCTGAGCACCTGCTGTTAATAATGTGGTCTTGTCATTTGGATTAATAAGATTGCCGGAAATATCATACCCGTTGCCATCCGCAATACCGGCAATCGCGCTGGCATTATCCATATTGATAGTGGTACTACTGTCAATTGAGCCCTGTGCCCCGCCCTCTACCAGGACAGCTGTCGCCCCCTCTCCCGTCAGGTTGATGGTCATCCCTCCGGATGTGACGGTTGAGGCAGTCCCTGTGTCAGACCTGCCAGTGGCAACAAGCGCATACGAGTTCTTACCGGATGCCGTCAGATCAGAGGATGCCCCTGTGCCCCCCCGGTATACCGCCCCGCTGGCAATACGGAATAACGTTGAATTTTCGGTGGAAACATCCATAACACTGTTCCCGGTATTATGAATGGCGGAACCATCACCATAGACATAAAACCCCACCTGGTCACTGCCACCGAATACCACCGCACCATTCCCTGACAGGGTCAGGTTTCCGCCATCTTTGGCAAAAACCCCCACTGCGCCGTCACCGGTAAGGCTAATTTCGCCGGATATATCAACACGACTTCCGGTGCCTTCCACCCATGCGCCATAGTTACGGAAACCACTACTGATACCCTTGCCGCCAACATTTACAGTACCGTCAGACGCTATCTGGCCTCCGTTTATGACCTGTAATCCGGCACTGTTCAGGCCATTCACATTAATAACCCCGGTGTTTTTCAGCCCGGTGCTGTTATTTGCAAACATACCGATATTCAGTGCAGGTGCATCACTGTCATGACCGTCAATAGTGATAGTCCCTGTATTTACCACATCAACAGTCCCGGCATCCTTTGCCAGGATTCCGTAGTTCCCCTGAGCCCCCGTGCCCAAAAGAATAGTACCTTCATTAACGACTTTGTTTGCACCATTTTGTACTTCAATCGCAACAGAACCCACAGCCGAATGAGTCGCAGTTTTATCCTCCGCAATACCTATATTGATGTTCCCTAAGGCCGAGTTAATAAAAGAGCCTCCTGCTCCAACATTTACACCTCGTGTTTTTCCATTATTATCATTAGTTGATGCATCAGCAGTAATATTTATCGTGCCATTATTTGTTGCCATGCCTCCATTGCTAACAACAATTGCGGTGTTAATCCCCTCTGGTGCGAAAGCATTTTTAAATGGGCGAATATTAATGACACTATTATTAATGGCTGATGAGTTATTACTCCCAGCAACCATCCCCTCCGCCTGGAGAGCATATTTATCATTATTATCCCAAACATAAAGTGTACCATCGTTAACAATGGTACTGTCTTGATAGGCAATCATTTCAGTACCAATGGCATCAATGATCCCTTCATTAACACCGGTCCCACCATTAGTTGCAACGATCCCTCCTCCATTCCCATAGGCAGGAAGAACTCCAGTTAATTTACCCGTTTTACCTAATATTGCTCGTGCTTTATTGGTTGCATGGAGAACAGCAAGCAGCCCTACATTTTCTTTGTAAGGAGTTGAGTCTATACGTCCCCCAGCGGTCATATCCACATTGTAATTATGCTTGGTGACAATAAGGGCCTTATTAAATTCAGCATCATACTGCTTATAAGAAAGCGTTTTGTCCTCTAGTGACTTTATCAAATATTGATTATATTGCTTTAAATCATCAAGAGAGTTAATATGGTGTACTTTACCCGTCCAATCAGTAATTGTTCCAGCGTATTTCATTGAGTCAATGATCTTTTGAGTAACGCCGCCCCCCTGCATGGTTGCTGCAGGCTGAAAATAAAAATCATTGACCGAGTTCCATACAACAGAGGAACCGTCTCCATCAGCTACAGCAAGCTGTGTATTTTTAAAAAAATTACCGATTGCAGGCGAACCCACATTTAAAATAGCTGTACCGCCATTTTCTGCTGTTACAAAACGTGTCGCATTAAAAAAATCCGCAGTCCCACTAAAACCAGGAATATTTTCATTTCCCCCAGTCCCCGCATCGCGTTGTGAGAAAGAGTCAGTATCAAACACTTGAAGTGTTTGAGAAGCGCCAGTAACCTCATCCTTCACTGTAATGGTTTTTGTTTTTTCTCCGGTATTGACGTAAATCAATCCGGATAAATTATCTCCAGTGGTGTAGCCATTTAAAATTGCCTGTTCTACAGTCATCCAGATAAGACCTGACCCACCAGACTGGACGACATTTGGACCAGTGATGTATTCGGTTTTACCACTTACTGTTGCAGCCCCAACACCCGAGTTATTCGTACCCGGACGCCAGTCTGGTGACAATATGACATCTGCCATTGCGTTATTGCAATTAATTGCAATAGCGCCCCCCAGAACCATTGCTGATAAAGCAATTCCTAAGCGAGTTGATTTACATTTTTTTCTACAACTTGTCAATTCTGAAACCACATCCCACTGCTGAGTACTGTGGTTCCATATCACTTTATATATTTTATTCATAAATACCTTCAGTAAATTACTGCACCAGCTACAGTTGAAGCCTCAATGAGATAATATTTTGAGAATTTGTTATCTGTATAATTATTTAATGGCAGCTTTATCCATAACTTTTCACTATCATCAAGACCACATAACCGATACATAGTGAAAAAAATTAACACCTAGTTGCGACTTTTTTATTAACGCCTCCTTATAAACGAAAAAGATAGTTTACCAACACAATTGCTATAGGTGCAATTTTTATAACATGCAGAAATGCCTATATAGATATTATTTTATCTATGAATAGACAGTCCTTCTCTGATTCATATAGCACGCGCACAGCATTCACAGTAATTATTGGTGCCCAAATACCATTTTACATGGTGGGGTATAATTTCTTTTATCATTTCATTCATACGTTCCAGACGAGATAAACTGGTACTTATATATCCATTATTTACATTGTATCGCTCGCAGATAACTTTTCTCGAATCACCAAGAACAAGATAGTCATACAATGCCTTTATGATGCTTTGACTGCGTATGGCTGACATCTCCACTAGCAACCAGAATATATCTTCAGGAACCTTTCCTATCGCTAGATACTGATTCTTCTTGCTAAGAAATAACTGCCTTTGTTCCCCATGAAGGTAAGTATCTCTTTGCTGCATCAGATTACTCCCGTCGCAGTTGCATTTAAATAAATATCTTAAGTAATAAGCATTCGCCGAAAACATAGCCTTTCCGGTGCGTGATAGTAATAGAGGTTTTTTAATCTGAAAACAAATAATTACACGTTCTTTAACTCTAAAAAAATCAAATATCATGAATATTGTGCTACCTTGAAAATAAAATCTAGAATTTTATGCTGGTATCACACTTTGTTGGCAATATAAAATAAATTAAAAATAAAAAAAACAAAAAGTTTATAAAATGCACCTTTTATTAACCTAGATCAAAAGCAAGCAAAAAAGACTAAATATACTAAAGGCCATAAACAGAATAACTAATAATACTTATCGATAAAAGCTATATGAAAGGTAATGAATTCATGATGGATTCAATATATCTGTACATTAAATTAAAAAACTTTACAAACACACCTACTATATCTAAAGAATTTAATATAAGCAGCTATCAGGCCAGGCATTATCTTTTACAACTGGTAAACAGCGGAAAAATTAGAAGAAGCCCGCCACAACGGGGAGCGAAGACACTATGGGTAGATGCTGAACTCAGTCCGCAAACTGAATACGAAAAATGATGTCCGACATACTGGCAAATGCCAGGCATGAACGGAAAGCTAATAGGAAGATTAAATGCCTGCTGACTAGCAGGCATTTAATGGAGATAATAGATTCGCACCTGACACCGAGATCCCCATTCAGAAATATCAGCGTCATCAATATCCGTATCAAAACAGCTTTCGCCACTGCAGATAATGTCTATTGAGCCGATTTATTTTGTAACCCTCCTTTTGTCATCTCCGTCGCACAGTTCGGCTACGTTTGTTATTTTTTCCGCAACCAGGCTCGTGTTTTATCCCTGGCGTTCTCACTGCACCCGGTTACAAACCAGACTGTGTAAACGTGCCCCATATCAATATTAATGCTCCTTTCCCCGGCAGCGGAAGCAAATGCAGCCTGTCTTCAATTGCTTCTGATATTGCTCCATCAATATCGACTATGACGATGTACGGACGCTCCTGGTGTGCGTGTTTGTTGAAAATACTCAAATGCCCTCCCCATTGGACGAAAAAAATGCTGGTGGGACGCACACCACCAGCATTAAAAGTGACACTGTAACTATCAGCGAACGTAAATAGTACCGCCGTTCTCTTTTTCCCATGCATCGCTACGTGCATAGCAAACATCGAGAAGTCTTCTTGCCGCAGTTTCTTCTAAACCCAATTCAACAACCAACTGCTCATGACGGCGGGTAACTACATCAAATAGGCTATGCTGCCCTTTATTGGCCAGTTCATCAATGAATTCCGGTTCAAACGGCAGCTCTGCATCTGCCAACATAACCTCTTGCGCCCACTCAACTCGACGGACCAGCTCCGGGCGGCGGCTTTCCATCTCTTTACAGATCAATTCATGGAAGAACTCTACCCAACCTTCCGGCTGGAACTCACGGAAAATTGCCAACGGCTGGAAGTTTGGCATCAACCATTCGTTGATTCGGATATCAATGGCATAGCCCATGTCGCAGCAGAACTGATAAGCAAAGTCCAGCTTAGAAACGATATAAGGACGCTCGTTATTGAACTCTTTAGGCGATGAGATCCCATAAGCCAGGAGGCGCCGGAAGAAGGAGATTTGCCCTAACGTCGGATGAAGTTTGCTTGCAGGGAAACGTCGCTCAGTAATGCCATACATTTCCTTCTTGAGCGTCGCAAATTTGGCATTCTCATTAGCCAGCGCGGTAACCTCTGCTTTTTTATTAGCAAATGCCACGCGCGCTTCGCTTGCATCTTTAATAGTTTTTTTGAGCTGTTGGTTAAGGTCGGCGACCTGCTTACGCAGTTCCTGTCGCTCGCTTTTAGCTTTGTTATAGCGTTTCTCAAGGTTAAAAGGATCAAGTTTCATGATCTCTTTATATTGAGATTTTAGCGTTGAAATCTGTGAGTTCCGCAGTTCAACCATCGCGGTCATTTCATTGAGTTTTGTTTCCAGCTCAATGCTTATACGTTCGGCATTATCAGCACGCTGGTTGGCGTCATGCGTCGCATCGTCGATCGCGTCCTGTTGCTGGCGTTTCAAATGTTCAATTTGCAGCTGAAGCTCTTCAATTTCTTTACCCTTCAGACCGAGATCCAACTGCATATTTTCAGCTGCATCTACCAGGGAGTTATGGCTATCAGCTTCTGCGTTATAAACATCAATAAGCTGTGCGTGAAGCATCTCCGCTGACTGAACCGCATTATCAAAAAAACGTGCTGTGAGGTCATCACAACTAACGCGGCGTTGCGCGGCCCGGATGTTCTGGATAATGGCCGGGATACCGGCATTCAGGACATCAGGGATAGATACATTTTCGATTGATTGGTTTTGTGCTGAAGTGCTCATTTCAAAGTTCCGTATTAGCTTGTGCTTCGGTCATTTTTCCTAAGTATGAAGGAGGAAGGACTACGCAATTTGTATCCAGTCCCTCACCTATGGCAGCCTGTAAAATTCTGGCTAAGGTGAGTCTCTTGTTGCGATACCTGGTGATGACATGCCTGATACCGCCGGTCGGCGTAACAAAGGCGATCAGCCAGTAGTGATATTTCCGTCGGAATGGCCACATAGTGCACCTTTTGGATTGCTCTAATAAAAAACGTGATGAGTGTACATCACGTTTTAAAAATATGGAATTATTAGAGCAATATTATTCTGATTCTCGCTCAAAAAACGAGCTAATAAGGGGAAGCCAATCCTCTGACACTTCGCGAGGTCGCGGTTTGCCGTGGAAAAAGATTATTCGGCAGTCCTTTGGTAATGCCCCATTCCCCCTGGAGTAACGCGCGCTCGCATATTTTGAACCAGGTTCCACAACATCGGCCTTGTAACTTACAAACCATCCTGGATACAGATCCTGAAATGCTGGTGTATCATCGCCCATAACCTTTCGTAAGAACCCCTGGTCACCCCAGCACTCAGTAGTGACACAACGAGAAATCCAACCTTCCGGATCTTGCCAGAATGAACTCCAGATATGCGCTTTAACACTATTTGGTATCCACAGGGCACCGCTGCCACGATATTGTGGATGGTAAAAATCCCTAAGCATGGTGAAGCTGGTTGGTGGATGCTCTAGGATTGGGCGTATATCACCGGCAATAACCGTGTCCAAATCCAGATAGAACAGATCATCGGTTATATCCGGTCGGAACAACTCGATTTTCGCCCACCAACCACGGCACTTTTGCCACTGGTTGATCAATGGGATAACTTTGACGCCAGGTACATGTAAACACTTCAGGTCTGTCAGGCAAATAATTTCATAGTCTTTTGGCAGTTGATTAACCAGCCACTGCACATCGGAAGCGTTATAGTCACCACCAGAGCGAAGAACTAAAGCAATCTTCATGCTGCACCATCACCTTTCACTTTCATCAATGTCAGGTTTCCGCAAAATACGGCACCAGTGTCGATATACTGCTGATTCCAGAATGTCTTCGGGCTTTTCACCGGAGTGTGACCAAAGATAAAACGATCTGCGCCCGAAATTTCGCCACCAATATCATCCATCGAATCACTGATACGCTCGCGCGCCCAGACAACGTTGAAAAGCGGTACCTCCTTACCGAATTGGTATTCATTATCCGGATAGTCGGCATGGGCTATAACGATAGTTTCTTGCCCGGTGTTCAACTCAATGATATAGGGCAGACGCTTTACCAGCTCCACCAGCGCCCAGGCTAATATTTCCTGATCAGTGTCCAGCATGAAGAACCATTGTCCGCCATTCATTAGCCAGTTATTCACGTTGCCATCTGGACTTAACGCATCAATCATCAGCCGCTCATGGTTCCCCATCACTGCCCTGAACCAGGGCATCTGCAATAGTTCCAGACATTCGACATTTTCAGTACCGCGATCGATAAGGTCGCCGACCGATATCAGTAAATCCTGCGCCGGGTCAAAATCCACACGATGGAGTTCGGACATCAGTCTGGTGTAGCAACCATGCAGATCACCAACAACCCAGACATTCCTGTATTTGGTACCGTCGATACGGTGATAAATTGTGGGTGCCATCATGTATTCTTCAGCCATTCTTTAAGAGTCATCTGCGGAATACCTCCCATTTTCCCGCATGAAACAACGTCAATCCGTTCACGCGCAGACTGGAATAACAAAGGCAGGTGACTTAGATTTTTTGGCGTGCCGCCGGAGTGAACGCGTGGTTCTTGTGTAGCGTCAACGCCCACCAGGGCGACATGTTTGAATCCGATATGGAAAGCCAGGTTCAGAGCACCATATGCACTATTGCCGCTGGCAATTTCATTCTCATCTTCGCAAAGTCCGAAATGTGCGGACCAGCGCCACGCCCACCACTCGGGAGAATTCGTATTTTTTGGCTCCATGCCACGTTCAGCCACACGACGGAAGCACAGAACGCCGTCTCTGACTTCACGTTCTTTAACATCGGGTAGTGCCATGCAATAACAAACACCACGGCGACGGCGGCCACGACCAACGCGCCGCATATTGTCTGGCGATGGATCAAGTGTGAAAAAATAAGAAGCGCGGTTCAGCCAGTCGATGGCCCCATTGACCGCTATAATCGGCACTCCGCGCGGCGCAACAAAGTTTGCGGCGCTTGGGCCACTGCCGACGATAATAACGCGATCACTGCCTCTAAATTTATTCTTGGGAAACATTGAATTGCACTGCTCCTACTTGCATTCAAAATATGTAAATCTGCGTGTTTTTTGCGGGTATCCAGGAACTGCTGTTGCCATTTTGAAATAGACACCTGCGTTGGATTCCGTAGGGCTTGAGGGTGCGCGCCATGCCAATGAAGGCCGTTTTGCAGAGAACAGTCATAGCCGACTAATACAACTACTTCAGCCCCTGATTCAGCAGCCAGACTGATAGCCTGCGCGCCGCTATTTACCCCTTCCGCCGGTCCACAATATCGCCTGTACTCCAACGAAAATGATTTCGCCGCCGCCAGGTTGGCTGTCACTTTGCGGAATTTCCCTCCCGGTATGGTGGATCCGTATTGCTTCCACCATGACAAATCACCGGCGTATAAGGCATAAATGTCATCGAACATCTGCCAGGAATTGTTAACCGCGATGATTGAACAGCCAGTTTTTTCTATAGCAGCACAGTCCTCACGAGTGAGTGACGGACCGCTACCGACACAAAAAACAGTCCTAGTCGCCCTGGGTGGTATGTTCATTCTCAGCTGCAAATTCAGCCTCCAGGCGAGCATTCATTTCAGCGATTACCGGGTCCACTACAGCATCTGCTTCCTGTTCATTACGCGGCATGATCGATGCCAGCGATTCATAATTAGCCTTGGATGACACGATTATTCTCCCGATGTTAATGTGCGCTGTATCAAAGATACACATATGCACTAATTAATTTATTATTTCACGTAGCGTACAACCACTTGTCACCGTTCAATACATGCTCAATAGCCTCACCCTTTTTAAGGCTCATGTATTCCAGGATGGCGGTTATCGCTTGTTCTGCACCATACGCAAGAACGACGTAGTAACCTTCCTCTCTAAGCCTGCGCATCCAGGCGATCTGCTCTTTCGTCGGGGCTTTACCATTTGGTTCTTTAAGCTCAATTCGCATGCCGTGATAAATACCGCATGCTTTATCGAGACTCATGTCCGGATAACCTTTTTTCTGCCCTTCAGCCTTCATTTTCCCGGCGGTTGCTTTTGAACGTTTCCCTCCGTTAGGCGTTGCATGCAACAGCTCATAGATGTCAGGGTGCTTGCGTTCGAAGTAATCAAAAATGAAAACCTGCTCGAAGTGCTCGCAATTTCCGTCGCGCAGGTCTGGGTTCTTTGCCAGTGCTGCAAGTGCCTTCGCATGTGGAGAAACTTCTTTTACCGGCGCAAGCGATAAGAATGGATCCTTTTTGGTTTTTGGCCTGGACCGCCCCTTATTTCGACGCTCACTAAAAGCCTGAAACTCTTCCTCAGTAAAGCGCAACATAATCAGTCAAATCCTGCCGGTCGCATGCCATATTTACGCTGTTTTGCGGCCTGCTCTTCCCTGTGCCATTGCGCACACTCAGCGTCACAATAGATGCCTGATTCGATCGGTTCATTGCAGTAACGACACTTCCCTGTAAATACCTGGCTCACGACCTGTGCCTGCTTTCTGATGTTATCGATGGCCATGTCTTTGAGAGCTTCTAATTGATTCATGCTCAGCTCTGCATCATCAACACGTTCTGCCAATTTTGTTTCCTCGTGAAGAACCTACTTAAGGGCAGAATGATACATTTCACAATCTAAATTGCACTAATAATTTTCTTTTATTGAGTTAAATATTCAACAAATGACTAGCGATAGAATCACCATCATCTATTTCTGGCAGGCTGACTATGGCTACATCAATCACTACAACCCAAAGCACCCGGCAATATCCTCTGTCGCGGTATGACGACCGCAACATAGCCGATCCAATACTCAGGGCAGAGCTGCGCAAAGAGGTGATGCTTATGTGTGAATCGAACGACAAGAATCTGACGATTTATTACGTTCTTCCCGATGAGCAATATCGCCCGGATTTGCTGGCTTACCGTATGTGGGGCATAGCAGAGCTACGCTGGGTTGTGACGCTCGCCGCCGGGCTTGAGGATGAGTCTCAGGGTATGACTGTTGGCAAAAAATTAAAACTCCCACCTGCCACATGGATCCGCGAAATGATTCGCCATTTCCAATATGACGGCCAGGTGATAGGGACATTATCCATTGCGTAAGGGAAATGAATGCCAACTGAATATGCTCGCGACAACCTTGGTCGCTATCAGACTGATGGATTAAGTGCAAAAGACTTTAACAAGGTCTTCGATCTTATCCGTAAACAGCAGCGTCAGAATCGGCGAAACGCGCGGCGTACACTCACCCCAAGGATTATGGGGATGCGTAACCGCGAACTTGAGGCATTCCTCAGCCTTGGGAAAAAGAAAGATGGCACCTACTTTACGCCCGAAGATATACGCAGTTTCAACACCTCAAGGCAGGCTCATAAAACCAAATTCAAGAGCACGGTACCAGGCATTACCTATGCTCAGCTGGTGGCGCAGTCCACCAGCATTGATATAAAACGCGCTAACAACAAAGTTTCTGATGGCACAGGGATCAAAGCCGCGACATTCCTCGGGCTAAAACACAACCTTGCATTGATATCTGTTAATGCCTCGGATGAGTCGGTCCACCAGCATCACCGTGTCAGAATTCGATTTGAGGAATGGGATAAAGCCGTTGAGGAAATTGCTGAAGACGGTGCGAAAAAAGCCCGAATCGCTGCCGTTCTCTGCAAGGGCCGGGTATCTTTCGACTGTGATTGTGGACGCCATCAATACTGGTATCGTTATATGGCCACGGCTGGTAACTATGCTGTCGCGCCGCCAAAAGAGTATGCATTCCCCAAAATCCGCAACCCTGATCTGACTGGTGTGGCTTGCAAACATGTTTTGCACGCTATGACACGTTTTCAGTCTCCCACATGGCACAAGGCCATCATTATTGCCCTGGAAAAAGCAGCTGAACAGGTAGCCTTCGGCGATGACAAGCGGAAGACAACAACCTATTTCAAAGGTGAACTGGCTAAATCGCTCGCGCGCAACCGGACAACAACGACGGATCAGGCTAAAGCTGCGCGTGAGTATGAGCTGTATCTGAAATCTCAGGATGCATTAGGCAAAAAACTACGCGCAAAAGATAGCGCCACGGACAACGTTCGCCGGTTGTTAAAAAAAGCTCGCACCACGGCAAACAGGAAGAATGCCGAACTAAAAGCATCGCGGGTGAGGGAAGCCCAGGCTCGCGCTGAAGCCGACGCTCTCAAAAAAGCCCTGCAAACGCAGGCGAACAACCTCATAAAGTTTTTCATGAGTCAGGGAATGGACAAGGCCGCTGCCACTGCGCAGGCGCGAAGCATTCTTGAGACACAAATTAACGAAGCCCGTAAACGGAAAGGATAATCGATGGCTGGTTTCTTTGATGACATGTTTGAGGACACAGAACCATCACAACAAGTGACTGGTGATAACCTCCCGGACACCGAATCGGATCCGGATATTCCAGGCGAAGGTTCTGAACTGATTGAAGAGGAAGATATTGATGCTGAAATCGAAACCGATGGTGTTAACGTTGGTAATATTGTTGATCCTGTGGAGGACAATCACCTTCCCAATCTGGATCACGGCCTGCTTAGTGATTCTGGTGTGCGCCACCGTTATCAAGGTCATGCAGTTTTTAATAACCTTGTGCGGATGGACTGGCTCAAAGCAATCAAGCTAGACCCTGACTCATTCGATGCGGTTCTGTATCGCGCAATACCTTACAGAGACAAAAATGCACCTGAAACGGCATCTGAAATAATAGAACCGAACCAACGCATATATGACTATCAGGATCCAGAACTGATAACGGCCCTCGACTGCCCGGATGAGATGGACGCCTTCTACGCGCTATACGACGGCAGTGATAATACGGGAATTAGCGACAGTGCTTTAATCCTTCGGTTGGCCGCCGTTAATGTGCCAGTGGGTTCTATGCTCGAATGGCTGGAACAGCTGTCAGACGGCACAACCATTCGCCGCTTCTGGTACATCCATAAAATATTCAATTACGGCACTGCCAGGGTAGGCAGTTTGTTTTATTGCGTGCCTTCACGCGCCTTTGAAGGGAATTTCATCGGTGATTCTGAATAATCAGGAATGGCTACTGGCCATCTTTAAGAAAAAAGGTCTTACTCCAACCGGTAAGCTGGAATTTGCCACTATTGATGGCATTGATTCGGCGCTCGCACAGGCTTTAAACGAAGCATTCGACTCACAAGTTGTCAGCTTTAATGATCGCACTAACCAGTCATTCAGGGAGTTCCTGAAACGCACACCAAGAGATCGCATAACGCTCGGCACTTTTAGTGATGTGAAGGAGTGGTTGTCGTCATTTGAAGCCGATCGCGCCGGGCGCAAAGATACAGCCTCTGCTGGCCCAGTAAATAAGCTGGCAATGCCGCTTGTGAATCTGTCTCGTTCTCCCGCGTTTTCAATTTATGAAGGTGAACTGTGCCGGGATAATTACGATGAAGGGCATGTCACCAATGAAAATGATGAGATTGAAGCCCTGGTATCGACTATCCCTTTCTCACTGGAATATTCGCTATGGATCGCCAGTGACGAGAAGGAATCTCTTGGGATGGTTACAACTGCATTAGCATTCTGGCTACGAATGTATGCCAGCCTCGGGCAGGCATCTTTCACTCACATTGCCAATGTCGGCGGTTATGAGATACCGGTTACCTGTTACATAGAAGGGCAAAAATCAATCGCATTTCAGGATCTGACCACCGGCACCGCCGACAACAGGCTGTTCGCGGTTGGATTGAACCTCACCGTTGTGGCGGAACTTCCTATCCTGGCTTATATGCAGCAAACCACCGGCACCATAACGGTAAAAGCGAAAATTCTGGAGGAATGAGATGGCCACAAAGACCACCACAGCCCCGGAAACTGATTCAAAACGCACTCAGCTATTCCTGCAATCTGTTTCAATTGGGCAGAACGAAATCCCTCGCGAAATGATCGTAGGATGTACCTATGTCGAACCTGGGGAGCTATCTGGTCCCCAGCTTATGCTCATGATCAGGGATTCAACGGCTTACGTGGTCAATAAGCTGGGGGTGAAATTTGGTACAATACTGACAGTTTCACTTGGTGATCCGGAAGGTCATGGCGGCATCCTCTTCTCGGAAGAGTTCTTTGTTCTTAAAGCGCCGCGCAAGGACGATACTGTACTGATTTACGCGTTTAGTAACCCGGTGCGGTTATTAAAAGTTCCGTCCACCAGCGCACAGTATTTTGTTGATAAGCCACCATCAGCCGTAGTTTCCTCTCTTGCCCCTGGTCTGAAGGTAAATGCTGACTCATTCAGAAAAACATCCACATACCACCTAAATGTTGGAGAAAAACCGACCAAGGTATTGCAGGAGATAGCCCGGGATACCGGTTCTATGTGCTGGGCATCCAGGGGGACGATCAATTTTAAAAGTATGGAAAAAATGGCAAACGCCGCTCCATCGCTTACTTATGAGTCCGCCAATCCCAACACATCCGGATTTACAATTAGTCAGTTCAACATCCTGAATGCCGATTATGAATACCAGCGCCGCCACAATTACAGAATGGCCAGTTATGACATGACCAAAGGTGTGGTTTACTCAGGTAACCAGGAAGACCCCATTAAATTTACGAGCAATCCCGATCCTACCGCGCTGGCGAACTACAACAAATTCATTCTCCCCCGCCTCGATATGCTGGTGGAAGGAAATGCCGCGCTAACTCCGGGTACGACGCTGAAAATTGTCGTGCATAACACGGCAGGTGACGGAGAACTCGATGAATCTATCCCTGACAAAATGATAGTGATGTCCGTGACTCATTTCGAAGACCGCTTTCGTTTTGTCAGCCGTGCACAGTTAGGAGTGGTGAATGGGTAGTTTGACAGGGAAGTATCGGGCTGTAGTGATAAGCGTCGATGACCCTAAAGGTCTGATGCGTACACAAATACGTGTTGTCGGCATGATGGATGGGTTACCAGATGCTTCATTGCCGTGGGCAGAAGCTATATTGTCCAATGCAAACACGTTTTCACCATTTCTGCCCGGCGATAAAGTATGGATAGAATTTCCCTACAATGGGGATTCTCGATGGCCATTGATAATCGGTTATGCACAGGATGCATCCGGTGGCGCTCCCAATGTGCCGCCTGAAGCGTCAGGACAAGGTGAAGGCTATGTACCGCCTGAAGTCGAAGGTGCACCAGCACAACCATCAACCAGCGCCAAAAAAGACTTTATTTCGTCGCGGAACGGACTAATGGAGGTCCGGACGGCGGGCGGAGCCTGGGCCGTTACGCACTTGAAAAGTGGAACAACAATCGGGTTCAACGAGGCCGGGGAGTTATATGCCATTTCTCAAGGTCCGGCATTCATCTCTTCCGCAGGAAATCTCGATATAAAGTCAGGCGCGGATGTCGCCCTGAAGGCGGGGGGAAGTATGGCGATAGAGGCCAGCGGGAATCTATCCATAAAAGCCGCTCAAGTCTCTGTTGACAAGGCTTAAGAAAAGCCCGGCGTTCGGGCTTTTCTGTTATGACGGGTTCAATTTTTTATCCGTTACCGCACGACGGTTTCTGCGTGATAAACGTCTCAAGCATCTTTTCCGCAATTGCCGACCAGGTGTGACACTGGACCTTTTTCAGCATTTTTCACGCGATCAACGCGAGCAATAACCTCATCCCAATCAATCCGCGACTTGATAACCATATGGTTCACCAAAGCCAGGCGATCTGGCGGAAGGCAATCGGGAGGCGTTAATACCAACGCCCCGCACATTGCCGCCTCAAGTACAGTTAATCCAAGGCTTTCGGGATGCGTAACGATAAAAACGTCACTCTTACGCAATTCAGCTGCAAATTCGGTTGCTGGCACCGGCGTCCGCCTGTATGGAGTTACCGAAATATTCCCCGGATCAATGGTAACCAATCCGTCATCAGTCAACGTTCTGGCCTCATACGGAACGGTCAGACGCTGAAGGTTCATAAGGATACTTAAGGAGTGATCAAAACCACTAACATCAAATGCAGCGTGGTCTACAAAAATACGCAGAACATCGTCCGTTTTGGTTTCCAGATGGAACAGCTCCTGATTCGCTGCCCATCCAACATGTTTGTTAAAGCGATTATGACGTTCTAACCGACCGGGATTATCCAGGTACCGCCAGGTATCATCGCGGACAGTAAAAGTAATATCGACTGGTGCCGAATCCAGCATAGAACCGTCATATACCTGGGCTACCCATCCAGAGAATCGGCGACACAGTTGCATGCCTATTTCCCTGGGTACCGTAGTAAAATACCTCAATCCTGGTGCCAAAATGGCCTTCGCAGAACATGCTGTCGCAGCAGTCAACACAGCTTCAACATAATCCTCGGGGCTTTCGACGCCAGGGGAATATGGACGATGGTATTGCAATGTTACCCCAGCCTCACTAAAGGCGCAGGCCAGGTTGTAAGCCCACATTTCCGTATATGTTTTCACATCACTGATAGCTTCAAATTTTCGCCCAATGATCAGGATGTTCATTGCGTCTCCTTTTCCCTGACTAAAAGCTCATCCAGCTTGCTTTTATGTTTGAGCACATAGCCACATATTTTTCCTTTGGAGCTAATTTGCGGAATGGAATAATATTCCGAAAATACTAATTCAGCCTTTTCTAAGACAAGTGAAACACCATAGCGCGCAACATGTCTGTCGATCATTTTTGCATCACTGAGATTACCTTTAATTGATAGCCAGTCGTTGAGGTACATATGGTTGCGATTGGCTTTTTTCAGCATGTCGCTCAACCAATTTTTATTACGCTTAGTTAGTTTCCGTTGCATCAATAATCCTCTTGCCAGTCAGCACCAGCATAGTTATCAAACCGTGAGTATTGGCCGTTAAAAGCCAATCTCACCGTGCCAATTGGGCCATTTCGTTGCTTACCGATAATCACCTCGGCAATGCCCTTCATTTCGCTATCCGGGTGATAAACTTCGTCGCGATACAGAAACATGATCAGGTCTGCGTCCTGCTCAATTGCTCCTGATTCACGTAAATCTGAATTTACCGGTCGTTTGTCCGCACGCTGTTCAAGTGAACGATTAAGTTGTGACAATGCCACCACCGGTACTTGTAATTCCTTCGCCAAAGCCTTCAGTGAGCGAGAAATCTCGGCAATTTCCAGCGTTCGGTTATCTTGCAGCTCGGGGACGCGCATAAGTTGCAGGTAGTCGATCATAATCATGCTCAAACCACCATTTTCTTTATAAACACGACGAGCGCGGGAACGAAGCTCTGTAGGTGTCAGGGCGCTTGAGTCATCAATAAAAATATTTTGCTTGTCCAACAGAATCCCCATTGCGCCAGAAACCCGCGCCCAATCCTCGTCGTTAAGTTGCCCTGTTCGAATACGAGTCTGATCAACGCGTGCAAGAGAAGCCAGTGAGCGCATCATCAGCTGGTGGCTCGGCATCTCAAGGCTAAAAACCAATACGGGCTTATAGTTACGGACTGCGGCATTTTCGACGAGATTCATCGCAAACGTGGTCTTCCCCATAGATGGGCGGGCGGCGACAATGATGAGATCGGACGGCTGAAGCCCTGCCGTCTTCTTATTGAGATCGGTAAATCCCGTATCAAGCCCCGTTACACCATCATGTGGTCGCTGAAACAACTCTTCTATGCGAGATACCGTTGCATCGAGAATGCTGGCGATATCTTTTGGACCACTACCGCTCTTTTGTCGTTTTTCAGCTATTTCAAAAACGCGGCGCTCGGCCATATCCAGCAATTCATTGCTGCCCCTGCCATCCTGCGCATATCCAGCTTCGGCTATTTCATTTGCGACGGAAATCATTTCACGAACGACCGCGCGTTCACGAACGATATCCGCATAAGCACAAATATTTGCCGCGCTGGGCGTGTTCTTTGACATCTCCGCAAGGTACGCAAAACCACCGGCGCGTTCTAATTTACCGTTCTGTTCAAGTGCTTCAGCAAGTGTTATCAAATCAATCGGTTTGCCATGACTTAATAACCTCTCCATCTCACTGAAAATTTCACGATGAGCACTGGTATAAAAATCATCAGCAACTATACGATCTGCAACTTCATCCCAGCGGCAGTTATCAAGCATTAAGCCACCAAGTACAGCTTGTTCTGCACTAAGGGAATTTGGCATGGATTCAAGAGGGGATGCAGACATTAGCACTCCACCCAGGCGTGCTGAATGTCAGATATAATCGGCATACTCAAATCACTCCTAACGATATGAGTCATCACCAGAAAATCAGGATTAATGCGCCGGACTCTTCCCGGCTGTCACACCGAATCGCCAGGATGGTGAATCCCTTTACCCGAGAAACAACAAACGGTGGCTTGCACATTCCGGCTACCTGGTTCGTTGCCTGAGCTAGGGGCAAGGTTCCCCCCTTTTAACGTCACCAGACCGCTAACGACGCATGTGCCAGACGCCGTGTTACAACCAAATATGGTGGCCCCTACCGGACTTGAACCGGTGACCGTGCGATTATGAGTCGCCAGCTCTAACCACTGAGCTAAAGGGCCGGATTACTGTTTCCTGAGTGCTTCTATGACGCCAGCAATACCGCCTACAACTATGCCAGCAATGACAACGAGAACAATTGGATGCTTGTCAGCAAAATCCCAGAAGCCCATCACTGATCCTTAGAAGCTGTTTTTAATATCGGCCATACCAATGTTACAGCTACTGCCACCAACGCCCCGTCCGATAAAACTGACAGGATTGTGCTGGTGAAATCCACCAGCACGGACAGCAAGAGAAAACCAATGGCGATTGCGATACGTGCCTTGCTTGCCATTACAGATAATCTTCCACACGAAGACCTAAACGACGGCCTACTTCTTCCAGTACTTTGTGTTCTGCTGGCTCGATTTCACCGTCCGCTTCTGCAATTGTCAGCATGTTAACGAATACTTCTTCCGCTTCTTTTGGATCGTTTTTGATATCTTCAATTTCGCGAAGGATATTCATGCGACCAACACGGAAGCCAGCTTCCAGTTGCTCGGTAAAGCGGGTAATTGTTGCAGTAATTTCGTTACCAAAATGACTAAGACGCGGATTAGAGCGGACAAGCTGATCAAGTTTCGCTGTTTCTTCTTTTTCGATTTCACCATCAGCGGCAGACACCAACAAACAGCCACCGATGATGGCCTCCATCAGATCGCGATTCTCAACTTTTTTCAGCTCTACTTTTGCAGAAGCGACTTTCTTGCCGAACAATTTACCGAACATTGGTTATCCCTCAATAAAAGTGACATATTTATTAGATTGCGGTGCCGAGTGCCTCCCGGTGACGTTAACCAGTTAACAATTAACGTCGGAATGTTTAACCATTAAGGAGGATTGTTTTAACTGTTCCGCGTGCGCTTAGCCGCATTCACCGCAACGGAAAGAGCATTCCTGGTGGACCTGTAGATTGGGATATGAACCCGTTACAGGAGAATGCTCTTACCTGTTACGTGCTCCGTTTCGTGGAGCTAACGGCGGGTGATCGGGCCGCACCAGACTGGACTTATTTCAGCGTTATGCTCATGCCAGAGAATCAAACTGTGATGGTCGGTGCTGAACTCCGACACAGGGTTGTAGCAAGCCCCGCAAAGCGCGCACTACTGTAGTTGCGGCACATCAGCCTGTGCATTCACCACAATGTTGAGAACACTGGTTGTCACGCTGCAACGCAACATTTATTCGTAGATTGGGATATGACCCCGTTACGCCAGTGTTCTCAACGTTGTAGTGCCGGTTACGGTTCCGGCCAGGCCTCTTCCTCAACGGGGTGTTCTCCATACGGACTACCGTTTATTGGTCGTTCCTGCGGTTTATGTTGTGAAGCCAGATGCTTATCTTCTGGTTGCTTCAAAGAGCTGCACTTCATCACAACGGTAAGAGCACTCGATGCATTTAAGCCAAGCCCCATAAGGGAGAATGCCCTTACCTGTTGTGTTGTGATGACCGGTGCTGATCTCCGGCTTGCGGTTATTTCAGACTCTCACGGGCGTTTAATTGCCCCGCCGAACAGCTCTTTTCCGCAATAGCTGCAATGTCTTTCGCGCATCAGCCTGCGCATTCATCACAACGGTAAGGGTACTTCGTAGGGATTCGAACCCTCTGCCAAGCTCGGCGATCTCCGACGTCGCAAAATACCCTTACCTGTTGTGCTGGTGCCGATTAACGGACTCGAACCGCTGACATCCTGCTTACAAGGCAGGCGCTCTACCAACTGAGCTAAACCGGCATTGGCGATGGTGGATGGATTTGAACCATCGACCCGTTGATTAACAGTCAACCGCTCTAACCGCTGAGCTACACCATCACTTGCCGGGTACGTCTCCGGCGAGGGCTTCCACCTCCGTATGCTTTTCGGCGCACCGCGCCCTGGCTGCAATTCGGTAACAGGGGATGCATAACCCTGGCTTCCAGCGTGATTAGCGCTTTCAGCATGACGGGATATACCCGTAAATTCGTGGAACTGTACCCAAAGTGCTGTTAAGCACCGCTGTTACGCTGAAAAGAAAACGCAACAGGAAAGGACGCTGACCAACAGATGGCCCCTTCTCGTTCATCTGGTTAATCACACCAGCGCCCTTACCTGTTGTGTCTCCCCGTTCCCTAATACACAGACGGGGACACTCTGCGGTCGATTTTTTGACGGGGGACGACTCATACCCCGTGGCGTCTGGCTTCTTAGGCCGCTACCATCATCAGATCATCGTTTGCATTTACTTTAATGGTCAGTTTCTAAACCGCCGCAAAGTCGCTAACCATGACGAAAACCCTGAAAAAAAACGCCCACCCGAAGATGGGCAAACTGGAAGCTCGTAACGCACTTCGGAGTTGCCACTTAGGCGCATGGTCAACCTGGCAACTCGGTGGTTTGTCTGGGAGGACTAGGCCCAGCCATGCTTACCGCCGCGCCTGTCGCGGCTAACAGCTAAATCGCTCTATAAATCACGATTCATTGAGGCTATATTACACTAATAAATTTATTAGAGCAATATACCTAAAACGTCATGAGCTACACCTCGAGTGTCCCCCTTACAAGACACAGAACGTCTGGCAAAAAGAGGTTCCACTCTGAAGCCACTGTCATGATAAAGCTCTCTGATATTTGGCGCGCCACTGTTAGTAATGAGAACCTTTGCACCTCGACGATGAGCATCCGTCAACAGAGACACCAGGCGTTTTTGCTCTTCAAACTTAAAGTCATGACCGGAATAGTTCGTGAATCCCTCTGTATTTGGAAGCGGTTCATACGGCGGATCGCAAAAGATGACATCTCCTTCTCCGGCAGCTTCAATCACCGCTGCAAAATCACCGCATACAAACTCAGACCGCCCTTCCGCACCGAGGAAGGCTTCCATCTCCTGTAATGGGAAATACGGAGTTTTATACTTCCCATAACCGACATTGAACTCACCGGCCTGGTTGTAACGCGTCAATCCGTTAAAACAATGTCGGTTCAGGAACAAAAACGCCGCTGCGCGATGTAAATCATCATAGACTTGTTTGTTAAACGCATTCCGTACTGCCAGGTATCCTTCCTGTGTGTTGTAGTCCTGGAAGAAACGATGTGCCAGAGTGATAAGTGAATGCGCCTCGCGTTGCAGAGTCTTGTAAAAGTTAATCAGGTCAGCATTCACATCATTTAGCAGATTTTCCTGGTATCCGGCATTCATGAAGACAGCTCCGCCACCAACGAAAGGTTCAATCAGGCGCTTCCCTTCTGGCAAATAGCGAAAGATTTGTTCCAGAACACCAAATTTTCCACCAGCCCATTTGAATATGGACCGTTCGAATTCTGCCGCTGGTTTAACTTTTCGCTCTTTTGTTTTACTTCCTTCTTTCTGCCGACATACGGCCTTAGTAATCCGATCGCCAATCCAGCGCATTACTGGTATTGCCATACTATTGCCGATCGCTTTGTAACGCGGTCCGTCAGCTGCAAGCATCGCGGCCTCTTCTTCGCTTAAATCTGGATAGTGATTGCGAAGATATGCCAGTTCATCTGAATTAACTTTTTTACGCTTTTCCGTCGGGATCAACGTATGCCCATCAGGAAAACCTTGCAGCCTTTCACATTCGACAGGGGTAAGACGGCGGACAGCTACTTCTGCGTTTCTTACTTCATAGCAAACAGCTGTTGGATTTTTAGCCATTAGAGATGGTGAAGTATTCTTAGTTGCAGCATGTTGTGTACCGCTCATACGCTCAGGAAAAGCCAATGTAACAAGATGCTCATGGCTTTCTTGCTCACGTGCCCGCAATGTACCATGCCCTTCTGACCAAAAACCTGCTCCTGTGCTGCTAAAAACGGCAAGGTCAGTGGCATCTTTAAAATCTCTTGCCTTTACTGTCGATGCGGTTTCATCGTCAATATATTCCCCAAATGCTGCCATCCTGAAAGCGTTTACGGCTTTCGTCGATTTCATACCGGGTGGAATGTCAGCGTGTAGGCATGGATTTAGGCTTTCGCCACTGATTGCAGCGCCATTTGCAATAATGGCGGAAGCGATTTCCTTCTTTTTTCGGCTCGGCGCAATATCCCGGCGCACGCCTTCGAACTCAAAAAGTACCGTTGCGGGATCGAGGTCTGTTCGAGCACTTGCGACAACAAACACGCGTCGGCGTCGTTGTGCCACTCCGAAGTATTGGGCATCAAGGATTCTCCAGGCCACCTTTCGCTGCGGTCCATAAATACAACCACACTGCGGCCACTTTGGAGCATGGCAACCGGTTTTGCCATCCCACCGCCAGAACGCGTTACTTTTTCCTGATTCAGGTCGATCACCTGGTTCAAATGGCGCATCTTCTCCAGCCAATCCGGCAAGGAAACATCCGAAGGCGTTATCTGCCGATGACAGGACTCCTGGGACATTTTCCCAGACGATAACTGTCGGTTTGAGGAAGGACTCAGACCGTTTGTCGTCAATTGCATTTGCAAGCTCCACATACTTCAAAGTTAGCGCGCCGCGTTCATCATCAAGCCCACCACGTAAGCCCGCGATACTGAATGCCTGACAAGGTGTTCCCCCGACGAGCACATCAGGGGATTCGATTTCCCCAGCCAGGACTTTTTTGGCAAGTTTTGTCATGTCGCCAAGGTTGGCGACATGGGGCCAGCGGTGCGCAAGAACGGCAGATGGAAAAGGCTCGATTTCAGCAAACCACGCCGGACGCATACCCAACGGTTCCCAGGCAATACTCGCGGCTTCAATTCCACTGCAAACAGATCCATAGCACAGCTCTTTCACTGCTTAGCCTCTCCACCAAGGGCATTTACCAGAGCATCAACCAGGCACGAAATTTCACTGGTTAACAGGAAGAAATCTGCGTCCAGTCGCTGCGCAACATCTTCACTATCAATATCAGAGTTCTGCTCAAGCAATTCATCCGCAAATTTGACGCTGGTAAGGCTGAAGTTATGGTCCAGTGTAAATTTAATGCGGTTCTGCCAGTCGAGTGCCAACTTAGTGACGAGCTTGCCAGCTTCCAGGTGTGTGGAAATTTCATCGCTTCCCAAATCCTGCTTTTTCACTCGGGCAATACCGCCATCCTCAAGCACTGCCTTAAGTTCTGCCGCATCCCCCATTTGAAATCCCTGTGGAGCACTACCATCACGTACCCAGTCGGTCAGCGTTAATTCAATGGGATTTTCAACACTCAGGGGAACAACAGGAAGAGAACCAAGAGACTTACGCATAAGCGCGAGCATATCCTCTGCCTGCCGCGCGCTGGCATTGATATAGATACGTTTAGTTGAACCGTCGTAGATCGCCTGGATAACAGAAAACTTTGAAAAAGCCCGTGGCAGAAGAGAATGCAGAACTTCGTCTTTCAGGGAGTCCTTCTCTGTTTTCTTCAGTTTACGCGCTTGTTCTTGCTCAAGTTTTTCAATTTTTTCTTGAATAGCTCGCTGGATAACCGGCGGGGGAAGAATTTTTGTTTCGCGCTTTGCTTCAACAAGGATAAAACCATTTCCATGCATAGCGATAACTTCGGAATTATCACCAAATGGCGATACAAAACCGAACTTAGCCATATCCTGACTACCGCATGGCGTGAAAAGGATCATTTTCTTTTTATCTTCTAAGTCGGTCAGATCCGCCTCACGAGAAAGTTTATAAATAGTAATGTTTTTCCAGTGCTTAAACATGTTGTAACCCTTGAATATCAACCACAGAAAGCTCGTCTTTGTAGAAAAAGGCCAGGTTGTGGCACCCCCTCGTTTGAGCGTATGAGCTGGGACCAATTTCGTTCTTCCAGACAAATGGCTTCAAATCCGTACGGCGAAGCATAAAAACGCGATTTGTTCCGCTCTGATTCCCAATGAGGCAAAAGCCTTCTTTCACCTTGATAGCCTGCAAGTTGTCGAGTTCACCGCTGGTTACACGGCTATCGAACTCTTTGCGGCTTATTAGCTCCATCTGCATCTGACGACTCCAAACAAATGCCCATTGAAGGGCGATGGCTGAATGGTACCGAAAATACGACATAAAAAACAATATTTATTAGAGCAATTTTGCAATAGTTGAACTCCATGTAGACCACAAACAACCTGAATTAAAATAACGAAAATCAGAGCAAATAATTGGTGATGACGTGGCAAGTATTGCAACAAAAGACAGCATTTGTTCGGGGCACGGAGGATTCCCATCCAGGCCTCCTGTAGAGAGTGAACCACTACTTAAAGTCAACGGAGTCGAAGTGTTAGTTGATGGTAAGCAATATGCACAGCATACCGATGGAAACAGTACGCACGGTGGGCAAGCTATATCAACCAGGGCATGGTTTACCGTCAATGGTAAAGGGATCGTATGCGTTGGTGACCCTGTTTCATGCGGATCTACCGTAGCGTCCGGAGACGGCCTGGTTCAGGTAAGTTAGGAGATATCATGCTGGAAAAAGACTACCAGTTATCCGCATATAAAAAATTGGCCGCCGCCGGTGGGATGAAAACACCTGGTGCCATAACATCGGCACGAAACAGTGCTAACACAGCAAAACTGCTTGCAGAAGAATTGACCGGATTAATTCTGGATACAATTGTCTATCCCGACACTATTACCAGCTATGTTTCAACGATCAGAACAACCACAACCGGCTTAACGAACATTGGAGAACTGGCAACTAAGCACGCGGACCTGTTGGCTGGTTATGCAGATCTGTCAATGCTGCTTCAACTCGATATTGGTTGGGATGTTTACTGCCGTGCTAATGAGCGAGAAGTTTCAGAACTGCCGATCTCTATTGCCATTGGTGATGTGAATATTACTAAATCGCTTGAGGACGCTGTTAACGCGCTTAATACATCAAGTTTAGTCGCTGCAATGGGGGAGATTAACCAGACCCTTAACACTGGCTCAGGAAGCTCGCCAGGCTCTGGTTCAGGCGGCGGCACTGCCACTCCCCCACCAGCACTAACAGAAGAGCAAATTGAATCTCTGAAAGTAGCAACTGAACAGTTTGGGGTTGTTTTCAACCAGACAACAGCGCCCACAACTGCGTTACAACAGCAGTATGAACGAGCGAATGAAAGCGCCAATGTAGCCATAACTGCTTATAACCATGCTATCGGTACTGCGCTTGCGGAAGCATCAGCAAATAAGGCCAGCACAGCCAGCGCAGTTGCTGCTTTGGTTCCTGATTCTGTTCTTGATGAATTAAACAAAGCGGCACAGTAACAAAGGACTTCATTGATAATTTTTCTTCAGGAGGAAGACATGTCATTCTTTTCTACGTTAAAAACAGCTTTGTCTTTGAAGGAGAAACTTGCTGCTACTGGTGTTCTTGTTCTGATTTGCGCACTTGTTGGTGCCGGGTTTGCATGGGAACGTCATCAGCTAAAGCAAGCCTTGGATAAAATTGGCAGTCTTGATCAGGCTGTTAAGGAACGTGATAAGTCAATAATGGATCTTAACCAGACCATTGAGACGATGAACAAAGCAGATCAACATTTTCACAGCCAGGAAGTGAAAAATGAATCAGAACAAGCCAAATATGCTGACAGGCAAATGGAACGAAAAGCTGAAGTTCAGAAACAACTGGTTGCGGCGGGTAATGTTCGCCAGCGCATTCCTGCTGACACTCAGCGGTTGCTCTGGGAGTCGATCAGCGAATTTAACGCCGACGCCGACAAAGGTTAACCACCCTGCCCCCAAAAGTGCATTTATGTGCAGAATGCCAGAGTTTAGCAGTGAATATTTTGATGATCTGCCAGCGTATATCCTCGATACAGAAACGATGCTGATGGGGATTAACAGGAAGAATCGCAACGTTAATGATTACAACCGCGCTATCAGCGGTAACTAAAAGGGATTTTTATGTCTGATAAAGTAACAGTAAAGCAAACTATCAACAAAGCGACTTCAATCTACAAAATTGAGCACATCACTGTTGGCAAGCCAGGATCTGAACAATACCGTCATGCTTTCGAGCTTGCCGATCAGCTTGGTTTAAAACACCCAGATTGCATCGAGCATGTATTTCCGACCTATGCTGATGAGCAATGTACTCATGTTCTTACCGAAGAGGATTTTTTCAGCACTGAAGAACGAGAAGGCGTTGATCGTTGCATTGGTGTGATTTGCTCTTCAGTGAGTTATGAGTTATTCCCTAATGTTCATGAAAATGGTGGTATTGGATACCAATTCCTGTACGAAGGCGATGAGCTTAAATGTTATGAACATGGTCTTCTTATCGAAAGCGTAGAATAATACCCTTCCTTCCAACCGGCTATGTTGGCCGGTTTTTCACTTATCCACATTATCCACTGGGTAGATCCAATAATTAGGTCCATACAGATCCCAATTAGATCCATATAGATCCCTGATCGTTGCAGGCCGCGCCACGTCTGGCTTAGAAGTGTATCGCGATGTGTGCTGGAGGGAAAACGATGTGTGCTGGCGGGATAAAAATGTGTGCTGACGGGTTGCTAATGTGTGCTGGCGGGATATAGGATGTGTGCTGACGGGAAAGCCTGGGTAGTTATCACCACTTATAAAAGCTATCCACATAATTCGGAAAAAGTAATATGAATCAATCTTTTATCTCCGATATTCTTTACGCAGACATTGAAAGTAAGGCAAAAGAACTAACAGTTAATTCAAACAACACTGTGCAGCCTGTAGCGTTGATGCGCTTGGGGGTATTCGTGCCGAAGCCATCAAAGAGCAAAGGAGAAAGTAAAGAGATTGATGCCACCAAAGCGTTTTCCCAGCTGGAGATAGCTAAAGCCGAGGGTTACGATGATATTAAAATCACCGGTCCTCGACTCGATATGGATACTGATTTCAAAACGTGGATCGGTGTCATCTACGCGTTCAGCAAATACGGCTTGTCCTCAAACACCATCCAGTTATCGTTTCAGGAATTCGCTAAAGCCTGTGGTTTCCCCTCAAAACGTCTGGATGCGAAACTGCGTTTAACCATTCATGAATCACTTGGACGCTTGCGTAACAAGGGTATCGCTTTTAAGCGCGGAAAAGATGCTAAAGGCGGCTATCAGACTGGTCTGCTGAAGGTCGGACGTTTTGATGCTGACCTTGATCTGATAGAGCTGGAGGCTGATTCGAAGCTGTGGGAGCTGTTCCAGCTTGATTATCGCGTTCTGTTGCAACACCACGCCTTGCGTGCCCTTCCGAAGAAAGAAGCTGCACAAGCCATTTACACTTTCATCGAAAGCCTTCCGCAGAACCCGTTGCCGCTATCGTTCGCGCGAATCCGTGAGCGCCTGGCTTTGCAGTCAGCTGTTGGCGAGCAAAACCGTATCATTAAGAAAGCGATAGAACAGCTTAAAACAATCGGCTATCTCGACTGTTCAATTGAGAAGAAAGGCCGGGAAAGTTTTGTAATCGTCCATTCTCGCAATCCAAAGCTGAAACTCCCCGAATAAGTGTGTGCTGGAGGGCAGCTGCATTCAAAAAATGTGTGCTGCCGGGAAGGCTTGTCCAATTTCCCGTTTTTGATGTGCGCTGGAGGGGGACGCCCCGCAGTTTGCTCAGACTTTCCCTCCAGCACACATCTGTCCATCCGTTTTTCCCTCCAGTGCACATGTAATTCTCTGTCTTTCCCTCCAGCACACATATTTGATACCAGCGATCCCTCCACAGCACATAATTCAATGCGACTTCCCTCTATCGCACATTCTGGTCCTGCATCATCCCTCCAGCACACATCTAATAGCCTCATCGCCATTTCTTTACGTGCAATAATTGACGCACGAATCAAAAAAAGTTGCACGTAGCAGAATCAAACGTACAATTCACTCATACGAAATGATAAGGAGATGATGATGAAACGCGATTACGGCGGTGTCGGCACCATAGCTCTTCGTGCAAGCGCATTACTTAAGGCCATGAGTCAGGATATTGAAGATCAGCGCAAAGAGTTCAATCAGACCGAGTATTATCAGACGTTCACTCGTAACGCTGTGGCAAAGTTGCCGAAGCTGAGCCGCCGCATTGTGGAGCAGGCCATCAAAGAGATGGAAGATGATGGGTACCAGTTCAACAAGAAACAGGTCGGTAACGTTGAACAGTACGCGCTGACCATCCAGAACGTCATTGATATCTATGCCCACCGTAAGATCCCCAAATATCGCGACATTCACAAATCGCCTTACGTTATTTTTGTCGTAAACCTGAAGGGTGGCGTATCCAAAACGGTTTCCACAGTCACGTTGGCGCACGCTCTGCGTGTGCATCAGGATTTACTGCGTCACGATCTGCGCATTCTGGTAATTGACCTTGACCCTCAGGCATCCAGCACAATGTTCCTCGACCATACTCACAGTATTGGTTCCATCCTGGAAACCGCCGCGCAGGCGATGCTGAACGACCTGGACGCGGAGACGCTACGCAAAGAGGTGATTCGTCCGACCATCGTTCCTGGCGTAGACGTGATTCCAGCCTCTATCGACGATGGCTTTGTTGCCAGCCAATGGAAAGAGCTGGTTGAAGAGCATCTTCCCGGACAAAATCAGTACGAAATCCTTCGACGCAATATCATTGATCGTGTTGCGGATGATTATGACTTTATCTTTATTGATACCGGTCCACACCTGGATCCGTTCCTGCTCAACGGTCTGGCGGCCAGCGATTTGCTGCTTACCCCTACCCCACCAGCCCAGGTTGACTTCCACTCAACACTGAAATATCTCACCCGTCTGCCAGAAATGCTGGAGCAACTGGAGGAGGAAGGCGTAGAACCGCGTTTGAGCGCCAGCATTGGTTTTATGTCGAAGATGACCGGCAAGCGCGATCACGAGACATCACACAGCCTTGCGCGTGAGGTTTACGCCAGCAACATTCTGGACTCTTCTCTGCCTCGTCTGGATGGCTTTGAGCGATGCGGCGAGTCTTTCGACACCGTAATCAGTGCCAACCCGCAATCGTATCCAGGCAGTGCAGAGGCGCTGAAGAAGGCACGAACCGAGGCCGAGCGTTTCACTAAGGCTGTGTTTGATCGAATTGAGTTTGTTAGGGGTGAGGCGGCATGAAAAAAATAGTTTCCCGTGGACGAGTGCTGGGCAAGAATAGCTCCGAGTTTGCTCGCATGCTTGAAGGCAGTGAAGGCACCAAAACCTTTACCCTAAAATCTGGCCGCCAGGCTAAATTCTTGCTTACCGTCGTGCTGAGTGGTGAGATTGAGTCGCGCACGTTCGTTGACCCGGCAGTTAACGGCCGCGATCAGTCTCTGCTCACCCCTGAGTCGGTAAGCGATATTTCCCGCACCATTAAATTGCAACAGTTCTTCCCGGCTATCGGTCGTATGGTTGGGGAGCGCATTGAGGTATTGGACGGATCGCGTCGCCGTGCTGCGTGTATCTTCAATGAAACGAAATTTGAGATTCTGGTGACGAAAGATGAGATCAGCCTGGCGGATGCCCGCCAGCTGGCCATTGATATCCAGACAGCCCGCGAACACACTCTGCGCGAGCTGGGTAAACGCTTCGAGGTTATGTACGGTAAGAATATGACCAAAGAAGAGATCGCCCGAGCTGAGAACATCTCAAAGGCTAAAGTGACGCGAGCTTTCCAGGCTGCCGCAGTGCCGGATGAGATGATTGCTGTCTTCCCCGTAGCCAGCGAGCTCGCCCTTCCAGATTACCAGTTACTGCTCCAGATCGCCGAGGATGCTAACGCTAAAAGCGTGCCGATTGAAGAGCTGGTTGATACGGTGCGCGAACGAATTGCAGAGACTGAGGGCGCGAAAGAGGATAAAGCGAAGATACTGGCTATCTTCAAAGCGGAAAGCAAAAGCCTGAAGCCCGCGCCGGTTAAATCTGTGGTGGTTGAGAAGCTGCGAGACTTCTCTGACCGTCGCCAATATGCCCGAAAGAAGTCCGATCCGAAAAAACGGGTTGTCGCCTACGAGTTCTCCAGACTCCCGTCTGAAGTGCAAACTGAAATTGACGAAGCAATAAAAAAAATCATTGGGAAAATGTCTGCTGGGGAATAATCCCGCTGGTGGGAGGCGGCTTTAGCCCCCTCCCCTGTCTAAAATGTCCCGCGTCTATTTCATGTATAAACATATGATATATATAGATATTCATGAAAAATTTCAGACTGAAATTCCCACGGTTTCACGCCTGTTTTACTTGCCCCCCTCCCCCGCACAAAAAATTTAAAAAATTACTTTTAGCGAGAAAGTCAACAAGTGACTTTCAATAAAATCTCTTCCGAAAAGGGATTCACACAAGTGCCTTGTGTTTAAGGAAGAGTAAATTGAGTAACTTACGCGAATACCAGAATCGTATTGCAGATATCGCAAAACGCTCTAAAGCTGTGCTTGGCTGGGCAAGCACTGCGCAGTTCGGTACTGATAACCAATTCATTAAAGATGATGCCGCGCGTGCCGCATCTATCCTTGAAGCTGCACGTAAAGACCCGGTTTTTGCGGGTATCTCTGATAATGCCACCGCTCAAATCGCTACAGCGTGGGCAAGTGCACTGGCTGACTACGCCGCAGCACATAAATCTATGCCGCGTCCGGAAATTCTGGCCTCCTGCCACCAGACGCTGGAAAACTGCCTGATTGAGTCCACCCGCAATAGCATGGATGCCACTAATAAAGCGATGCTGGAATCCGTCGCAGCAGAGATGATGAGCGTTTCTGACGGTGTTATGCGTCTGCCTTTATTCCTCGCGATGATCCTGCCTGTTCAGTTGGGGGCAGCTACCGCTGATGCGTGTACCTTCATTCCGGTTACGCGTGACCAGTCCGACATCTATGAAGTCTTTAACGTGGCAGGTTCCTCTTTTGGTTCTTATGCTGCTGGTGATGTTCTGGACATGCAATCCGTCGGTGTGTACAGCCAGTTACGTCGCCGCTATGTGCTGGTGACAAGCTCCGATGGCACCAGCAAAACCGCAACCTTCAAGATGGAAGACTTCGAAGGCCAGAATGTACCAATCCGAAAAGGTCGTACTAACATCTACGTTAACCGTATTAAGTCTGTTGTTGATAACGGTTCCGGCAGCCTACTTCACTCGTTTACTAATGCTGCTGGTGAGCAAATCACTGTTACCTGCTCTCTGAACTACAACATTGGTCAGATTGCCCTGTCGTTCTCCAAAGCGCCGGATAAAGGCACTGAGATCGCAATTGAGACGGAAATCAATATTGAAGCCGCTCCTGAGCTGATCCCGCTGATCAACCACGAAATGAAGAAATACACCCTGTTCCCAAGCCAGTTCGTTATCGCGGCTGAGCACACGGTACAGGCGGCGTATGAAGCACAGCGTGAATTTGGTCTGGACCTGGGTTCCCTACAGTTCCGCACCCTGAAAGAATACCTGTCCCATGAACAGGATATGTTGCGTCTCCGCATCATGATCTGGCGTACTCTTGCGACCGACACCTTTGACATCGCTCTGCCGGTTAACCAGTCCTTTGATGTATGGGCAACCATCATTCGTGGCAAATTCCAGACTGTATATCGCGACATTATTGAGCGCGTTAAATCTTCTGGTGCGATGGGGATGTTTGCTGGTGCTGATGCAGCATCTTTCTTCAAACAGTTGCCGAAGGATTTCTTCCAGCCAGCCGAAGACTATATCCAGACTCCGTATGTTCACTACATCGGTACCCTGTTCGGTAACGTGAAAGTGTACGAAGTACCTGCTGGTATTTGTAAGAACTTAACGACAGAGAACATTCAGTTCAGCTCGATGGATGTGCTGTGCTACGTCCGTGATGAAAATCCGGGTAAAGCAGGCTTCGTGACTGGTGATGCTGTCCCGGCCATCCCGTTCCAGCATCCGACCACTCCGGCGCTGGTCAACCGTACCACGCTGTGGGGTTCGGCTATCAACGATATGCACCCACGCAACGGCGCTGATTACTTCACTCGTGTAACGCTGACAATGGCCAAAAAAGGCGGGCTTAACTTCATTAGCGGCGACACGATTGATGCCGGTGACTCTGAGTAATCAGGGGAAGTTCTCCGTTTAACATAGCGCCCCCGTGCGGGGCGCATAACAGGGAAAGTTATGTCTCAATATTCAATTCAACAGTCATTAGGTAATGCATCCGGCGTCGCGGTTAGCCCGATCAATGCCGATGCGACGTTATCTACCGGTGTTGCATTAAATAGCAGCTTGTGGGCTGGTATTGGCGTATTTGCGCGTGGCAAGCCGTTTACTGTTCTTGCGGTTACTGAGTCCAATTACGAAGATGTTCTCGGCGAACCGCTGAAGCCGTCTTCCGGCTCACAGTTCGAACCAATTCGCCATGTGTACGAAGCTATTCAGCAAACGTCTGGTTATGTTGTCCGTGCTGTTCCGGATGATGCGAAGTTCCCGATTATTATGTTCGATGAATCAGGCGAACCGGCTTACAGTGCGTTGCCATACGGTTCTGAAATTGAACTTGATAGCGGCGAAGCCTTTGCTATCTACGTTGATGATGGTGATCCGTGTATTTCACCTACCCGTGAGTTAACCATCGAAACGGCAACAGCGGACAGCGCGGGTAATGAACGCTTCCTCTTAAAACTGACCCAGACGACTTCGCTCGGTGTGGTAACGACCCTGGAGACACACACTGTGTCTTTGGCGGAAGAAGCGAAAGATGACATGGGCCGCTTGTGTTATCTGCCTACGGCTCTGGAAGCCCGTTCTAAATATCTGCGCGCGGTTGTTAATGAAGAGCTGATTTCGACGGCGAAAGTAACAAATAAAAAATCGTTGGCGTTCACTGGTGGTACCAACGGTGATCAGTCGAAAATATCAACAGCTGCGTACCTGCGTGCGGTGAAAGTGCTGAACAATGCGCCGTACATGTACACCGCTGTTCTTGGCCTGGGCTGCTATGACAATGCGGCTATCACCGCATTAGGTAAAATCTGTGCAGATCGCCTTATTGATGGCTTCTTTGATGTCAAACCGACATTAACGTACGCAGAAGCACTACCAGCTGTTGAGGATACCGGTTTACTTGGTACCGATTATGTAAGCTGTTCTGTCTATCACTACCCGTTCTCCTGCAAAGACAAATGGACCCAATCCCGTGTGGTCTTTGGTCTGTCTGGCGTGGCGTATGCGGCGAAAGCTCGTGGCGTCAAGAAAAACTCTGATGTCGGCGGTTGGCATTACTCACCGGCTGGTGAAGAACGTGCCGTCATTGCTCGTGCGTCAATTCAACCGCTGTATCCGGAAGATACCCCGGACGAAGAAGCAATGGTCAAGGGCCGTCTCAATAAAGTATCTGTTGGCACCTCTGGCCAGATGATCATCGACGATGCTTTAACTTGCTGCACGCAGGATAACTATCTGCACTTCCAGCACGTCCCATCCCTGATGAATGCAATCAGCCGTTTCTTTGTCCAGTTAGCCCGACAGATGAAGCATAGCCCGGACGGTATTACTGCGGCTGGCCTGACTAAAGGGATGACCAAACTTTTAGATCGCTTTGTCGCCTCCGGCGCTCTGGTGGCTCCTCGTGATCCTGATGCTGACGGTACAGAACCGTATGTGCTGAAAGTTACGCAGGCGGAATTCGATAAATGGGAAGTAGTCTGGGCCTGCTGCCCGACTGGCGTAGCCCGTCGTATCCAGGGCGTACCGCTGCTTATTAAGTAAGGGAATACAATGAGCAAAAACTTTTTTCAATCCGGGGCATTTTTGGGGAATGGACTGTCTCGTTTCGCTTTGAACTCTGATCCTGTGCAGCTGATGGAGTCTGTCCGAGCAAGCGCCGAACCGCCAACAGATCCGGTTATTAATAATAATCCGGAACCGGCGGCACAGACTAACGATAACGTTCCATCTGCCCCGGCTCCTGAGCAAATCCTGGAAGGGAAAGACGGTAAAGAATGGACCGTCGAACAGGCGCACCAGATGATTCTAGAAGCTGCAAATCGAAGTGCTATGCAGAATGCGTTGAGTGATGCGGCCGACGCCGTTTTCGCCTGGGCTGATAGCGGTGATCTGACTTTCGACTCCCTTGATGGTTTCGTTCAGGCTATCGCTGGTATCTCTGATGACGACGACTCCGAAGTTACAGAAGAACAGGACGATGCCTATAACGAAGCATGGGCAAATGTTGCTGACTTCCTCGCAGCATGCGGTGTAGATGATGACCTGATCGAAGCACTGGCTGACGATGAAGACGACGACGCAGCTGCTGATGTTGGTGCCTCTATCGCTGGTTTAGATAGCGACGACCGCGACGAACTGGAAGCGGCGTTTGTTGTTGCTGGCACTTCTGATGAAATGCTGACTGAAGCATTTAAGAAGGTTGTTCGTAACGGTGAGATCAAACTCATCCGTAAACGCCTGCGGAAAAAACGTCTGACTGCGGCTCAAAAATCGGCGCTGAAAAAAGCGCGTCGAAAAGCCCAGACCGGCGCGGCAAAACTTGCCCGCAAAAAGTCAATGAAACTGCGCCGTAAGCGCCTTGGCTAAAGGAGGAGGCCGGAGAACTCCGGCCTTTAACTTGAATGGCACCTATTCCTTATGGGGTTTACAGCCAGGCTGACGGTGTATCGCCATATCTGAAAGTTACTTTAACGAACTCTCAGTACCAGGTTACCGGATATATCAGCCAGGGAGCGGCAATGAACATGGCCCAGAATTGGGAAGCGCCGTTTACCGGTATGTCCATGGGATCTGTTGCTGGTGCCTTCAGTGGTTTTGCGCAGGTTGGTACTGAAACAACGTCGGTTGCCCGTTGGAACAGCTTAATGGTTTGGGAAGGGGGAACACCGCCGACTTTCACGCTGCCAGTAACTTTCATCGCTTTGTTTGACCCATTCACGGAGGTTTCAGGAGCTATCGCCGCATTGTCAGCGATGATTAGCCCGGAACTTAAAGATGCCAGTATTGGTGGTCGAATCCCGGAGCGTGTGACGCTAAACATTGGTCGCCGGATCAACATCATTGATGTCGCTATCCAGGACATAAGTTTCGATCTCGATGCGCCCAGGGACAGCAATGGGCATTTCCTGAAAAACACCGTCAACCTCCAGTTGACCGGTTCTTCGATATATAACAGCTCCGATATTGTTCGGGCGTTCCAGTAAAAGGATTTTATATGGGGCACAATAACACTAAGGGAAACCGTAAATTTATTAAGGGCCGCTATACTGCCAACGCGGCCAAAGGCGAACGACTGGTATCTTCTGAATTCCAGCTCACTTTTGCAGGCCATGAAGATATCAGCGTACTGGTTCGCACGTCGCAAATTCCTGAAATGACCCGCGAGGATGTGGAGGACTATGGTCCGAATGGTGTGAAGTTCAACCAGCACGGTCCAATTCGAAACTCTGGGGAAATCCAGGTCCAGTGCGTGGAGACTATCGAAGGCGATATTCTTCAGTTCATTAAAGATCGCATTGCGGCGAAGGACTATGTTGATATCACGATGGCTGCTACCCCTGAATCCAAATCTTCCGGGGTTAACGCTGTGACAAAAGCTGCTACAACAATTGAAATGTTGGACTGCAAAATCTACAGTGATGCAATCGACTTTAGTACCGAAGATGTGACTGCCGCTGTGCGCCCGTCACTTCGTATCGTCTACAACTGGATTGAGTGGGATTAAGAGTCATCCCTTGTATTTTAAAGCTCCTTCGGGAGCTTTTTTATTTGGAGAGGAAAGGGTGCATTGAGGATACCTGACACACGAAGAGTGGCGAGGATCTCTCCCCGCCAGGTCTCTTACCTTTCAGATTCGTAGGCTGTGAAGACAGTGACCTCCGTCTGGCCGGTTCGGATTCGTACCTCGCAGAGGTCTTTCCTCGTTACCAGTGCCGTCACAATGACGGTTAAACAGATGACGATCAGAGCGATTAACATCGCTTTTTGCTGCTTCATAGCCTGCTTCTCCTTGACCTTTTGGTCGGTAAGAGGCTAATCTACGTATGCTAAGCATAGATATGGCCTCAGATTAATGTTAAGCGTCTTGCAGGACGCGTAATGTTATCTGGGGCTTTCTTCTATCTGCTTTTCGGGTAATGCCTGAAGCAGATAGCCTCAAGCACCCGCAACGATTGTATCAATGTCTGGCTTTTTTTCTATAGAAATCACCTGGAAGGGTGAATATCCACATCAGAAGAAATGTTGCAGCAAACATGATCCCTAATGGCCAGACCGCGCCAAAGAAAATCCATACTAAGATCTCCTCTGCTTGTTCTTTGCGGTCGATATCGACAAGCATTTTTCGGCTGAACATGTATACACAGAAGCCAATACAAACATATCCTGCAAAAGCGATCGCTAACTGTAAAAAATCAGATTGCATCTCCGACCTCAAACTGAAAACGCCAGGTGACTCCAGATTAGAGCAATCTATCACCCTCTGAATCCTGCCGGTATACCCCATTGTTCGTTATCTTTATTTTTGGCTAAAACCGCATTAAGAGCTTCGTTTACCGTCATGCAATGCGGCAGATTATCGAAGTTTGATACCCCGCCAATATCAGGAGAACGCTTGTTCTTCAGGTAAGCATATTTCCGCGCTGCCGCCTCTACCTTCTGCTTGAACTCATGTTTTTGAGTGCGTTTTTTGGATAACCGCAGATTGTCAGCCTTTGCTTTTGCCTCAGCGATCCATGAAGTCAATTTTTTGAGTCTGGTCGTTCCGGCACCGCCGGAAACTGATCTTTTTGTTTTTTTAACTTGTGACTTCTTATTCTTTATTGCCACGTCATCCTGACAGGGGGAGGGGGTATCATTTTGACATGGGGGTGTGGATAAAAAATTAAATAAAGCCAATGTCTTAGCGAGAACAGCTTTAACCTTGGTTGCCGCTGAAGAGATCTTTAATTTGCTTTCAATCAGCGCATTTTTGGCTTGTTGTGCGAAGGCCAAAAAGGATGGTGTAAACCGGTACAGGTTAGCGCGACGTTCACGGTGATCGCCGATAACAATCTCTACAGACAGAATTCCTTTGTTTACAGCTTCACGGAATGCACGAACGACGGTTGATTGGCTATAACCAGTTTCTGCCGCGATCAGGCGGTGAGGCTTGTGAATGAAGTATTCACTGGTTGTTGCCGCGAGATTTGCACATTGCGACAGGATATGCCCGGCGCTACGGGATAGACCGGAGTGTGTTACAAAGCAGGCCAATTCATAGCCAGAAAAAGTAAAATCGCTCATCGTTATACAGCTCAGGAAAGTGACTTTAGCCAGCATTACAATGCTGGTGGTTCTTACTACGTCTGTTAGCGCGTTGCCGCGACAGGTACCAGCACACCAGCATCAAGCAATCGCTTCATCAGCCACTGCTGACCTTTGCCGGTTATACGAGTCGTGAAAGAAATCCTGCTTCCATTGCTTGTATCGATCACGGTTTCTTTAAGGGTGAAATACCCACGGGATATGTATTCTTGTTTGGGGACGTTCCTGCGTTCACCGGTTGCGATCAGAATTCCGTTATCACGCAACCAGGTGAAGAGATAGTTTTGGCCCAGGCCGAGCACTTTGGCATAGTTGCCGATTAGAACCCCGCTGGCGGTAGCAACGCGTTCGGCGAATTCGACTTTAGGTGCATCCATCAGCATTTTTTGCTCCAGCCGTTGCTTTTGCTCTGCCAGGTCAGCAGCCAAACGGAGAGCTTCTGGGAGGCTCTTCGGAATAGCAGGTTGTAATCTTCCGGCTCGATAGTCGATAAATGTCTGGTTTACCTTCAGCCGAAACGCGGGAGAAATCCAGCCTGCGTACTCCACTGCGAGCAATTCATGGGCAAAAGTGCCGCCGCCACGGCCTTCGAACGAAACTATGCAATTCTGCATAGTTTCTTTTTCAAGCTCTTCGATGAGCTGTTTGGCTGACAGCGTTCTTAGCCATTGAGCTGGCGCTTTATGGGCACCGAGTCCGCTCGCTCTGTGTAGAGCATTAAGGTTGTAACGGCCAGCGCGGTCGGTCGTAATTTCAACACCACAAATAACGGGCAGAGTGGTTGAAGGATCGACATTTTGATGAAGGTTTGATATATTCATATCCGCATTGAATGTTTGTTGCATTTTTTCTCCAAATTTGCATCAACCTTCAATCACCAGCTCGAAATGGTGATTCTTTGCACTTAGAAAACGAAATTTATTAGAGCAAATTTTTCTAACTCGATCCAGATCGGGTTGGACGATCTGCTCAGAAACCTGCCAGTTTGCTGGCAGGTTTTTTTCTTTTGTTAACCTATTGCTACTGGTTTTAACAAACCAGCATCAAGTAGCTTGCGAGTTAACCACTGCTGGCCTTTACCCGTTAATTGGGGCGTCAGCCGTATCTGGTAGCCATTTTCATCATCCAGCACCACTTCTTTCACCGTGAAATACCCGGCGTTGATGTACTGTTGGCGCGGTACGTTTTTGCGCGCTCCAAAAGCCATGAGAATGCCATTCTGGCGCAACCATGAGAAAAGGGCGTTTTGCTTAAGTCCAACGACCTTTGCAAAGTTCCCGATCAGGATTCCATTAGCCACTGATACCCGGTCGGCAAAATCGACTTTAGGAGCGGCGGCCACCAGCTGTTGTTCCAGCTGCATTTTCTGTTCTGCCAACTCGGCAGCCAGGCGTAGAGCTTCTGGTAATGTTTGGGGGATCGATGGGGCAGGGGAGTTTGCCTGCTGCAATTCTTCCAGTTTGTCGATCAGCGAACGGCGGACGGCTTTTGATTCGCGTGCGGCGACTCGCAGGGCTTGTTTGTAGGTCATGGTTATGACAACCATAGGCGTACCGCCACCTGGCGGCACGGTTGCACTTTTTGTGTAACCGTCCTCACCTTCTAATTCGTCGAGTATTTTTTCGATGAATTTGTTGTTCCGAACCTCTGGTTCCCCACATAACTTACGAGCTTCATTGACCATCTTTAACAGTGTCTGGCTGTCGATTGTGTCTCCAGTGTTGGAGATAACATTCACAGCTGGTGATGGCGTAGCTGAAGCAACAGGTGCTGGTTTTTCAACATTCAAATTATTACCGGTCATTCTGCGCGCCTCCTTTCTCATTTCTGCTGCCACTGTTGCGTAACGTAGACGTCCTTGTTCAATCAAATAATCCCTGATCTCGGCTATCAGTAGCTTGTTGATCACAGCCTTATCTGTTCGGGTATAAAAACGTCTGGTTATCATGAAATAGTTGGCAATTGCGCCGGGGATCTCCCGTGTCGGCATACAGGTTGTATGCAGGGCGATCGCTTCGGCTATTTCATTACGGGTGACGAGAGGTTTTTTCATAAATCCCCCTGAACGTCGGCAGAGAAGGGGAGGTTCCAGTAACTAAGTGAATTGCGCGAGTTAGTTGAAAAACGGGCAGTAAAAATGCAGGGGCCATCAGGCAATTGAGAGCGTGCTTCGTCTTCTGTTGCTGCGATGACGAAGTGATAGTGGTGTTTTTTACAGGAATAGAAACGCCAGATGAATTCTTGGCGTGCGCAAGGATTGGCATTAACCATAGTTACGGCCTCACAATCAGGTTTAACAACCTGCTACCCGCTGCTAAACAGGTGGCAGGACGTGACGGGGTTAGCAGACTGGCGATTGTGAAACCAGCAGGCCGAAGCCTCCCCATCACGCCCCACCATAATTTGGGCGTAACACGGTTTTACGGACACAAAAATACCGCAATATCGGATATCTGCGGCTGTCCGCACAATCATTCAGGCTGCTAAACCCGGTCGCAGAATTTGCTACGACGGCGGAACTATAAGCCTGAACGATTAAAAGGTCAATATGATGCGAAAAGATAGCATTCGTGACTTAAAAATACAAATTTATTAGAGCAGGTGAGTGTAGTGCAATAGATATATTATTTGTGATGAAAAATAATGCAGAGGGATATTGTAACTTTAAGATGGATATCAATAGTCGATACATAAATTAAGTTAGCAATAAACTATTAACTTAAGAAATAATGCAGATGGTGAACTTGTCTCTGACTTTTCAGCTATACACAATAAGTTAGGGATAGCTTATAAAAAGTTGATTAATTGATATAAGTCAATGGGAGTATTCTTGTTTACTTTCCGTTCTCGTGGTAACTTCTCGCCGGTTTTTGTTTTTCTGGGATTATTCTTATGTCTAAAAAGTATACTTTATGCGCTCTTGTTGTATCTGCAATTCTTCTTTCTGGGTGTCAATCTAGCGGTGCTGATTATGCTGCCGATGTTTATGATACCGCTCAATTGAATTCGAAGCAGGAAACAAAGACAGTCAATATTATCTCTGTGCTTCCAGCTAAAGTGAAAGTTGATAATAAAGCTAATAAAGAAGCGGCACAGACATTTGGTGCGGTACTGGGAGCTGTTGCTGGGGGCGTTGCCGGTTATAATGTTAAAGGCACATCGACACTGGGTGCTGTAGCTGGCGGTACTGGTGGTGCGGCTCTTGGTGCAGCGGCTGGTTCTTTGGTTAGTGATAAAACAATTGTTGAAGGTGTTTCACTGACTTATAAAGAAGGAACTAAGGTGTTCACTTCAACTCAAGTTGGTAAAGCATGCCAGTTTACAACGGGGCTTGCTGTGCTTATTTCAACTAAAGATAATGAAACTCGAATTCAGCCAAATGCTACTTGTCCAGAAAAGAAATAATTTATGAATAAAATTATTTTATTTCTAATCTTTTCTACGTTTAGTGTAGGCACTGCCTTGGCTAACTCGTTGCAAAGTCAAATTGCTGCTATTGCTCAAGCGGAAAATGAAGGGCGAGCTAAAGAGCAGCAAGCTGAGGATGCCAGAAAAGAACTTATTCGCCAACAAGCACAAGCTGAACGTATTAGAAGAGAAAAAGCAGCATCTGCCGCTGCTGCACGCGAAAAACAGCGTGTTGCTGCAGAAAATGAACGTAGAGCGAAACGAGAAGCCGAGCTAGCAAATGACAAGAAGCGAGATCAAGCTTATGAGGATGAGCTTCGCAAGCTGCAACTCGAAAGCATGAAACTCGAACTGCAAGCAAAAGCGGCTCGTGTCCAGCGAGAAAACGATTTTATAGAGCAGGAGTTGAAGGAGAGAGCAGCTAAGACAGATGTAATTCAGTCTGAGGCTGATGCAAATAGAAATATTTCTACAGGAAGTAAAGATTTACTGCAAAGCGAAGGAAAAGCTAGAGAGAAGAAAGCTAGCAGTTGGTGGTAGTAATCACTACGATTGCGAGCATACTGTCACAAATGACAACTCGTAGAATCTGTTAACAAACTAGATTCTACGAGGTTTCAATGACACCACGACAATTACTCGAAGACGTCAAATCCCGCTTCACACCTTTGATTGCGGATGAACCTGCCTTACTGGAATCCCTGCTAAGAAAAGCATTGGGAACCTACCAGGATAGGGCGGGACACATCAAGCGGATACGCTTCACTGATCAGACCTGTAAATCACTTGCTTGCCCTGCTGATTTTCTTGCGCTCGTATCGGTTACGGATCATACCGGCGATCTTGTCTACTCCGATGTTTACGATGGGAATATCGGGCTTGAAGATACTCATCGAGCGGTATACCCGCTGAATGTGTCATATCTGGCTAATTTACGTGATATGGATCTGGATAATGGGGAAGTGCCACCTGAAATCATTGGGTTACTTTCTGACTATCTGGAAGTGTTAATCGCGATACCTAACACTGATCGCCTGCGAAGAATATCTATCGCGGGGAAACTCGATGCCAGCAATTTATCCGATGAGAACACGCTGTATCAGCGAAAGCTGGATCTGGAAGAGAAAATGAGCGCAACAAGGGCAATTATCCCGGGGATTGTTCTTTTCTCATCCATGTTGAAGTGAGGGGGCTGATATGGGGCTTAATGTTGCTTCAGTAAAGTCTTATGTATCTTCGGCATTAACGACGACATTATTTGGCTCCGGCGTTGGTGAGCGGGAAGTTGGTAAGCTGACGTCAATCATCATGAACAAAATGCTGTTCGCGCAAGGATGGCAGTTCTCTGTCGAAGTTGATGGACTGGAGGGGGCAGACTTCTTTGCCAAAGACATTACCTACCACGATTACAGCATCGAATATGAAACGATTAAAATCGGCGGAGGGAATATCCTTCAACCAACGGAGCGTTCGCCTGGGCAGATAACAATGATGGTCAGGGATACCGTTGATGGCCTCGTTTTGGACTGGTTTAAGACGGCAAAAAGTCGGGTGATCAATCCGGACGGTACCGGGAATATACCGTCTCAATATTTGCTCAATGTGCGTATTTATCGGTTGCTGTCTTCCGGCTTAACCAAACTGGAAAATGAGATGACGGTATTCCCGGTCACTACCGGCGATGTCACCTATGCGCGGGATCAGGTTACGGAATTTAAGTCATTCCCAATGACCTTCGCATTGCACAGCACGTTTAACCAATCCTCAAGTTCTTTGGCTTCCCTTCTGGGCTTTAGTTTTTCTCTTTGAATTAAGGAGCAAGGATGCTTTTACCCCTTTTCCCGCTACCATCGCGGCCAACTGAATTGATCCAGTTCCGTCAGCCAAATATTGCTGATGCGATGCGTTTCAACTCGATAACACCGGAGGAACAAGAACAACAGACAACGGCGTATTTAAAAGCCTTGCTGGCTGAACCCGCGAAACATGATCCCCTGACATGGACGGCGCAGGACCGGATTACCGCGTTATGGTGGATATTTACCGGCTCCCGTGAAACACCGGTCGAGACATTCACCTACACCTGTAAACATTGCGGTAAAGAGCATTATTACGATTGCGATATGAATGCTCTGGCTGAAGATATCCAGGTCCTGGAAGTGGAACCTTTCATTGACGATATTGAGGTGTCTGTAGAGGGAGTACCTTATCAATGGCGTATCGTGCCGCTTGATGGTTGGGCAATGGAAATGCTGGAGATGCGCCGTGCAGCATTGCCACCTGAAGACGACGCGGAATTCAAAGAAGCGATCGTTGATTTGCGTTTTTGGGAATTCGCTTATCAGTGTGAGCTTTATAACGATGTTAGCGGTACTCGTGAAGATCAGGCCGAGCGTCGTTATGAAACGATTAAACGGATGGCCATTGATACTGAATTTATGAAGCTGGCGGCACACATCCGACTGGCTCATGAAAAGCTCGAACATGGTTTACCGTGCTACATCGATAAAGGTGAAATGCGTCTTCGTCTCCCGCCGCATAAATGCCCAAACCAGGATAAAAAGGAGTCCACAGAGGGTGCGTATACCCGTCTGTGGGTGCCCTTTCGGGCTACCGACTTCATTCCACAGGTGGGGATTGAAAAGCTATCAGACCTTAGTGTCCAACCTGGTTTTGTATGGGGGTATACCGATTCAGGACGCTGAAAGGCTCACTGAATCCTATGCGTTTTTCCTGTTGGAGAAGCTGGAAGAAAAACTTAAACCGAAACGGTAGGCGATAAGATCATGGAAAGAAAAAACGCCAACATTGACGATGTTATAAGGACAGTTGAAACCGCCAGCGCAAAAGAGCTGGAAGAGCTTGCAGGTATCCGGGAAGCTGTTGAAGATTTGAAAGGGGGACGCGTTGCAACTGTTGATCCTGTCTCTCGCAGTGTGTCGGCATTAAATCGCACAATCGAAAATTCCCGGCCAGACTTTGTGGCCAATGCGCCATCAGTGGACCCTATTGTTGACGCAATGAAACGGCTTAATTTAGGGGACGTTTCTCGTGTAGTTCAGGAGGGCATTGCTCAACAGGAACAGCAGGCCAAATCAACTACACCAAAGGGTAAAAAACGACGCAGGAAGGCTATACCAGAGGATATAAAGGCACAACGGACCGAAGCAGCCGAACACGCTCGCGAAATGTTCGATCAAAAAGGCGGTGCGCAAAAAAGCCAAAACCAACGCGATGCGCGTGGTCGTTTTATTGGAAAGTCAGGGAGTAAGGCCGCAGCGGAAGATGCCCGTGCTGAACGTGCTGAAAAGGCCAGGCGCAAAGAGGATGATGAGCGTCTAAATGCTGAATCAGGTTTATTAAAAAAACTGTCAAAAGTAGCTGAAGGCATAGGTAACCCTTCAGAGACTCGTGCCGTCGATGCGTTAGGTTATGCCGTTGCTGGTCCATTGTGGGCAGCAGGGAAGGAGCTTGGCGGGATATCAAAAGAAGTTGGTGGATCGCTTAATGGTGCCAGAAAGTCTATTGCCGATGTGATTCGTGGCAATGACGATAACAGCCGTAGAAAAGGTTTTTTTAGGCGTAAATCGCAAAATAGTGCCGATGTCGTTCAGGTTAACACCCAAAAACGGACGGTTCAGGAACTTCAGGAGCAGACCAGCGAAATTAAAGAGGGCAATGACAAGATTCTCAGCGCCCTTGATCAGATAGCCAAAAACACCGGGAAAAAGAAGGGCGGCTTGCTGTCCAAACTATTTAGCCTGTTAGGGAAGGGGGCCGGTGGCGTCGCGTCGTTGTTAATGGGGCGTGGCATGCTGAAAAAAGCTGGAGCACTCGCTTTTGGCGCTCTGGGGGCAAAGAAACTTGTAGGAATGCTACGCGGTGGTGGCAAGAAGACTCTCGCCCATGAAGGCGGAGATTTGGCTGCCCGGGCAGCAGGTAAACTTGGATTAAAGGCAGTTGGTAAAGGGGCGTTACGCGCAATTCCCCTGGTCGGCACAGTGGCTGGAGGTATTTATGATGCGGTAACCGGTTGGAATGATACAGAAGCGCAACGTCGAGCGTTTGGGCTTAAATCAGGACAAGATCCATCATTCCAGCAAAAAGCCGCTTATACGTTAGCTAATGTTCTTGATATGGGGGGACTGGTATCTGGTATTAGCAGCGCCATTGGTGAGGTTCTCAAATCACTTGGATTTGAGGATATCGGCAATATGTTGCAATCATTTTCGACGGAAAGTATTGCCCAGGCCATTGATAGTGGGATTACCAACTTAGAAACATATATTTCTAACCTTGGCGACACGATTTCTACCAAGTTCGATGATTACACAGCAAAGATTGGTGATGCTGTTTCAGCATGGTTTAGCGATACATCTAATAAGCTGCTTGAAAAGCTGGATGCCATCAAAGACTTCTTTACTGTCGATAACCTGAAACAGGTTTTCAGTGATGCAATTGATAGTGCAATTGATTTCATTAAGAACCCAGGGAAACACATTAAAGAGGCGGCTGGTAATATTTGGGATGGGGTTAAAAATTTACCCGGTAAAGCATTAGATGCAGCGGTTGATGCCGTTAAAAATACCCCTGCGGCAATGATTGTATCAAAAATACCCAATCCGATCGGCGAGGCTAATGCGAAAGAAATCACTCCAGAGTTAAAAGCTCCGGTTAATAGCCACCAGGAGACGTCTAATTCTAAAACTGAATCCGATGCCAAACAGAGTAATATTGCTACCCGCGTGATAAATGCGGCACTGGACACAGCGAAAGATAGCAATAAAACAGTTAAACAAACTGCCAATCAGATTATCAATGCAAATGCCGTAGAAACGGGCAATAGCGCGTTGCAGAAAATTGATAAAGCTATTGGTCAAAATAGCTCGTCATCATCCTCGCTTAATACCACTGGCACCAGGAATGACATTCAGAAAGCTGCGGATACCTACAATAATGGCAACTTGGATGTAAAAGTCGGAAGTCTTGGCGCTGAAGGTAAGGCAAATCTCGATAAGTTGGCTCCGTATTTTGCTGAACTAGAGAATAAATATGGCCTTCCTGAAGGTACTCTTTACGCGATCGCTGCAACTGAATCTGGTGGTGATCCTAACGCAAAATCTACGCTTACAAGATCACCAAATGGAAAGCTAAGTGGTGGCGCTCTCGGAATGTTCCAGTTTACGAGCGTTGCTCGTGAGGAAACTGGATTATCCCGGGAAGATTCTTTTAATCCGGAAAAATCGGCAGAAGCTGCGGCTCTTCTCATGAGCAAGTATCTGAAGCAAGCCAATGGAGACTTAAACGAGGCCATCACTGCATATAACGCTGGGTTTGGCACTATCAATAAGTGGAAAAAAGGCACAGGTGACTTATCGAAAGAAAACCGTGAGTACGCGATCAAGGTCAATACTCATCGTGCTCGCTATTTAGGTGGTGAAATCTATACACCTGGAGCAGGAGCACAGGGTGGGGCGCAATATGGAGTGAGGGGACCACTGCCTGATAACGCTGTTATCGATCAGTCTACTGGCTTGGCGTTTACCCCTGGTGATAGCCCGTTTGAGAAAGGCGGTCTGGTAGACAAAATCGGCAATGCTGTTGGCGTTAACGATCTGGTCAACAAATTCATGAATGGCCGGGGTATGCGTCGGGAAGTCGTTCAGGGAACGCTCGAAGAACGTGCACGAGGGAAGGGGACCGCAACAGCAGCTGGCAATGTGTATGTTGATACCCCGATGCCAGTTGAAGAGGCGCGTCCGGTGGCCAACAACTCAAGTTACTTTGACCAGCTCGGCGCACAAATGGGGATTGATGGACTATTCGATAAACTCCGCAACTCGCCGGGGATGCGGAAAAATAATGCGCCTGAACCAGCCTCCACGTCCCAGGTGACGACTGCCGCCAACGATTTGCAGCAACCAACCGGTCGTATGCAGATAGACGGACAGGTTATTAGTGACCTTGGCGGCTCCGGTGCCAAGCCGACAATGCAGTTGGCTGATAATACCGTTTCACTTGATGGTGAAACGAAGCGGCTGTTTGCGCAGATGACCTCATTGCTTGCCAGGATTGAAGAGCACACTAAAGACTCGGCGAAAGGCCAGGGAACTGTCGTAAAGGTCAGCACGCCTCAACCGGGCGTTATGCGCACGGTGCCACTGTCAATTGATGATCCGTTGATGAATGACTACGCGAGAGTTGATTGATGGCCAACAATAACGAAATTGATCCTTTGCTGACGCTGGAGTTATCCGGCGTAAAAACGTATGAGTCCCAGGAGGAGGCCTGGGGCGCTCGTTTATATGAGTGGCTAAACACTTATCAGGGTGAGGTATACGGGGATCCGTCATGGGGCAATGTTTTACCGCAGTTTAAACACGAACCGACCAACTTGTCGCATGTTCAAATTGCGGTTGAGGCAATGCTGTTGCAAAAACTGACGGTAGATTTACCTGACATACCGATTTCTGGCTTGTCAGTAGCCGAGGGAGATGCTTTTGATAAGTTGAAAATATCCATTCGTATCAGGGATATAACTATCACACAGGACGTGGTGCTATGAGTAAAACAACACCGACTAAAGACAGTATTCGTGCAGAGTTTGAAGAGCTTGTCGAGAAAGATTCATTCTGGTCGAAGTTTGTCGGCTCTCAATTTGTCTCGATGCTGACATTGTTTATTACCCAGATTGTCTACAGGTGCTTTCAGTATGCCGATGCGGCGCTGGCTGAAGGCTTTATATCGACCGCGACGCGGCGTTCCTCTATCCTGGCAGCGGCAGAAACGAATAGTTACGTTGGTACCAAGCCAACACCGTCATCGGGGATGATTGAGATCACCGCCACAAGTGAAGATGCCCCAGCGGTAATCCCCAAAAACATGCCTTTAATATCTGACGACCAGTACCCTTACATGACTATGGATGTATGCAGGTTGGTTGACGGCACCGGTACGGTAGAAGTGGCACAGTTGGAAATCCAGGAGGTGACATATACCGTTACGGCTGCCAAAGAATTTCTGGAAGTCGTGTTATCAAAGGCTCTCACTGCTGTCTGCTATAAGCTGGAAGTATTCGTGACGACCGATGGTAAGACCACGCAGTGGTCTTCCAGCACTATGTTCCGGTTAGCCGGTAGTAAAAGCCAGGTCTACGTTGAGTTTTATAAACCATCCGAGCAGTTGGGGGTTCGATTCGGTGATGGGCTAATTGGGCAAATACCGCCAGAAGGCTCGACCATTACACTTAAGGTATGGTGCACCAACGGAGATATAACCTTGGTTGCTGGCCAAAATCTGACGCCTGTCGATTCTGCGGCTAATTTAGCTAATTTGATTTCAGTTAAGACAACGACACCCATAACCGCAGGTACCGATGCCGAAACAACGGAGATCACACGTAATCGTGCACAATATTACCTTGCCTATGATGATCAGGTCGTATGGGGCGGGGACTATACGTATTTTCTGGTGCGTAACATCCCGGGACTGTCCTGGGTAAAGGCATGGGGCGAAGGCCAGCAAGAGAAATTAGATGGTGCTTATAATGTTCGGAATATCAATAAGATATTTATTTCAGGATGGCATCCAAACAAAAGCCAGTCAGAGCTTGAAGAAATGATCCTGGCTGCCTTTAAGAAGGTGCCGAATGAGTTGAACAAGAAATTCTCGTATAAAGAGGTCAGAAAACTACCCTTTAAGATCACCATCACCGGGCGGATATCGGCAAGCCTGACCATTGAGAACGTGACTGATGAGCTGAAGTCGGCACTGGAAACAAAATTTGGGCGTGACTCAACTTTCTTTGATCCGAACCGTGTCGGCAAGTACATCCTAATCAAGAAAAAAGACGTTTGGGCATTTATCGAAACGCTGGGTTATTTCCGCGACTTTTATCTGGAATTTGTCGAGTGGAATGAGTCCAACGGCTTTTACGATTTCGTTTATCTGGATACAGAAAACTCCACCTTTAATATTTCGTATGAGGAGGAGTGATGCAGCGTTCCTGGTTTAATAACCGGCTTACATCAGCTAAGCAAAAGTCATTGCTCTATAAATCATTGGCTGATTTGGTTCAGTCAATGATGGATACCTTTGTTGACCCATGGTTGGAGCGAATTACCAACCGGAAGTCTATTTTTTCCATGAGCAAGGAGGATCTGGAGACCAGGACAAATGAACTTGGCCAGTTCTTTACTATCAGAACGTCGAACTCATCTTCCGTTCCGATGTTGTTACAACAGCGTCTTGATGAGATTCACTTTAAGGGGACTGAACGCCCTATAAACCAGACAATTTACCGCGAATTTAACGGTATTTCTGTTTTATGGGATCCGATATATGCACCGGTGGACCTTGAGCGTCATCCCTATGGCACGGTTCTAATACCAGAAAGCACACTGGAGACTACCGGCGGCACATTCGGCGAGATGTTTCTGACTTCCAGAGGGATGATCAGTATTCCCATAAACGACCTGGCCCGGACAATGGGGATTACTGGCACGATAGATCAGTCCGCAATTACAGAAGAAATTCTCAGAAAGTTTAATCAGTTCGTAAAGCCTCTACTGCCACTGCATATAGTGTTTGATGGGCTTACGCTCTATTTGTCGGTTGTTGTAAATGAACAGGCCGACATGATCACTTTGAACGAGATTTCTGATACCGAAAAAGCATTCTGCTGGTTTGAAACTTCGGATACAACTTCGCTTACTGGAGTTACGTCGATTAGCGCCCCGATCACCGCAACGCCTGGTGGCACTATTGTGAAAGCGACACCTACGTTTGATCGCACACGCGCAGATGATTTGTTGCTGGATAGCGACGCCTGACAATCACCCCGTCCGCAGGGCGGGGTGACAAGTTACTTCTCTTACAATGAGGCTTCACAACATTGATTAGGGAAAATCATGTCTGACGTCTCAACAAACCTCTATAAGAGTCAGTTGTTGGACTATTACTATCAGCGGCGCGCTGAATCGTCCATTAACAAAGGCTCTCGATTTTTAATCAGCAAGGCCGTTTTCGGTACCAGTTCACTGGTTACTAAGAAAGGAGATGGCACTTATGAGATTGGAGAACTGCCAAAGGTTTTCGATCTGGCAGAACTGACCAGTCAATTTTGCACCATCAACCTCGTCCCAACCTACTCAGGCGGGATAATTACTGTCCGAATGGACCTTGATCAAAGCCAGTTGCAGGAAGGGAAAAACTACCCATTCAACACTCTGGTTGTTCTGGATAACGAGAACAAGCCAATCGCCATTATTTGTGTCCAGGAAGACTCGCTGTATGTGGGCAAAACATATACCGCAGTTATGGCCATAAACACGACAACAGCATAAGGATATGCTTGATGAATGACGTTACAGTTGTTACATCAGTTACTTACCCATCACCCGAGTCGTTGGCTCTGGTGGCTGATGTGCAATACCACGAACCATATCTGTCAGCCGCGCTAAACCGAAAATTCAGGGGGATTGTTGACCCGGGATTTTATGCCGGTTTCTTACCTAAGCCTGGCGGTGGGATGAACCTGTTAATCACCTCAGTGGATGGTGATAAAACCGCAGGCGCGGCGTCGGTGGATATTGGTGAATTCTACCAGGTAACTATTCAGCACCGTAAGGATATTTCTCTTGCACTTAGTGCAGGCAAGAAATATGCAATTGTGCTGAAGGGAAGATACCTCCTTGGAGAAGATACCTATCAGGTTAATACAGCGTCACATATTCATGCGGCTGAATTTATTGCCAGAACCTATACCGATTCATATCAGTTAGGAGATGGAGAGCTGCTTGTTTGTACGGTGAATATTCCTGCTGGTGTATCTGCCATTACCCAAGAGATGATTGATACATCAGAGCGTATCAACCGCACTATCGGCATTGATATTTCAGACTCTGTAACCAGTACCAGAAGTGATGTTGCGGCAAGTTCGCTGGCAGTTAAAAAAGCCTACGATCTGGCGAAAAGCAAGTATACGGCGCAGGATGCAAGCACAACGCAAAAGGGATTAGTTCAGCTCAGTAGCGCAACTAACAGCGACAGCGAAACAATGGCGGCTACCCCTAAAGCTGTTAAGTCTATAAAAGATCTGGCTGATACCAAAGCGCCAATAGAAAGCCCGAGTCTGACAGGAACGCCAACAGCGCCGACGGCAGCGCAAGGTACAAACAGCACGCAGATCGCAAATACAGCCTTTGTTAAGGCAGCTATAACTGCACTTATCAACGGTGCGCCTGGCACACTGGATACGCTGAAAGAAATAGCGGCTGCGATCAATAACGACCCGAATTACAGCACAACTATCAACAATGCCTTGGCTCTCAAAGCGCCTTTGGCAAGCCCTGCATTAACGGGTGTCCCTACTGCGCCTACGGCTGCACAGGGCACAAACAATACGCAGATCGCTACGACTGCTTACGTACGGGCTGCTATCTCTGCATTGGTCGGCTCATCACCTGAAGCTCTTGATACCCTGAATGAGCTTGCAGCAGCACTGGGCAATGACCCGAACTTTGCGACAACAATGACAAATGCGCTGGCAGGGAAACAGCCACTTGATGCAACTTTAACCGCGCTTGCTGGTCTTGCGACAGGCGCAAATAAATTGCCGTACTTTACCGGTACAGACACTGTTTCTCAGACTGACTTAACGTCAGTTGGTCGCGATATTCTGGCCAAAACAAGCGTTCTTGCTGTTATCCAATACCTTGGTTTAAGAGAACTCGGTACCAGCGGTGAAAAGATCCCCCTGTTGAGCACGGCTAACACATGGAGTGCGCGCCAGACTTTCAACGGCGGGATCACCGGGGCACTGACAGGGAACGCCGACACCGCGACGAAATTGAAAACAGCACGCACGATTGGCGGTGTGTCATTCGATGGTAGTGCCAATATCGACCTGCCAGGTGTGAATAAAACAGGTAATCAGAACACAACCGGTAATGCAGCGACAGCGACCAAGTTACAAACCGCTCGAACTATAAATGGGGTCTCGTTTGATGGTTCTAAAAATATTGAGCTAACGGCTGAAAATTTAAATCTTGAGCGAACAGTAGAATTAGCCGCTGGGTCATTGCAGAAAAATCAGAACGGCGCGGATATTCCTGGAAAAGATACCTTCACTAAAAATATTGGTGCATGTCGCGCTTTTCACAGTTCTATTAGTACAGGTGCAGGGAACTGGACAACGGCACAATTGATTGAATGGCTGGATTCTCAAGGGGCATTCAATCACCCATACTGGATGTGCAAATGTTCATGGTCGTACGGCAATAATAAAATTATAACCGATACTGGCTGTGGAACTATTCATCTTGCAGGTTGCGTTATTGAGGTTATGGGTAATAAAGGTGCCATGACCATCCGTGTAACAACACCAAGCACTTCCAGCGGTGGCGGAATCACTAATGCTCAATTCACTTATATTAATCATGGTGATGCTTACGCTCCTGGCTGGCGACGAGACTACAACACGAAAAACCAGCAGCCTGCATTTGCTTTAGGGCAAACAGGACGCAGGGTCGCAAATGATAAAGCTGTTGGCTGGAACTGGAATAGCGGCGTTTATGATGCAGATATCAGTGGCGCATCGACATTAATCCTCCACTTTAATATGAATGCGGGGAGTTGCCCTGCTGTACAGTTCCGCGTGAATTACAGAAATGGCGGTATCTTTTATCGTTCAGCGCGTGATGGTTATGGCTTTGAAGCTAACTGGTCAGAGTTTTACACCACAACACGCAAACCCTCTGCGGGAGATGTTGGTGCATATACGCAGGCAGAATGTAACTCAAGGTTTATTACAGGTATTCGCCTTGGCGGTCTGTCATCTGTTCAGACATGGAATGGTCCTGGCTGGTCTGACAGGTCAGGTTATGTCGTTACTGGTTCAGTTAACGGAAACCGTGATGAATTAATTGATACAACTCAGGCAAGGCCAATTCAGTATTGCATTAATGGAACGTGGTATAACGCGGGGAGTATTTAATTATGATGCACTTAAAAAATATTACTGCTGGCAACCCTAAAACAAAAGAGCAATACCAGCTAACGAAACGATTTAACATCAAATGGCTTTATACAGAGGATGGGAAGAACTGGTATGAGGAACAAAAGAACTTTCAGCCTGATACGTTGAAAATGGTCTATGACCACAACGACGTTATTATTTGTATTGAAAAGGATGTTTCAGCAATTAATCCAGAAGGCGCAAGCGTCGTTGAGGTTCCTGATATTACAGCAAATCGCCGGGCTGATATTTCGGGTAAATGGATGTTCAAAGATGGCGTAGTGATAAAGCGAACTTATACCGAGGAGGAACAGAGGCAGCAGGCAGAGAATGAAAAGCAAAGCCTGTTGCAACTTGTCAGGGATAAAACCCAGCTATGGGACTCACAGCTACGGCTGGGCATCATTTCCGACGAGAATAAACAAAAATTAACCGAGTGGATGCTCTATGCGCAGAAAGTCGAATCTACAGACACCTCCAGCCTGCCAGTAACGTTTCCCGAACAACCAGAATGAGAGAAGGCCCGATATTGGGCCTTAATTTTTACTCAGGCTTTTGTGGCCATTCGGGATTTGCTGTATCCACACGGCTGACCAGAACGCTGTAGCGTTCCCATGACTCCAGTCGTGTGCGTTCCTCATCCGTCGCCATATTCAGCCTGACAGCGCGTTCCAGTGGCTGAATAACGCTTTCAGCTTCAGAAAGCAACGCGACCTTTTGTGATTCGGCCTGTTGTTGCTGTTCGTCTGCTGTATAAATCCGCTTAACCACAGTTCCGTCCTTAAACATCCACTTCCCTGAATCATCGGCACGACGATTGGCTGTTATATCTGGAATCTCAACGACACTAAAGCCTTCGGGATTAAGCGTTGAGGCATCTTTGGTTATGGCAACAATAATATTATTTTCGTCGTATACAATCTTTATGGTGTCGTCCTGAAAGTTATTTACTTCCTCATACCAGTTTTTACCGTCTTCGGACCATAACCAGATAACATCAAAATTCTTTGTTAGCTGATATTGTTCTTTTGTTTTTGGATTTCCGGACTTAATATTTTTTAAATGCTGCATAATTTACACCTGTGCGACGTTATACCATGTGCCATTGATGTATTTTTGTATTGGTCTGAAGATGGCTTCATCATCGCCATCTACTTCACCAATGATTCTTAATCCGGTAATTGCGTGCCCGGCTTTTTCATAACGACCACCACGCGCCATCAATTGAACAACACGCGTACCCAGGCGAACATCTTTTACATAGCGTGAATCAAAATTCCCCCAGTTGCTGGGCTGTATCTGACCGTTAACAGAAAATATTACCGAGTTATCTGTATTTCGCTGGCTATAGAAATGCCATCCTGCCTCATCGCCTAACTCTGCAACTACTGGACGGGTTGAAGCACCCCATAAATTAAACGTTGCATTCTTTGTGGAGGTGTTGGAGCTGGATAGCGAGAACTTTTTACTATCACCTGCCTGAATGTTTTTAAAAGCAATAGCAACTCCATTCTGAAAGCGGAATACTCGCTGACTATTAGCGTAAACATCCAGAATACCATCACCATTCTGTTTGAATCCGGTGTCATTATCACCAAGAACAATAGAGCTACCACCTAACGCATTCGTCGTACCAACTCCAAGACTGCCATTAATGACGGCATTTACCAGAATATTTAGTGCATCCCATTTCAGCGTCATCAGGTCTTTTGTTGTGGTGCTCCGGCGGCTTCTCCATTTGAAATATTCATTGCCGTTGTCGCCTGTTTCAAACCACATGTATGAATCAGTGTCGCTGTCGGCATCATTTTTAAATCCAATCTTTGCCCAGTCAGTATTTCGAATCCAGGCAAGGATTGAGTCGTTTTCAAAAGTAAGTCCGCCGGACAAGATATCGCCTGAACGCTGAACGGCATTATTTGCTTTATTAATAAATTCCTGTAGATTTAAATCTTCCGCCGTTAGCTCAATATTTTTAGAACCATCAAACGAGACACCGTTGATAGTACATGCTGTCTGCAACTTGGTCGCTGTAGCCGCATTACCAGAGGTATCCTGATCCCCTTTGGCATTGACGCCGGGAATTGAATCTTTTGACGTATAGACCTGCGCCCATTCAGACCAGTTGGCAGAATCAGTATCCCGCCGCGAACGGATATGTACGGGCGCATGGGCACCGCTCGTGCCACTCCAGCCAATGAATAACTCACCTTCGCCAGCAGCGGTGGCACCTTTAAGGTGAAGCACATTGCCATAGGGGGAAGGGTAGCCATTGTTGTATGCCTCATACAGCTGAATCCCGGATGTTCCCTGTGCATTCGCCTCCAGGGCCGTTACGCGACCGCGCGATACCAGAGTATTGATATTAATGTCACCAGAACCATCGAACCTGACGCCATTAATGTTTCTGGCTGTTTTCAATTTAGTTGCGGTATCGGCGTTCCCTGTCAGCGCCCCGGTGATCCCGCCGTTGAAAGTCTGGCGTGCACTCCATGTGTTAGCCGTGCTCAACAGGGGGATCTTTTCACCGCTGGTACCGAGTTCTCTTAAACCAAGGTTTAGGATTGAAATGATGACGCCGGAAACTTCTTATAAAGAGTGGAAACAGCCACATCATAGATGATTGCAACCTGCTTACGGGGGATGCCCTTCTCCAGCAATCGCCGCATTTGCTGCCATGTTTCTTTCTGGTATTTAGGCCGACGCCCACCTATTCGACCTTCTGCGCGAGCTGCATCAAGTCCAGCGCGTGTACGTTCAACAATAAGTTCACGTTCCATTTCTGCCAGCGCCCCCATTACGTGAAAGAAAAAGCGCCCCATTGGTGTACTGGTGTCGATGGAGTCAGTGAGACTCCGGAAGTTAATGCCTCTGTCACGCAGCTCTTCCACCAGCACAACTAAGTGACGCATGCTGCGCCCAAGACGATCTAACTTCCATACGACCAGGGTGTCACCTCTGGAAAGCATACGAAGAACCTTTTTTAACCCAGGGCGTTCAGCCTTTTTGCCGCTCGCCTTGTCCTCAAAAATTAGCTCACATCCTGCGCTTTCAAGGGCATTTCGTTGTAAAGCAGTGTTTTGTTCATTTGTTGATACGCGTACATAGCCTATTAGCATATTTTCTGCTCACTATCGTTATTTATAGCAAGCTGCTGATTTTAATTAACAAAAACCAGTATGTGTGGAAATCACAAAGTACATACCGTTTCCCAATGAGATTTAATTCACTATTGAGGAAATAGTTATGTTTGATTTCACAATAATGCTCCTCTCCATCCTTGGCGGGGTGCATTCGTTTCTGAATGGGGTTCGTGAAAAACGTTACGAAGCGTCATGCAGGCAATTGATGGCCGAGTGTATTGCTGCCGTACTTGCAGGCTTTATAGGCATGTATTTCGCGGAATATAAGGGTATGGATGAAAGTCTTCAGAATTGCGTGACTATTATTTGCAGCATCAATAACAGGCTCATTCTTGAAAAGTCACAAAGGATTATCGATTCGTACCTCAATAGAAATGCCTCTTAAGCAACAAATGACCGGTTGAGAAGTTACTTTGCATACCATTACCTCCTGACAACGTAGGAGGGAACTTGTGCTTGACACACAGGAATTAGCTCCAGTTGCTATTGCGCTCCTGCTTTCAGTAATTGGTGGGATAGGCACGTTCCTGATGGATGTCCGAGACGGTCGCCAGTCTGGTAATTTGTTGGGATTGGTTACGGAGATCTTTGTTGCAGTGACAGCTGGCGCGGTGGCGTACCTATTGGGGCAACACGAGGGCTGGGAGTTATCAATTACGTACTTAATGGTAACGATAGCCAGCAATAACGGTCATGAGGTGATTTCAGGGATGAAACGAGTGAATATCGATAGCATTCTGAATGTTCTTACAAGTTTGGTGAAAAAGGGAGGCGGGAAATGATTGGCTGGGGTGTATGCGTTCTTGCGTTAGCCTTAGCCGATCGCTATTTGCTAAAACGCAAGGACATCACACATTTAGAACTTGGTGATGTGGAAATTAAACCGGGTTTCATCCGGGTGCCGTTCAAATACCGGTCTAAATTCCCGTTTTTGCGCGGCGCAACGGTCAGATATTGGATCCGCGATGTTCAGAAGCCGACGACAGTGATTGAAGGCGAACAACGTTGTTTGACGTCGGCTGAACAGGGCGAAAACAGTGAATGGTTGTACATACCCACTGAATATATGGGTAAAGGAGAGCGACTGTGGCATTTCAACGTCATGGTTACGCATGGCGACTCGTTCATTAACCCGTTGTATCGGATTTTCCCTGTTACTCAGCAAATCCGCAGAAGTTACGTAATAAATCTCGCACAGGATGTGTCAGATGACGAAAAATAAGTATGCAACGGTCGATTTTGACCAGGTTAATGAAAAGGGGCTGAAATCCCTTATCGCGGCGATCAATAAAACCGGTGTTACGGTAATTGAGGTTGACTCCAGCAACCGCGCAACAACGAAAGATGGGGTTAAAGTTAAAACCGCAAAGCTGGTTCTTAACGACGGACAAATTCTTGCCATACAGGTAAACGATACTGGCGATATATCGGCAGTGAAACTGAATGGAAAAGCTATTCCTAACGCACAGTCGCCAGATATCAAGACGCTTGGTACCGTCATGGGGCAAGCGGCCCGCAAAAACTCCGCAAAATTCCAGAAATCACTGATCGCCAAAGCGAAGCGTGTTGCTAATCCGGTAGACAAGAAACCAGCAGTTAAATCCAACTTTCAGCGCCTGCAAGAGGCAAAACAGCGGAATGCTCAGGTGGTTGCCGCTTATAAGTCCGCGCAGAACTCGGTGTCTTTCAATCAACAGCAGATCACTGATTTGCGGGCGAAGCTGGATAAGGAGACAGGCCGACTCAATAACGAAAAGGCCCGAAATGGCGAACTCAAACGCCGTCTTAAGCAACTGAAAGCAGGAAATTAACATGGAACAGTTCAATATCAATAAAGGGGTGACGATCAAACCTGGGCTTGACGTGCTTCCCCCGCCAGTGACTGATGATGAATATCGCGCATTAATGGCCGGTGAGGACCGCTATCTGATGACGGAATCCAACACCCTGGAGGAAATCGAGGCTACGTTCTTCTATGACACGCCGATCCACTGGTGTGCTACGGATTTACTGGAGGCGATTAGTTCTACTCGTTTGCAGTTACACCGGACCATGCAGGCATTTGTCCGGGCATTGAACCAGAAGCTGAATGGTACCGGAATCTCTGCGGGGAGTGATAAAACGGGGGATGTGGCCCAGAGCGGCGCGCGCGCGATCGGCGGCGCTGAAATTGGCCGGGCACGTAACGTTAACGGGCTGCCAGTCCTGCCAGCCATTATTCCGCTCAGTGATGGTCAGACTATCAGCATTCTGTTTCATAGCCCGACAGCGGAAAACCGGATCACCAATAGCGATACGCTGGTTGCTTTCCAGTTCTTACTGAATAAAAAAGACGTTACTCACACCGTTGCTCCGATGAGTGGACGTGATATGACGCTGGCGCAGGTCACCATGAAACTTGCCAACCTTGCAGAGAAAAACTCGGCAAAATTCCAGCGTGCGCAGAAGAAGAAAAAAGCCCTTGTTGATGAAATAACCCAACTACAGGCTGACAGTGACCAGAAAGAGGATGCCATGAGCGACCTCGCGGATCAGGTGGCAGCGGTAGAAGGGCAGAAGGCAGATCTGGAGCAGAAAATTAACGCTGTTGCATCGGAAGCGGATTCTCTTTATGAAGAGAATGAGCGTTTGCAGACGGAGATTGATCAGCTCAATCGCACTGGTGGGCGCGAAACCATTGCTCCTGCGGGGATGACTGGTGGACACTCTCGCGCGATGACGGATCGCCTTGCCAGTATCAAAAATCGTATGCATATGAACGGGGAAGTGACGCTCAGTAATGGTGCATCAATGAAGCAATTCATTGAGGACGGCGAAGGGTATATCCAGTTAACCGATTCGGATGGCAGCGTGTACATGATCAAGGCTAAATCCATACAGGGTGTGGACATGGCAGATGCGATCGGCAAGCTGTTTAAAGCCTATAAAGCGGGTAATGTATCGGAATATCTGGTCCAACCAGAAGAACATAAACCGGAAAACGTCGAACCTGAATCAGCGGAGGATACCGGTAGCTCTTTGCCTGAACCAGAAGTCTCTGTAGGTGCATATCGATATGCCCTGCAAATGCGTCCGGCGGCCCCTGGCGCAATACCTGAAGGTAACAAAGCAATTCTGCCGCGCCCTGATGAAGGTGACCCGTATTATGAATATGCACGCTACGGCATTGTTACTTACGATACCCCGCTTTCTGATCAGCAAATGAGTGAGTACGACCTGAAGTTATTGCCTCGCGAGGATTCTTTCGACTTCCTGGCGAAGACACTTACTAATGGTCCGTTTGGCAAATATGCACAAAAAGCTCTGGAGCTGGCCACCAGCTCACCAGACGAGTTCCGCGTAATGCTGAAAACTCAGTTTCAAAAAACTTTCCCCAATATTGCGTTTCCAGGGGGCGCTGGCATCGAGAAAATGGTGCAGAGCATGATCAATGCATTGCAGGCCGAAGTCGGTGAGATTACTCAACCAGAACCGGTCCCGGCACAGCCTGATGAAACGGTTAGCGAAGCAGATGCAGAGGCTAATAAAGCCATTGAATATCTCAATAGCGTGATGGATATGCAAAGCACTGACATGGCGGAGATCCGTAACGCCCGGGGTAATGTCCGGGAAGCGATTGCAGCCCTTCAGGCTGCCGGGCGTTTTGAGGAAAACGAAGAGCTGGTTAATGGCGCAGCTCGCCACCTGGCTGATCTGCTGGTAGCAATCCAGAAAGCGGGGGTAGCGGCATGACACTATCAGCGATTGAGTTAATGGACCTCAGCGATAAGTTGGATGCTCTGATGTCCAAAGCGGCTACCGCGAGTGGCATGGAGTTGCTGGATATCAGCGATGAAATTGACCAGATCATGCAACAGATGGGGTACGGCGCGTCTGGCGGCGGTAGTGGCGAAGAAAAACAACCTTCGGAACATGATGGTGTGCCAAAACTGGTTGCTGAATTCCTGGCTGATAAATTCGTCGATCAGAGCACTGATGCATTTATCGGTACGTTACAGGACTTGAGTCAATATGTTGGCACATACATCGACCTGGACCAGGTTAAACAGCACACGGCGGCATGGATAGCCGCCAACATTAAAGAGGCAGCATAAGGCGTAACAGGGATGAGCTTAAGCGATCAGGTGGTAATGGCCACCAGCATAGAAACGCTGATCGAGCTGCTAAAAAACCTGCCCGATTTCGGGCGGGTTTCGTATGTGGTGACAGCGAAGGGAGACGAGGTAAAAACAGCGTTTGATATCGTCGATGCCTCAGCTCTTTTGGTATCCAATACTCTGGACGGGAAAATTAATCCGGACTATCCCCAGGAACTTCAGCCGCGCGACCGGACCCGCGCATCCAGCCTTCTTCAGGTTAACCAGATATCCAAGGATTTGCGGCCTGCTCAGCTTACCGATTCCGGTTTATCCAGCCATGGAGCGCCGATAATTGGTGAGGACAATGCCGTTGAGTCAGGTAATGGACGGACCATGGGGATCATCAAAGCCTATCAGGACGGCAATGCGGATCGGTATCGTGAGTACCTGATTGATCATGCGACCGAATTCGGCATACGACCTGAAAAGGTTGAATCAATGGCGGCTCCGGTACTGGTGCGCCGCCGGTTAACTAAGGTTGACCGCGTTCAGTTTGCCAAGGACTCAAATATTTCTGATCTTCAGGAAATGGCAGCCAGTGAAAAGGCTTTTGTTGATGCCGACAACATAACTTCGGCGATGATGGCGCTGTTTAACCCGTCAGAAAGCGGAGATCTGCTTAGCCGCAGTAATGACGCGTTTATCCGCGGATTCATGACGCAAGTTGGTGCCACACAGGCTGCTGGCCTTGTAACGGAAGATGGGCGACCAACACGGCAACTTGTAGACCGTATACAAAACGCGATCTTTGCCAAGGCATATAAGGATGCGCGCCTGGTAAGGATGGTTGCAGAAGAACCTGATCCAGATATGCGTAATGTTCTGACGGCGCTTAATGCGGCAGCCAATGATTTTGTCCAGATGCAGGCTTTATCAGGTGAAGCGCACAAGCAGGCTGTGACAACTATTGTTGATGGTATTGAGACAGCGGATAGTCTCGATAAAAAGGCGCTGGCGGCATTGAAAGATGCGGTAGACCTGGTAAGGCAATCGAAGGAGTCAGGCCAACATATTACCGATGTTATTGCTCAGGGGGATATGTTCAGCGAAACAGCCCCGGAAGTGAAAGCTCTCGCGTTATTCATCGTCGCGAATAACCGTAGCGCGAAGCGTATGGCCACCGCCTTTAAATTGATGGCTCAACGTATCAATGATGAGTTACAGCACCAGTGCCAGGCGCTGGGGGATATGTTTGGCGGTGGTGATGTGTCGTTACAGGATATCCTTCGCCAGGTGTCTCAGGAACTGGAAAACGAAGGCATGCAAGGGATATCCGGCGGTCTTTTCGAGTCCGTTTCCGGCGGTAGTTACAACGGTGTTGCTCCATATACCAGTTTGCTATTACATCGGGCATCCGGCATCAAAGACATTATTCATCTGATCAGGCTGCTTTCCCGTACAGATCCCCAGGATGAACAGCTTGTTCAAGTGCTTGCGCATTTTGTTCGAATGCCTGTTGCCGACGTGAAAAAATGGTGCCGATTATTCGGTATCAGCAATTCGTTACTTCGCGGCTTGTTAAATCACGCATCCTCCCTTGGGCGCGATGGCTTTGACGAGATAGCGCAGGCGATAAAAAACGGAGATATGCCACCAGCTATTGACTGGTTTTCCATTCGCCCAACCAGGGTGAAAGCATTCCTTAGCGCGGCGCATTCGGCATCACCATTGGCAGAAATGGTTCAGAGGTTGTCGCTCATATTCACAGACCATACCGCGTTGGGTGATCTGACTCTGGACGAGATGAAAGAAGCCTCCATTCAGTGGGCCGATCAACAAAATGAGGTTAACTCAGACTTCTTGCCAGCATTCAGGAAGGCCGTTAGTAAAGCGGATGATGCCCGTGGAATTCTGAAGGCATTTAAGGCATTGCAAAGTCGGGTTAATAAACATGTCGGTGATATCGATGGGGTAACGGCGGAAGGCAGGGATATCCTTAAAGAGCACGGTATAACGCCAGAGTTTATTGATGAGATCAGGACGGATATGCAGCGTGAGGTCGTATCGTCCCTGCAAATTGTAGCCAGAGCATTGGCGGATGCTAATCCGAAGAGTGCGGCCATTGTTAACCGGGTTATTGGTGATATTGAAGCATCGGAGGGCATGGGGGCGCTGAAACTCTTCCTTTCGCGAGCGTTTAATCCTAACGGCAATATTCTCCCTGGCATTATTGGTGAGGCTAAAAGGTATGTCAGTGAAGAAGAACTTGAGCAGCTTGACCAACTACTTAAGCGATTCTCATATAACCCGCAGACACGCTGGCAAATGAATCAGCGAAGTATGGGTTCGGTCCACGAGAAAGTGTTATCTGCCATGAACAGTGCGATCGCAAACTCATCCGTATCTGAAGAAAAAGCTCTTGAGTGGGCCGACTCTTTTATCACGGAAGAAGTGGAAGAAGCCCGCGCTGGACAGAATGGTGGGATAGACCTGCGCAAGGAACTTGCTGATATTTATCGCCTGACCGGCGGTAAAATTTCGACCTTATCAAAGGTGGTTCACCACCAGGGAAGGGCATATGCAAATCTTAATGGTGTTGTTGCTGTCAATTTGAACGATGAAAATGCAAGTGCACTGTGGCACGAGCTGGGTCATCATCTTGAGTACAGTAACCCTGGTTTGTTAGAGAAAGCCCGGTCATTCCTGAAGGCCAATGTTGAAGGGGATAAGCCATCTTTCGTTAATATCGGTGGGCGTGGCAAGCCTGAATGGTGCTTCAGATCTCGATTGAGTAATATTTATATGGCGAAGGTATACCCGCCAGCCTCAGTGAGTAACTCCGGGAAAATTCGGCAGAAAGCACCGACTATTTCAAAAACATCAGCAACGGAAGTATTCTCTATGGCTCTTCAGTTGTATCATGACAAAGAGGCCGCTGCCGCATCACTGATGAATGGTGACGGATTGCTGGAACTGTTATTAGGTGTGGCAAAGGAGCTAAATAATGCAGATTAAAATCGCAGCGCCATTAGGCGGAGATGCCATTATCGAATTTGATGATAATGAAGAAGTTTCCGGGCGTTTAAGCATTATCTCCGGTGACATTACCGAGGACATGATCGCTGAAGCCATAGCTGGGGCAAATCCCAATAGCTATATGGGATTCGTTAACACCCTTGATGCTCCCGCAAGTGATGTTCTCCGAACGCTGCATCTTTACGCTGGCTGGTTTGTCGATTGGCCAGCAGTAGAGGGTGGCGATGAGGACGACGATGATTTTGGGGATCATGTAGACCAGATCGTATATTAACTCCCTGATAGTGCACAAATAATCTGTTCTGATATGTTAATTGTGTACTTAAAGTAAACGCGTAGTGGCTTGCTTTAGGTTATGGAAGCAAGCTATTGCCTAATATGTTAGATCAAAAAATTTTAATTTTTGCGTTTCGCTCACCACATATTGAACACTTTAGCCGATCTTTTAATTCTTCCAGAGTCAATCCTGAAGCTACATATTGTTTAATATCTCTTCGTCATTGCATATTCAGAGGGTAAAGATATACACATACTAAAATGAATTGGCTTAGCTCGTTATTAATCAGAATTCGATGAGACTACTCCATTTTAGGGAATAACATGTATAACTAAAACACATCGTCTTTAACTCTCACAATATAGATTCAGTTTAATACCCAATCGACAGTAATTAATTTGACTCTACTTTTTAAGTAGATTTCAAATCCACATCCATTAAAACCCTATTAATTAACAGACTATCTATTTTTGCAGTTATTATTTTTGTGCTAATTTAATTGTTTGTCTTTTGTGCTTATTGTTGATTGTGTTTTGTTCTATTTTGTCAATTTTTATTCTGTGAATTGAGATTTTTCTAATAGTCCATTGGGTTTTCAAGGTTATTATTTGTGATTTTGATCACAAAAATACCTTGATTTTTATTTGCAAAACTTGAAACACGAATCCAAAAAAGATAAACATTTGTCCGCAGTGACCTCTTTTCTACTGAAAAGTTCAATCTAAAGGGCAAAAAAATGAAAAAAATCACAGTGGCACTTTCTGCGGTTGCAGCATCAGTCCTGATGGCAATGTCTGCACAAGCGGCAGAAATCTATAACAAAGACGGTAACAAACTGGATCTGTACGGCAAAGTTAATGCAGAGCATTACTTCTCTTCTTCAGCTAGTGATGACGGGGATAAAACTTATGCTCGTATGGGTTTCAAAGGTGAAACTCAGATTAATGACCAGTTAACCGGTTTTGGTCAGTGGGAGTACGAATTTAAAGGTAACCGTACTGAAACTGAAGGTTCTGATAAAGATAAAACTCGTCTTGCGTTTGCAGGGCTTCGCTTTGGCGATTATGGTTCGCTCGACTATGGTCGCAACTACGGTGTAGCGTATGATGTTGGCGCTTGGACTGACGTGCTGCCGGAGTTTGGTGGAGATACCTGGACTCAGACTGATGTATTTATGACCCAGCGTGCTACTGGCGTCGCGACCTATCGTAACAATGATTTCTTCGGCTTGGTTGATGGTCTGAACTTTGCTTTGCAGTATCAGGGTAAAAATGATAGTGCTGCAAAAGTGAACAACTGGAAAGGCCGCGACGTAGTTGAATCTAATGGTGATGGCTTCGGTCTGTCAGCTACTTATGATTATGAAGGATTTGGCATTGGCGCAACTTATGCAAAATCTGACCGTACTGATGGACAGGTATCCTATGCTAAAGCCCCTCTGAATCTGAATGCCTCTGGTAAAACTGCTGAAGTATGGGCTACGGGCCTGAAATATGATGCAAACAACATTTACCTGGCTACAACTTATTCTGAAACTCAGAATATGACAGTCTTCGGTGATGACCATATCGCGAACAAGGCGAAAAACTTTGAAGCCGTTGCTCAATACCAGTTTGATTTCGGCCTGCGTCCGTCCATCGCTTACCTACACTCTCGCGGTGAAAATATTGGTGCGTTCGGTAACCAGGATCTGGTTGAATACATCGACGTGGGCGCGACTTATTACTTTAACAAAAATATGTCCGCTTTCGTTGACTACAAGATCAACCTGATTGATGAAAGTGAATTTACCAAAACATCTGAGGTTGCAACCGACAACATCGTTGCTGTTGGTATGACCTACCAATTCTAATTTTGGTAGGTAAGAATATGCGGGAAGGGAGTGATGTCACTGCCCGCATATAGGTGGCACCCTCATGCCACCTTTGAAGAGGCAATAAAATTGCCTCTTCTCAATTTAACTTCATGTTATTTATTACCTTTTTATTAATTTGAAACTCTATTGTTGGGGCGCTTTGTTGCGCCCATTTTTTTACACCAATTAGGTAAAGTTATTTTTAAGTAATCGAGCAACTTTCAGCCCTCTCAAAATGGAATATCGTCTTCAAAGTCCATTGGAGGTTCGCTATTGGCGTTGCTCTGAGGTTTACTGCCACCGCTGTATTGCTGGTGGTTTTGAGGTTGGTTTGACTGCCCCCAGCCATTTGAGAATTGTGAATCGTCGCGGCGAGCGCCGATCATTTGCATGGTGCCGCCCTGGCTGACGATAATTTCCGTCGTGTAACGATCTACACCGGCGTCATCTGTCCACTTACGGGTTTTAAGTTTCCCTTCGATGTAGACCTGAGAACCTTTTCGTAAATACTCACTCGCAATTTCAGCAAGTTTCCCGAACAAAACGACTCTATGCCATTCTGTTTGCTCTTTCTGTTGGCCCGTTTGCTTGTCGCGCCATGATTCATTTGTTGCGATGCTTAGTCTTCCGACCGTTCCGCCATTTGGTATATACCTGATCTCCGGGTCTTGCCCCAGGGTACCAATCAGGATGACTTTGTTTACACCGCGTTGTGCCACTTTTCTTACCCAATAAAATAAATTAATTAGAGCAATAATGTATATCTTTGAAACGTAGCTAACAAGTGATTTGCATTATCCTGTGTCTTCTAAAGGGATCGAGTCAGTCGGTATTGGCTGTGAATGGGTGTTTGTCCTGGAGCGTAAAAAATTCGCTTATGAGGTCTTTATGAAGGGAAAAACAGCCGCAGGAGGCGGTGCAATTTGCGCTATCGCGGTGATGATTACCATCGTGATGGGTAATGGCAATGTGCGAACCAACCAGGCGGGGCTTGAGCTGATTGGTAACGCTGAAGGTTGCCGACGTGATCCATACATGTGCCCGGCGGGGGTATGGACTGACGGGATCGGTAATACACACGGGGTAACGCCGGGTGTGCGAAAAACCGACCAGCAAATCGCCGCTGATTGGGAAAAGAATATCCTGATCGCTGAACGCTGTATTAATCAGCACTTTCGGGGCAAAGACATGCCCGATAATGCCTTCAGTGCAATGACAAGCGCGGCATTCAATATGGGATGCAATAGCTTACGGACCTACTACAGCAAAGCGCGAGGCATGCGAGTCGAAACGTCCATCCACAAGTGGGCGCAGAAAGGGGAATGGGTAAATATGTGTAACCATCTCCCTGATTTTGTGAACAGTAACGGCGTGCCCCTGCGAGGTTTAAAGATTCGCCGTGAAAAAGAACGCCAGCTTTGCCTGACGGGGCTGATCAATGAATAAACTCCGGCAGCTCCGCCGACTTTCGACAATGAAGTTATCGCTGGCGGCGATAGTTTTCGACTCGATTTTCATGGCGGTATATGTGCTCAATGAGACGTGGCCACTGGAACCGCTATTGTATGCTGGGCTTCGACTGTGCCTGACATTTTTGAGCATGGCTGCAAGATTGATGCAGCAGAAAGAAACCGCTTCAGATTGTCCACGCCGCGCGGTGCGCAAATATATGGCACGCAGGCGAAGGCGATAATAGTTAACGATAACCCCGGCAGCCGCCGGGGTTATTTTTGGTGGTTATTTAAACGGATTGATTGAATTATTAAACGTGATGATGCTTGTCTCACGCGGTGCCTGGACGTTAGCCGCTTGCGGAACCTCCTTAATTTTCTTGGTGACAGGCAAGTTGCGTGCGCCAACTTTGATCAGAGATTCGAAAAGTGTGGCAACGATTTTTGCATCACCAGGTTCTTTGAGGCGGAATGCGTCTTTTTGGGCGGCGGAGACGAAGATCGGGAGGTTATCCAGTTCGTCTTGCATTGCTGCCAGCACATCGTCGCGGATACCCGCTGTTTTCTCCAGCAAAGCGATTCGCGCTTCAGCATCTGCGATCTTGGCCATTGCTTCGAGGTGGCGGCCCTGGCTTTCGAGTAGTGCAGTTTCCAGTTCTGCCGTACGCTCTGTCGCCTCCACCATCATTTCCAGTTCAGCCATTTTGCCGTAATGGGATATAACGGCCTGCACTGACTCGTCGGAGTACCCATGCGCCGCCAGGGACTCTGCCAGTAAAGATTTAGAATCCGCGCTTTCAAACATTCCGGCGCTGGCAGGATGATCCAGACTGATATAGTTCGGCGTTGTCACATAATCCACACCATGGAAGCTGGTGGTTACAGCGATTTTCCCGGACTCGCGCCCGCCAGTGGCCCAGCTCCAGCCACCAGCTCGGCTTTCGATCATCGCGGCGACAATTTTACCCGGCTCTGTGTTAAGAATTTCCTGTGTATGGGTAACGATGCCGTTGTCGTCAACAGATATAGCCACTGTGCGGCACGCTGGAACATTGTCGATTACGACCGGGCGACCTTCCACCATGATCACGCTGGTTTCTGGTACTTCCAGTTTGCCAGTCAGCTGTCGGCGACCGTGACCGTAATAGCCGAAAAGCTCTCCAAGGCGTAAACCTTCCTGAGTTTCCTTGCTTTCAAGCATGGTCTTGACCGCGCTTAATACATACTGTCGCCCGTTCTGGCGACCTTTTCGAGCATTGCTATAGAGACAAAAGCGGTCAGTGACCGTTTTCAAAACATCAGTCATTATCGTTTCCCTCTTTAAAGACCGATTCAAGGATTTGCGCCAGTTCCTGTGGCGGTGTTTTGATGATGGAATCCATCAGGTGATCGTCGTCCTCGCTTTTCGCTTTCAGTTCGTTCACCAGTGCTTCAGAGATTTTTTCGTCAATCTCCAGCACATCGCTGAACAGGTAACGTTTGAATGCATCGGAATTGGCGAGGACGCTGTTATTGCTGACGGCATCGAGGATTTGCGTAACGATAGTGGCGTAGTTCGCCTGCGAGTCGCGGTTATCGTTGTGCTCTTGTTGCAGAGCGGTATTAACGGAGTGGAATTCGATTTTGTACGGGCGATCACCTTCCGGGTATACCTTGCCGTACTTGAAAGCAAGATGAATATCGATAGCCCGCTGAATGAACTCTTCTACGCCCTGCTGGATCCATGAGGCGCGCATGGCGGCCTGAATTGCCGTGCGCAGGAATCCACCTTCGCCAAGCCCGCCGGACATTTGATCTGCCCACCCCAGGAGGGTGTAATCGAGGCCAAGTGCTGCCGCCAGCTGGCGCATATAGGTGAGAATGTCTTCAATGCCGTTGATGTCAGCCTGGATGGTCTGAGTATCAATAGTCATCTGTCCCTTGCCGTCGCCCATAATAGGCAGCAGGGTATTGGTCACCGTAGGCATGTTATTCGCGCCACGTGCGCGTCTTTCCATCAGGTCAGCTGCTCGTTTAAGCGTCTGAGTAATGGTGCGCGAATAATCGGCTGCTTTAACCGGATCCAGACTATTCATCGCCAGGCCGATGATTCGGTCAATTTTCGACGCATTAAAACGCGTTGCTTTCAGCGAGCGGATCGCTGAACGCAGATTCATGTACGGCTCGTAAGCGTATTCGAGCAAGCTGGTCCCGTAATTCTGGGTTTCAATCGGCGTGCGCTCTTCCGGATTATCCAGCAAGCTGTATGCTTTATGGCCAGTGTGCACAGGCATAAGGTTTGACTTAGGCCGCCAGTAGGGGATTTTCATAGGGATAATGGCCCACGGATCGGCGAAAACCATTTTCCCTGACGCGTCCTTCAGATAATCGCCGCTAAATCCCGCCAGGTTGCCGCTGACCTCGAACTCTTTGATGAAGCTCGGAAGGGTGTAATAGGAGCACTCAAAAGACGTGATCCCTATGCCTTCTTTGGCGTATGGCCTGACATAAGCCACCCCAAATACAGACATGATAAATGCCCATCCGGCGACCTCTTTGTTGATGGTTCGCCCGATGTCGTTCATCAGCTCGTCACACAACGCCTGAGCGGCGTCATAGTCACTATCGTTTCCGTTGTGTACCGGCACGATAGAGAAGGTTTGTCCGGTCTTCTTATCGAAAGAGAGCGCGTGCGTAATATGGATGTTCAGCGCGGTGGCGATCGTGCTGTAAACCGCCATTTCTTCGAGTAGCGGATAGCGTTGCAAGCGGTCTTCCGGCAGTTGAACTTCATCAAAGATAAAGCGACTCCCATCCACCAGCCCATCACCAGCCATGCCACTATCGCCCGGTTTGCCGCCTAAGAAGCCGGACAGTTGTACCGGTGCCCCTGCGCGAGAAAACAAATACCCACTTCCGCCGTGCACAGCCAGCGCGGACAGGAGGATGTTGTCCCGTTCTCCGTTGTCTTTAAAAACCCCCGCCAGCGCCTTCCTGACCGAGGATAGCGTGATTTTATTGTCTGCCAAGATTGCACCTTAATTAGAATAATTCGCATCGTGTTTGAACGGAATTTAACACTAGTCACTTGTTAAGGATTACCAATGAACAAGCTATCTATGGGTGTGTTTCGCTGTTCAAGTGTCAGCGAAATATTGAAATACATTAGGGCAATAACATCTCACCGAGCGCCGATTAAATACGGCGTGGAAAAGGTGGAAGGCAAAAGCTATGACCGACTGCGCCGGGAGGCGAATCAGAAGGCGATAGATTTGCTTAATTCGCTGGTGGACGGCGCGACACTGACAGATGAACAGCGCCAGATCCTGGCCGGGTACACTGGTGAAGGCGGCATTGGCGGGTCCGTCTCCGAATATTACACACCAAAGCCTATCGCTGAAGGTGTCTGGGAGATCATGAAGCTCTACGGCGCGGACGTAGGTAACACTCTGGAACCATCGGCGGGAACCGGCGTTTTTAATGAGACAAAACCGGTTGGTACGGTGATGACCGCGACTGAGATCAGCAGTGTTTCCGGTCGTATAAACCAGTTGTTACACCCGGAAGACAGCGTACAGATTTCCCCGTTCGAACAGCTGGCTATAAACACGCCTAACGATTCATTCGACCATGTTGTGGGTAACGTTCCGTTCGGCGGTCGTGATAACACACGCAACATCGATAAGCCTTACGCAGAAGAAACGGACATGGGGTCTTACTTCATGCTCCGCATGCTGGACAAGATAAAACCTGGCGGATTCATGTGTGTGATTGTGCCGCCGTCCATTGTTTCAGGTTCAAACATGAAACGGTTACGCCTGCGCCTATCACGGAAAGCTGAATTTCTTGGTGCCCACCGCTTGCCTACCGGTACTTTTGACGCAAACGGGACCAGTACAGTTGTTGATGTGGTGCTGATGCGCAAACATCCGGCAGAGATGGCTGAGAAAATCCCCCTGGTGGATGAAAGCACTCTCGAATCGGCAAATGTGCTTTGGCCAACGTTTATTTCTGGCAAGTGGTTTGAAAAGGACGGCCGCCGGTTTGTTCATGGCACCCAGGAAAAGGGCTTCCAGGGGCGTATTGAGGTTCGTGCCGACGGTCAGATTGATAACCAGGCTCTTAAAGCGAAGCTGATTCATCGTTTCGAAAGCCGTATCGACTGGTCTTTGCTCGATATGGCTGAACCGTCACCGACCGCAGACGTTGTTGGTGAAGGGGAAATGCGCCTGATTAATGGCGTATGGCAAAAATATGCTGGTGGTCGCTGGATTGAAGCTGATGCAGGGAAGGAACTTAAGATCGATGCTGCCAGTTATGGCGCGGATAGCTGGGAGGCTCTTCAGCGTAACCTGACTACAACAGAAGGCCGTCTCGGCATGACATTTACCCAGATGGCAAATGTCCGCGATAAGTACACCACATCAATCAGCGACGATATGGTGCAGCTGGTGGACTGGATTAACAGCCAGCCTGAAAAATACCGTGAACGCTTGTATCGCGGGGCGATGATTGGCCGGATGTTAATTGAATATCAGGACATGAAGGCCGCCGGGCATAGTGCTGAACAAATCGAACAGCAGCGCCTTTCTCTGGTATCCCGTTTGCAGGCAGAGATTGACCGTTTTGGTAACCCCGGTCGCGGTCCGATAGCGAAATTATCGGGGAGCGGTGCGCGCGCCTGGTTTGCTTTCCGTGGTGCAATTAAGCTGGATGGCACTATTTCTGACGAGCTGACAGGAAAACTGGTTACGCATGATTCCAGCGCCAGTTATGACTCCACCAGCTATCAGGACACCCTGCGTTATCTCTACAGTGATCTCACTCGCGATCCAATCCAGCTCGATGATTTCCGCCTTGCGTTTACCGGCGAACTGCCAGCCAGTGATGACGAGTTGCTTAATTTATTGGCCAGCACCCCTGGCATTGCGGTTTCACCGTATGGCGGGATTGTTCCGTTCGCCCGCGCCACCAGCGGCGACATTAACGAGATAGTGGCTCCAAAACAGGAATTCCTCGCCACGCTCCCCGACGGTCCAGTAAAGAACAACGTCCTTAATCAGCTGGCAGCGATCGAAGAGAAGCGCATCAAGACGCCAGCAGAGAATATCCGCTTTAAGCTCAATAGCCGTTGGTTCGACCGTTCCGTCATTCTGGAGTTTTTGCAGGAAAACGGCTATCCGGATCTGCGCTATGTGCAGTCAGTGCAGCTGGAAGGCGACGAAATGGTTTCTGACACCTATCACGGTGGTGATGGCCTGTTCGTCGGGCACCGATACGGTGTCGTCCAGCGTAAGGATAAAGAAACAGGCGAGATCCGCTACGAGTGGGACCGTAAATCAGGTGAAAACGCGACCGGGTTCCCGGCACAGCTGGAAAAGTATCTCAATGGTGCGCGTATCGGTGGCAAAGATAGCGCGACGGCGAACGGCTACCGCGAGCAGATGGCACTGCTTGAGGACCAGTTCAATAAGTGGATCAAGACGCACGATCGCTACGATGAGCTGGTTGCTAAATACAACGATGTGTTCAATAGCAATATCCCGTATGAACACTCTGGCGATCCGCTTGGGTTGAAGGGATTAAGCGGTAAGCGCCAGCCATTTGATTACCAGAATAGCGAGGTGCGCCGACTGTCCGAAGATGGGCGCGGCATCCTGGGCTTCGGCACCGGGCTGGGTAAAACCACGACCGCGCTGGCGCTTGAGGCGTTCAACTATGAGAACGGTCGCTCCACCCGTACTGCGTATGTAGTGCCTAAATCAGTGCTGGAAAACTGGTATTACGAAGCAAAAGAATTCCTGAGTGAAGAGGCATTCAGTAACTACCTGTTCGTCGGTCTTGATGTGCTGATGGATGGCGATCAGATTCGCCAGGTGCAGGTGCTCGATGAGAACGGTAAACCTGTTCTTGGTACTGATGGCACTCCAGTTATGCGCGATGCTCTTAAGCTGGCAGATGAAGCCACTATCACGGCGCGGATGAACGCGATCCCGCACTCAAATTACCGTGCAGTCGTGTTTACCAAAGAACAATACGCCCGCATTCCGCTACGTGATGACACCGTAGATGAGCATGCACAGGATATGCTTTATGACTTCGTTGCCGCCGGACGCGTAGCCAGCGCAATGGACTCCGACTCCCACCGCAAAGAGGCCGCGCGTCGCCGGGTATTGTCGGAGTATTCAGATACCGGCACCGAAAAAGCAGAGAAGTATCCGTACTTTGAGGATATGGGCTTCGATAGTGTGATCGCCGACGAAGGCCACAACTACCGCAATAGCTATAAAAATGGTCGCGAAGCGTCACAGCTAGCCTATCTGCCCACCAGCGCGGTAGCGCAATCGGCGCGAGATATGGCAATTAAAAACGCGTACCTGATGAAAAAGAATGGTGGGCGCGGGCCGGTTCTCCTGACTGCAACGCCAGTCGTTAACACCCCGATCGATGCATACAACATGCTTTCTCATGTTCTGCCGAAGGAATACTGGCAGAACATGGGGATCTACGGTCCTGATGACTTCGTTAAATTCTTCGGCAAGACCAGGCTGGAAACGGTACAGAAAATTAGCGGTGAAGTTGAAGAAAAAATGGCGCTGGTGGGCTTTGAAAACCTTGATGCGCTGCGCGGTATATTCCATCGCTGGGTAACGCTTAAAACGGCGGAAGACGTTAAGGATACCGTGGAGATCCCGGAGCTGGACGAACACCAGCAGGATGCACCACTTACTGAAGAACAACTGGCGGCGTATGAAGAATTGCGTCAGCAGGCGGAAGCGGCGGCCAAAGCCAACAATGGCGTAACGACCTCGGTCAATGAAGACGGCGTGATTGAGCACGAGAAAGCCCGTCCGATCTTCTCAATAATCAGGGATATGGACCGCGTATGTACTGACATGGACCTGTACTATCGCCGGATCACCTATCGTTTCCTGCCGGAGTACGCCGATGCGGTGCAGCAGCTGGCGGACAGTTTGCCTAAACAAGCCACCAGCGAAGACGACGACAGTGATGATTCAATCACGCAGCAATCGCAATACTCCCTGATAGATAAGGGCGAGTTTATTCAGTTGCAGGTTCCGGAAGCGTTCGAGCAGGAAGTGAATAAGCGCCTGGCCAGGTTTGGCATTGACGAACAGACCGTAACTCACCCCGTTACGCCCAAATACGCGAAGCTGATTGCCACGCTGAAGGAGTTTTTCCCGGAAGGTAAGCAAATCATCTTCACCGATGAAAAAACGCAGCACCAGAAGCTCAAGCGCATTATCTGCAATGCTCTTAACCTTGAACCTTCAAAGGTGGGGATACTGAATGCTCAGACGGTTGCCGAGGCAGGTAAAACCGGTAAGAAACTGAAAGCGGTTAAACCGCCGAAAGAGTTACCGGATGAACCAACAGATGCACAGATAGCGAAATACAACGAGCAAATGGCTCTGTATGACGCCTATATCGCGCAGCAAAATGAAATGTCGTTGGGCGGTCTGGAAAAGATTGCAGCCGACTTCCAGGAGGGCCGGACTCCGATCATCATCTGCAACAAAAAGGCAGAGGTGGGTATCAACCTGCATCGAGGAACGACTGACATCCATCATCTGACGTTGCCATGGACTCCAGCCAGTATTGCGCAACGAAACGGTCGCGGTGCCCGAGTTGGCTCCAACCGTGCAAGCGTTCGCGTTCACTACTACTGCGGCAAGGGGTCTTTCGATGAATACCGACTGAAGACGCTGAAGCGTAAAGCAGGCTGGATCTCCGATATCCTCCGTTCAGATAAGTCAGAAATGGAGAACGCCGACGCCAACGATATGATCGAAATGCAGATGTATACCGCGAAGGATGACGGCGAACGTCTGGCAATGATGCAGGTTCAAATGGATAAGGCGAAAGCTGCGAAACGCGCTCGCCAGAAAGAACAGGCTACTATCGACCTTCAGAACTACATCAAGGCGCAGCACGCAGCTGGTGAGGATGTGGAGGTACTTACCGCTGAATTGGAGCGAAGCAAAGCGGAACTTGAAAAGACCACCGCCGACGTCGCCAAATTCAAACAGGCGGTAATGGCCAAAGCAGCTGATAACGCAGACTGGAAAGCCCGCTGGGGTAGCGTCCATCACACAGACCGTATGTTGTTAGCACAGTATCGCGCGTCGTTGAAAAGCGCCATTCAGCGCAAGGCTAATATCTCTCAGGCCATCTCCCGCTATGAGAAATTATTGAACCGTACTCAGAAGGCCGCGACGGATATCAAACGCCTGCGCCCGCTGGTGGAGGATGCAATAAATAAAGGCATTCTGGATGTTGATCCTGATCTGGTTAACCATGCGAATGAGTTCCTTGTTATCGGCGATCGCTCATGGCGTGTAGGCCAATACTATGATTGTGCCGGTGATATCGTTCGCATTAAGTCGCTGGACTTCGACAGCCAGCGCGCAGACGTGGAGATCATCTTTACCTTCAAAGGCACCAAATCGGGTAACTGGGATGTGAAGACGCTGGATAAACAGGTTGATGTAACTCCCGATGAAGATGCTGTTATGCAGAAAATCAGTGGTGGCGTCTCCATCGCCGGGATTAACGACATCGTTTCCTGTGACGATTTCTACCGTTTCCAGCAGCGCGGCATGATCAAAATCACTGACTCATACGGCGTTCAGACTACAGAGTCAGGCTATAGCATTGATTTTGTTGGTACCTATACGGACCCACTGAAGCATGCGGTTTACCCGGATCGCCGTGACGGCGCGCTGAAGTCGTCAATTGCAAAATGGGTGCTTGGTATGATGTCGGAAGGGAATAACCGCCAGATCCGTTCGGCAGAAGCATTCCTGGTTGAACTGTTTGGCTCCAATTATGGCGATGTAATCGCGTCATACGGAGATACGCTATCCCCTGAAGCACTTCAGGAGAAAATAGCGGATGCGATCGCCAGAATGCCGGAGAAAACAAGCCAGGGGGCTACTCGTAACGGGGATTCTGAACTTGAAGTCACCAATGCCATTTTCGGTACCAATGAGTTCCGGGCGTCAGATTATGAGATCACCACAGCACAGTTTGGCACCATTGGCATTTACAGCAATAAAGCCGAGATCAAGCAGGCAATGGACGCAGCAAGCGCGCGCATCGCAGCAGAACGGGAAGCCAATCTGAATCATGCAGTCGCCGCGCTGACTCAATCGTGGGTAACAGCAATCAGGGAGGCCGCCACCACAGGGAAAATCACACCTGCAATAGCGGATGTCGTAAACGACGGCTCTAAATTTATGGATGCCTATCAAATGGATGCGGTGAAGTTGCCATCAGCCTATGGTCAACTCAGCTATCGCATGACCTACAACCTGGTATCAATGTTTTCCGACCTTGCCATCCTTGGGCTGGTGGATCTTAACGAGGTTACGCCGGAATTGCTCAGCATGCGCAAGAATCATGTGGAGATATTGCAGAGAATTAACACGGTTCTTGCCGGGCGCACCGATGAAGAGAAACAGGCCGACGCTGATCGGATAAACCTGGCCCTTGGCAACATCACGGAGGAAGAGATTGCCGCCAGAAACGAGAAACAAGAAGAGTTATCATCAATACAGGGTGATGCCACCAGCATAGCTCAGTCTCTTGGTCTGAATTATCGCGTATCCACCGCCGACCTGAAGATGATGTACGCACCAAAATTCGCCGCTGGCGAGGTATTTGGGCTTCAGGAAGCCTCAGGCATGAAAGGCGTTCTTTTCCGTGCGAAAGACGCAATCAAGGCGAAATTCGGCGCTCGCTGGCTGCCAGCGAAGGCGAAGAACAGCGATTTCCCGGGTAACTGGTGGATTATCGAGACAAAACACAACGTGGCGGACGTTCTGGCCGTCATCCAACAATACGCATAACAGGAGCGCCCGGTTCGCCGGGCGTCGCATAATATGGCCACACTATCTGATACAATAAAACCGAATAAAACATATCTTGAGGCGGTACTCCGTACAGCGTTGTTAGGAAAGACAGAAGACGAATACGTTGATTTCTTCCTGTCAGGGCTACGCGGGCGATTACTGAAAAATCCCCGCCTGTACCGCAGCTATGGTCCATACTGGCCGGAAATTAAAAAATTATTACTGGAGCGCGGTTATGGTAATTTCGGTCGTCTCGTTGACCGTGACGTTCGCAAAATTTACCGTTATGACCGCCCGGCGCTAACACTCATAGCCGCGACGCTCTACAGCCAGGAGCGTTTTGATAATGGTCAGATATACTCAGCCTGGCATTTACTGCCAGTGCCTGAAGAAGTTGACGACCAGGACTATGAGTTTGAGTCTTACGATTTGGAAGTTGAAGCCTTGGCACAGGCTGGAGAGAAAACTTGAAAAAGCGATACTACACAGTAAAGCATGGGACGCTACGAGCATTACAAGAGTTTGCTGATAAGCATAACGTTGAGGTGCGCAGGGAAGGGGGAAGTAAAGCTCTGCGCATGTACCGTCCGGACGGGAAATGGCGTACGGTCGTCGATTTCAAAACTAACAGCGTTCCCCAGGGCGTCCGCGACCGGGCATTCGAAGAATGGGAGCAGATCATCATAGATAACGCATTGCTCCTGAATGCTGATTAAATCTTTGGCTATGCCTGGCTAAGCCAGGCATAGGAATTTACACAGTATCAATGTGTCTGCTAAGGAATCTCCCGAACTGATTTGTTGACCCAAAATAGTTAGGATAAGCCTTTTTAAGAGATTTAATGTTGTTAGTGGCAAGCAGCACCGCAATTAATACTTCAGGATCCGCATCATCCTTATTAAGTTCCTGGAGGGCTTGTTCCGATTCTTTTTTCCTAAAAGGTTTCACAGAAACAAGAAACTTTCCAGTATCCTTGCCATTTTTTGTTATGGCGTTTCTCATCCTCACCAAAAAGAATCCATTATGGTTTTTGGGCAGGCTTTTCTTTAGGTTTGCATCTGATGTCAGCTTCATTGCAAATGTATATGTACTTAATTTTGAGCGAACAGATAAAGCCTCCTCCAATGTTTTAAGCTCTGTTTGATAATTTTTGATGGTTTCATCATCAAGAATACAGGCACCTTCATCATGAGCAACTAGGCATCCAGAAAGATAAAAAAATCTTCTCCACTCAGGGTGACCTTCATTAGAAGTTTTCAGCTTAATATTTTCAAGTGTATCTATTATCTCCAGACTTGTTGCCCAAGCATGTTGGAGTTCTGTTCTTAGTTGTACTTCGATTTTAGTTTTACTCCACGGATTGTTACCGTTTTCTTCATCAAAACAACTATATGCAAGGTGAATGCCACTATATCCGCTTGGCTTTGGAGTTAAATAGTCATATTCCTTTAAGATTTTATGCTTGGAGCGACTTTTAACTAGTCGGTCTTTTAGTTTCTTTAGTTGTTCGATGTTTCTAACTATAGCTCTACATCCGCCAATATCCTGCATTCTAGTAAGGGCTATTGCATTATTTGTTGCGCCGCCGTCAAGACTTGGACGCTCCAGTTTATCAATTATTGTGCTAAGTCTTTTTAGGCGTCTTGCAACAATAATCTTATTCTCTTTATCAACTTTTTTTGCAGCCCTATCAAGATGATTTTTCATTAGCATCAATGGATATAAATGAAGCTCGCGGAAATTTTGAATCATTTTAATTGCTTCTTCTCGCTCTGCGCCCTCACAACCATGTCTAATTTTTCTGGCTGCTTTTTCTATTTGAGATTTCGAATATTTAAGTTCGCATTTTTGGCTTTGATATACTTCACTGCCCATTACTAACATCCAGTTCAAATGATTAATGTGTTGTTACATATAATAACAAATCAAGCTAGAAATCAATGGGTATGAAAATGAAACATACCCATAATGTTACCTAACGTAACTATTATAAATAGTTCTGTTTACCTGTTAATTCTCCTTGCGGCACTTGTTTTTGCGTTAGTGTTTGAGTTCCGCGAATTATGTTAATCAGGGGACTTAGTAATGATGGTTCCTGATGGGCCTCAACTTCTCCAGCCATTGCCCTGATGTAGTCGGCGCTGGCAACGTTGTTGTATTCCGTCGCAAAGCAACATAGTAACGTCAGAACATGTTCTGTCGTTATTTCGCTCCAGTTGATGTTGAAAAATTCATCGCCTTTTTTATCGTGTTCGGAATCGAAGATGCTTTGGTGAAGGATGTATTTGCCGGATTCCTTGCGCGGTAACTTGATCGCTTTCTGGCGTTCCAATTCCTTGTAAATCTGCATTGCTTCAATCAGTACCGGTCTGCCGTTCATGAAGGGATCACGCAACCTTACACGCTGGCCAACTCGACCGGTAATAAAGCTGTTTTCCTCTTCCACCAGCACGATAAAACCCTTTTCCTCTTTTTCTCGCAATTCGCGCAGCAGCTGGAGTTCCATATCGCGGCGGCGTTCAGGGTAGCTGGTCCGCTCAGCCATTATCAGCTCATTGTTGATCCATGCAGCAGTCATTGACGCCGGTTTGCCGACGCTCATTGAAACAACGCATATTTTCTTATCCATAGCGCCCCTACAAAAAAGAAAAGCCACCAGCGGCGGCTTAGCAATACAACTGAAGGTAGCGCCCGGTACTCAGACTGTGCCGTCCATGGAATATTTGAAAAGGGATCCATCCGTACCGGGCGTGTGATGATTCTGACTCAAGTCACTTGTCAGTTGTCAATCATTTAAGATTAAAAATAATATATTTATTAGTGCATGATGTTTGCCATTTCATAGGCGTCAGCCAGCAACTCCATCTCTGACTTGTTCAACAAGGTGAATTCTTTCTTGCCTCCTACCACGCCATCTGCATGAACAGGGACCAGCCAAGGGTATTTTTCTCTTACTTCAGCCGGTGCTGCATGCTGGTGGTGCCATCTGCAAAGGGGCAATTGCTTTTTGTGACAACCCGGCGCGGTACGACCGGAGATATGGTGCAGAGACACCTCTTCAGATATTACTCCATGCATGTAGCAGGCAATGCAGGGGAGAGTGCCAAGAGCATTGGCGATGGTCCGTTCCTCCGCCGTCGGTGTTCGCCCCTTCAAGCCACGAGATTTTATTTTTACCGCACTTTTCCGCGTTTTGCTGGCTGGTGGGCGCTCTTTCTGTTTAGCGATACGGCGGTCGATAGAATCCCGCATTTTCTGATAGGGGTCAGTTTGGATATCGAAAATTATTGTACGTTAAGCTCATTTTTTATCATTTCTGGTTTTTTTGGAAACGTAATATTCTGGATGTTAAGACGGTCATGCGGGGACATTGAACACAGATAATCATGTCCAGGTACGAACGTCCCATATAGAGTGTGAGCATTGATCGTGCTGTATTTTCGTTTATAGTAGATAGATTCTGTATCATACAGAGCACGTGGTCAGCACTAAAGTACATTACGCTGACTTATTCTGTTCACTGAGGGCTGAGTACCTGCTTTCAAGGATTTATCTGCTGAATCATGCGGGTAATGACTCCAACTTATTGATAGTGTTTTATGTTCAGATAATGCCCGATGACTTTGTCATGCAGCTCCACCGATT